GTCCAATAATATAGGCGACGATGACCGAGCAGAACGGAACCAAATCCCGTCCAATAATATAGGCGACGATGACCGAGCAGAACGGGACCAAATCCGGTCCAATAATATAGGCGACGATGACCGAGCGGAGTGGCGAGTGGCGCCGTAGGCGGAACGAGTGAACGACGCGAGAGATGACCGAGCGGAGTGGCGAGTGGCGCCGAAGGCGGAACGAGTGAACGACGCGAGAGATGACCGAGCGGAGTGGCGAGTGGAACCGACGCAACGCGGCGGTGGAACGAGTGAACGACGCGAGACGCGAGACGATTCAATAGTCGTCTCCTGGCCCCTTCCACGCCGGTAGATTGGTAAGCATCCCCAGTCCATTCCCCGCGGGGTGAGTTCGCGCATCCATCGGTATGCCTTTACTTTGCGCATAATGTGTGGCGTTTACAATTTTGAGTTTTGAGAGAATGTATTCCTGCTGTCTCCGTTTCTTCGCCTCTACTTCTTCCGGTGTGGGTTTGCCTTTGTATCGCATGTATAAGAATACGCCTAAACATATACAGAACGCAATACTCATCGTGAAATTAAATGTTTGTGTGTGATAATAATCCTTGACTCGGTGACACTGCTCAAGAGATTTGCTTAAAAAATACCGGACACCTGGCTCGGTAAGTGAGGGGGCTGGCGCATTGTCGTTCATTATCGCTGCTTCTTCGCGGCTGTGCTTCTTCGCTTTTCTATAATGGGAAAAAATAAGGGGAGAATGCGAACGCGAGAGAATTGCTAGTATAATAATCCGTGTATTATGTAATTACTATGGCTGAATTAAGTTCATCGGTTGCGATATTCTTCTTCTTGGCGGTATTCGGCGCTTATTCATATTACAAATACACGAAAAATGGCGTCTTAAGCGGTGGAATCACCACGCTGTTTTTCCTCGTGCTCATCATCGGTGAATACTTCATCAATCTCGCAATGTCAAAGGATATTTGCGGGTTCGATCAGGAAAAGACGGCGCTCGTCGCCACCGTGTTGCCGTGGTTTATCGTTTTAGGTGTGTTAAAGGCCGCGCTCATCGTGTTTCCTGGTTGGCTCACACCGTTCAGCAATACCTTCGGATATGTGTTCGTGTCGGCGGTCACGGACTTGAAAGACGTATTCAATGCGATTTTAACGCCGCAGTTTGATTTAGCACCAGAGGCGCAGAAGGGGTCGCCGCAAAAGGGCGGCGGCGGCGGCAGCGACGGAGGACTCCAGGATAGCGCGGATATACCTAAAGATGACATAAAAAATAAACGCGATATTGGGCGGGCTTTAGAACAAATCTATACCGACCAGTCTATTATCCTCAACGAGCTCGGCTTGGATAATCTAGACCGATTCTGGGATAGTTTCAAGGAGTCGCGACTTATTAGACCGTCAGCCAAAATAGAAGACTTGGAGAAAATCCGGAAATTCTTGATGATGAAGACGATTGTGGGCGAGTTTGTGTGGCTTGTGCTGTGTGGTTTGCTGGTTGTGAGTATCAGTTATAATTACTTACTGAATATGGGTTGTTCGTTCACGCCAGAACAACAGAAGATACGCGCACAGGTGCTTAAGGAGAAGCAGGAAGCGGCGAAGAAGCTGGAGGCGGAGGAGAAGAATAAAGTGATGACGGTGACAGGTTGAACGTCGCGTCTCGCGTCGTTAGTGTCGTTCCGCCTACGGCGCCACTCCCCACTCCGCTCGGTCATCTCTCGCGATATCGGATGGGAATTATGAAAAATGTGTCAAAATATCGGCGCCACTCGCTCCGCTTCCGCTCGTATCTCTCGCGATATCGGATCGGAATTATGAAAAATGTGTCAAAATATAGGCGACGATGACCGAGCGGAGTGGCGAGTGGCGCCGAAGGCGGAACGAGTGAACGACGCGAGAAGCGGAACGAGTGAACGACGCGAGAAGCGGAACGAGCGCAGCGACGCGAGACAAGGTAACGGAGTTAATTACTGGAGCCAATGGCGAAAGTAATTAACGACGTTACACAAGAATACTTGTGGCCGGTCTTGACACATAAAACACAAAGAGATACGAGAGAATTCCTAGCACGATTGCTATGAGCCATATTGGCAACACCGTCTTGCTAGCATATCCAATGCCGAATTCCCGTAAGCTGCCATCATCATTATAAATAAACGATGGATTGGCATACTGAACCAGCATAAATACGACGACATACAATAGAATCGCCGACCCTGCTAAATTATTTCGGATGAGGTTTTTGATTGAGTTCATATTGTATTCTATTGTATTCTATTGTATTGTATTGTAATAGCACTAGTATATTACAATATTACTTTTTATTCCTATTATTCTTATTATTCTTATTATTATGTAATCAAACTATATAAGAATATTCTAATGAAGACAATACAGATACAACATCCGATGTTGGTGCTTTTATTTTTATGTCTAGGTGTGATACCTCACGGTTCTTTTACAACCGACGCCGCCAAAATTTGTCGGTCTACTTCTATCCCATTTCATACTTGGGTACAAATGGACTTTTCTTGCGCACAAGCTACCAACTGCGGTAGTCGGACACCATTTACACAATGGAGAGATATTGGATATGAGAATGGAAAAGGAGGCAGTTTGAGAGACGAATCCACGAACCCAGGTGGTGTTTATAGATGCAGCTCTTGGTTTGTCGGGGAGTTGCAAGGTAGAGTTGCCCAAGCGGCTTCTGCGCGACAAGAACGTTCTGCCATCGCCGCATTAGTAAATGCCGGATGGAGTACTGCGCAATATGGTCTCATATCCGGCGGGCTTACATCAATTACTTGCAATCCGACTACTTGGTCTTGGCTACCACGAAATGGTCGTAATAACGTATGTTGGACATTTACTTGCGCTTATTCTACTTATCTATACCAAGTCCTTGGCGTACGCCCGAGGGTAAATGATAAATATGAAGTCACAATTCGTAATCAAGCAGAAATCCCACGAGAATGGACATGCAAACCAGAACAATACGGCACGGCCGACGGTTGTCAGTGTAACTGTGGTGCGTTTGACCCCGATTGTAATCCATTTGAGGCGGTATCACTCGACTGCCCTAATCGTGATGATATATGTATTCCGGGGCTACAGAATGAACCGATTTGTGCGTTGCGACACCATGTTCTTAGCGAACGCAAGTTACTACAAATTCAGGCTGGAGTAGCCGTTCATCACCCCCAATTTTATTTCTCAAATGACACGGATATAGATGGCGCACCCTGGGGCAATTATAGCAATACATATACCCGAAGCACTGTACCCACAACATGGAGATGCAACCCCCTTTTTTATGGTTCTAAAGATGGATGTGATTGCGAATGTGGCGCGTGGGACCCCGATTGTGACACTGCGACATATTCCGGACAAAGAGTATTCAATTGCGACACCAGTAATAATGAGGTTCAATGTGTTATGTCCAAAACTACACCGTCGGAACCGGTTTGTTTGTATGACCGTATGGCTACTGCTGCTGCCATTGAAGCAGGATACCCTTATCCAGACACTTCAAGCACGCATGTTTCTACGACATCAATTATCGCTGCGTATGTCGGTACGACGATTGGAGCTGTCATTATTGTAAGTGTCATAACATATTTGATTATACATAAGAGACGTGTCACGCAACGAATGGCGCTTTTACAACCGTTGTAATACTTTATTCGTCGTCTTCGGCGGCGTCGGCGTCGGCGTCGTCTTCATCAGCCTTCTTTGACTTCTTTTTCTTGGTTGCTTTTTTCTTCTTCTTTTTCGGTTTCTCTTCTTCGTCGTCGGCTTCGTCGGCTTCGTCGCCACCGCCACCGCCGCCGATAGCCTTATCTAAACTTTTCCAAATCAATACAGTTTGTTTGATAGAGCAAATTAAAACGTCAAAAATGGCCTTCGCCTTTTTATCAAGTTGTTTCGTTTCATCTAATTTTTTGATATCCTCCAACATTTTCACAATACGATTGCCTCCATTTATTATTTTTTTAAATTCTTCTTTATTTTTTACAAGTTCTGATAGTTTCCCGTCAATAAATTTTTGCTGCTTTTCTTCATCTGGTGTAAATATATAGGGGTCAAATAAATACGTCGAATTGTTAAAAAATTCTGATAAATTATTGTTCTTATCTTCTTGCCATTTTGTTTGTATATCCATGGCCGATTTCATATTGTTTATTGCATAAATTTCTTTTCCTGATTTTTTTATATCAAATCCCTGGTAGCTCACATCCGCATATTTTTCTACGGCTTTTTTAAAGTTTTTTAATATTTTATCTAAACTACCTTTGATGTCCTTCTTGTCAATCTTCGGCGCAGTGAATCCCAGTTTTGCGCACTCTTTGCTGCCTTTGCCGCCGCCGAAGCCAAACCCTTCTCTCGCGCTCGCGCTTCCCTGCGTAAAGATAGTCCCCGCGACAACCACCACGAACGCCGCAAATATGGCAAGGTCACCTCGTTTGTAATACAAGTAAAGTAATATCGCCGAGAGAATAATATAAATAACCACTTTTTGATTCATGGTCTTTATATTATTCAAATACTAAAATCCCGCGGCGCCGCGGTCCTAGTCATCGCCTTCGTCGTCGTGTTGGTGGATATACGCGGTATCATCCTCCCCTGCGTCATCGTCCTCCGGAATACCCGAGGACATATCCAGTTCGTGCGCCTCTATTTCCGCCGCGGACCGGTCCGCATCCAGCGCATCCATCACATAAATCTCTCGGTTCATATCCGTGACATCGTCGCGACGGCCAAGTTGTCGCTCCTTCTGAGCAATTTTCTCCATCTCGTCGCGCTCTTCATCATAATAGTCCTGGTCATAGATGACGACACCGGTCTGCGACGTTCCGCGGCTCCATATTCCCATCTTATGCGTCTTCATCATATTCTCCAGTTGACGTTCACCCACCGACATTTCGCCAATTCGCGCGACAACCCCGTCCTTCTCCTTGTCTTTCACGCGTGTGAGTTTCTCCTTAATATTCGCAAGATTGAAGTTAATCGCCGCCTTGTCTTTTTCTATAATGCGGAGGTAGGTCACGAGGAGTTCAGAGACGCGTTGCCCGAGCGCCTTCTTGTCGCCAAGGAGAGTATCCATCTCCGAGAGAAGTTGACCTTTGTCGGCCGCAGCTGCGTCGGCGGAATACAGGCGCGAATGCGGGTCAATCTCGTCACGTCGTTCGTCTTCATCTTCGCGATGTGTAGCTGAGGCGAAGCCGGCGGAACCGGCGGACGCGGACCCGGACCCTTTCGCGGACCCGGCCGCGGACCCTTTCGCAGCGCCCTTGCCTTTCTTCACCGCCACCCGCGTCGGTTCCGTCTCATAGATGCTGATTGGCGTCTCCGCGACAAGTTTCACAAACGTCTGCATGAATGAAAGAAAATAGAAGAGATATAAATTGCGCACGATATTGCGGTCAAACACGGAATACATTGTGAAAATATTCTTGCGCGTTGAATGTGGCTCGCGTTCGCCGAGTTCCTTAACGACATCCACTTCGCGCGCAACACCGGCGCCGGCACCCGCGCGTCCTTGGGTCGCCAATGCGGCCGCTGTGGCCGCAATCTTCGCATCCTTCTCTTCATCAAAGAAAATCTCCGCCATAAACGGTGTATTGTCTATCATAATTTTAAGGTCACGGGCAATCTGGTCGGCGTATTGTAGGACTTCTTGAATGACACGGTCATTGTAAAACGTTTTGAGAGATGTATAATGCGACGAAATGATACCTTTGACATCCTTCATATGCGTCGGCGAGAACCCCCAATGCTTCGGGATATTCGTGTCATCAAAATCCACGCCATTTTTAATAATGTTGGGGATGACGTCAATAAGACGTGTCAGCGTGTTTCGCATAAATTGGACGCTTTTCGCTGCGGTTTCGTCCGTGGCCGACATAAGCACAGTGCTGCTCTTGTTGATTTCAAATTCTAGGATTGTATCCACGACCCTCTCAATCTCTCGGAACTTCCCCTTGGTTTGCTTGCTGTTCTGCTGAATAAAACCCATTACCGTGGCGCGCATCTCCCGGTTCTTCGTTTGGAGATAGTTTTTAAGTTCGCGCATATCTTCCGTGTCTTCTTGAACGTATTTCTTCCCCGACTGAAGTAATGCGAGTATCAATTGACGCAGTTCATTCGGAATAATGGAGCGGTCTGCGTCTGCTTCCGCCGCCTTGCGCTCCAACGAGAGAATCGCATCTTGGAATCGCTGAAATTGCGTGTTCTCTTGGGGACGAATGGCGGTCTTATACCCTGCGTCCCGCATTTTGTATTGATTCACCGCATTCAATAATCGTTCTAGACTGCTTGCGTCAAATATACTAGAATCCCGTTTCAGTTTGCGTATTTTATCGTCAATCATATCGGCCGGGTTCCAATCTTGGGGGCGCGGAGGGCAAATCTCTCGGAGGGCCGGATGTAAATACAATGCTACGGCGGTTGCGACGGGATTCGCGGTGCCGGCGGCGGCGCCTTCGGGGTCTCGGTCACGCCCTTGCGCTGCTGCCGCCGCCGCCTGGTACTGCTGGTTCATCCGGCAGTAATGAATAAACGCGCGATAAATCGTCTGTTCGTTGAATTCCGCTGGAATATTCGGATACTGGAACCGCGTATTTCGGTTATCCATAATGGTCGTCGCCCGCGTCATCACCGCCATATCTCTCGCCGTCTTTGTTAAGAACCCAATAATCCGGTTATGGTGATGGATATTTTGCTCGCGTTCCATAAAATAATCAACGACGCGGCTACTACGGCGGTCCACGGGCTCATTACAGCACGCATTTTCCAGGAAGGGCTCGCTCGCCATATTCAGCAGTAGTGGGCTGCTGTTTTTCACCACGTGGTGTATCATTTGCTGAATAGAAAGACTGAAATACTGGCATTTACTTTCAAGGACCGCAAGTTTATCGTGCTGGCCGTGATATCCGCGTTTCATATCCGTTATGAGTTGGTTCGTAAAATCCGCGGCAACGTTTTGCGGGGTCGGCATATTGTCAAGAGATTTCATCGGCGGCATAAAATTGGACCAGCGCAAGATGGAGAGCTCTTCAGGGACGCCTTCGCCCGCCGCTGCGGCTGCGCCCGACCGCAGATAATCCCGCTTCGTTTGTAGCCGCTCCTTGATGGCGGGTTTGGTAATAATAAGGGTGTCAATAAGCGTCTTCAACTTGGCGAGAATATCGCCCTCCTTCTTAAATGATTTCAACGTATTCCACGGCTCAATACTCGTCTTGATTTTATATGCGATACACGCAATATACATCATTCCGGAGACATCCCCGTCGCCGTCAATCGGGTATCCCGAAAAGGATCTCACACAACCCGCGTGCGTCTTCCGCGTCTTGGGGGTGGGTATCGCGCACTGTATTGCCACAGTGAGATACGACAATGTGAGAAGAAGAAGTGTCTGGAAGAAGGTGTCTTTATACGGCGGGAGGTGTTTGCCCTTCTCTCGGAATAATCGCTCCGACTTCTCTCGGTATTTATCTTCCGAGGGCACCGATGTTTCCAGAAGTGCGAGGGTGCTCTGAATAATAAACTCGCGTTCGCCGTGTATGTCAATTCCCATATATCCGGTCATCGTGGTAATAACATTGTTAATAATGCGCGCATTGGGGCTATCGTATTTTTCCACGATACTGAGACCGTGGAGTCCTCCTGCACCTGCTGCTGCTCCTGCTGCTGCTCCTGCTGCTGCTCCTGCTGCCGCCGGTTTCGCGACTTTAAGCACGCCTTCGCCAAGGTCGGCTTCAATAATATCTCTCGTAATCAGCTTGAAGCCCGCATCATCAAACCCTTCTTCGGTGATATGTTCTATCTTCTTTATCATTGCGCCGCTATATTTATCTACCCACGCCTCGCCATCGTCGCTAATTGTGCCACGTTCTTTACAAATTGTGTCAATGACGACCGATAGTGCGTTGGCGCTCCCCGACGCGGATTGAAGAAACGCCACCGCAATCGTCTCATAAAATGACGGCAGCAATTTGGCGTTGGATTTGATACAATATAACCAGTGGGGGTCTTCATCCATTATCTCGTTGGCTTTACGTGTGAAGCTCGTAATAAACTGCATGAGGTCGTATTGCCGTTTCACGAAATCGGACTGTGCGATAATCTTGTCTTTGAGTGGCTCCATTGGCGAGATGATTGCGTCGTCAGCGTCTGCGTTGTCTGCGTCGTCTGCGTCGCCTGTGCCTGCTGCGGGGGCGTGAAACCCCAGTTTGTATTTCCGGTCATTATATTTATAAAACTCCTTATGCTGTATCTCCATAATTCGCGCGATGTTTTTCAGGTCGTATTCAAACTTCTTATTCACGAACTCCATAAAATTATCACGTGTCACTTGGTATTTCACGTCAAATTCCGACTTCATTTTATCCAAGAACGCCTTCTTGATTGCGTCGGTGCCTTCTTTGCTAGTTATATGCGCAATTGCCGTCGTGCTGCCACCGCCGTCGCCGTCGCCGTCGCCGATTTCAATGTCGCCGGCTTGTGCCATCATATTCCGCGTTGCCTCCACTGCCAACGGAATACAATCCCGGTCAACATTACAGAAGTAGTTTCGGTCGCTGCTTGGAATGATATCGGGAATGCTTGTATCGCGAACCCATTTTCCGTTGTCTCGTTTAAAATATAGGAATTTGGTTTCGGTGGTTCCTAGGTCGTCCTCGTCGTGGACGGCGCTCCCTTGCGCGGGCTCCATGTACTCTTCCACTTCTACAACCGCATAATCCCCGTCGTTCACGGGACGCATTCCCGGACCAACCATTATCGCGTCTACCTCCTTCTTCGCTTCTTCATACGACATTTTCTTATTCTTGATGACTTCATCTACGAGAAACATTGAGAAATCGGCGGGACTCATCGCGTCTTGCTGTTCGCGGTAAGAATCCAGGAATGCGTAATCCGTGGTGTCGTATTTCTTATCAAAAAATATCGCGTGTTCGCTGTCATTGTCTTCTTGGATGGCCTCCTCATTTGGGTAGTTCTTCGCGAGGACAAGACCAAACCGCTTGGGGCCGCCCTCCGATGCCGATGCCGATGAAGCCTCGCCAGCAGCAGCAGCAGCAGCAGCGCCGGCCCCTCCCCGCATCGCCCCAGCATTCCGTAATTGCTGGCTTTGCTCGCCCAGCACCAAATTAAAATCAAACGGCGTAATAAGCTCGGTGGTTGTAATCGCGACTGCGTCCATATATACCTTGGCGTAATCTATGGCAAGCATTCGCGAGAGAAGTTCGGATGACGACAGTAAACTTTCATTATATTCGGTTTGGTCGTTGATTCCCGTCGCATACGCCCGGCCTCGTTCTTGTTGTCTCTGGCGTTCATCCGCGCCAGCACCCGCCGCCGCCGTCGCCGCCGCACCCCCCGACCGCACCTGACTATCTTGGAATCCGTAGGCTTTAAATACATCTGCGTCCATCATTTTACCCGTCACAATCAGCTTGTATATCATTGACACACCCATATAACGCACATTGTAATGAAATGCGCGCAATCTACCAAACTTCCGGTAATTCGTCGCATAATTCCGCTTATATTCTAGAACCCGCTCATACAGAAACGCGACAATTTCGTCGTATTGCTTGACATTAAGGTCTTCTTGATATACAAGAAACGGCTCAATAAAAGACAGAACATCCTGTAATGTAAGACGGCCGTGGATATATTGGCGCATCATTTCAAAAATATTACGGGTTTTCGGTAGTATAACCTCCAGAAACTTCCGGTATTTGTCACGTTCGTTCATCGGGGCGGAGACGGCGCCGGCCGCAGGTTCCATTACGAACTGCTTGATTTCGTTCAGTAGCCCGTGCGCATTCAGGTCCAATGGGGTGGTCAGGTCGGTTATATCGTGGGTAGTGAGTGTCATCATTTGGCGCAACATATCCCAGTAATGGACGTGCTTGGTATTCAGGTCCGACTTATCCAATATATTGATACTGGGGAGTGCGATACGCGAATAATAGATAACCGGTTCGGGGAATGTCATAAACCCGGTGATATTCATACGGTCATTGGGGGTCATATTTGCTAACTCGGTGGTGCGTTTAAGAACAGCGGTAGTGACCGCGACGGAGGCGGCGGAGGAGGCGGAGGCGGCATCGGATGACAGCGAAGGCCGGACCTTTGAAAGACCCAAATTGTATTTTTGAATGACAAACCGACGTCGCTTAACCTTCTCACCTTCAACAACTGATGAATAAAAATCGTCCAAATTGTCAATCACGGCGGTGATGTTCTCGGTCACTTGACGCGTGCTAATGACATCGTGTGTATATCGCGGGTCAGCGCTAGGCGTGAAATGGCGTGCCGAGAGATTTGACATATATTGCGCGTATGTAAGCGACCCATCATACCATTGACGCTGGAGTTCATTTTCAGCCTCTCGTTCTTCTTGAATCAATCGCGGGGCGATATCCATTTCAGCCGCAGTCCTATCGTCGATGGGAATGTCATAAATGACCTTGCGCGATTTCACGATGGGGATAATCCAGCGCAGGGCGTGGTCCATCTTCATCATTGATTCCACGAGAGGACGGTAAAGCGCGCCTTTCGGGGGCGGAATCGCGGGGTTCGCATTGGCGTCAAAACGCGAGAAGACGTGCCGGAGTTCGCGGAAACGGACGACCATTCTCTGTATATTCGCGAGCGTAGACCGGGTTTTTTCCGGTGCGGGGACATTAGATAATAGTGTATCCATGAGGTCGTCGCACTGTTTATCTAAATTGAAACGCCGGTTTTCATCGGGAATATCTACAGTCTGGACGAGAACACCCAATTCTTCGCCGACTTGGATTTGGTCAGCGTCAAGGAGGATGGCGCGCAATTTCTCTCGGAGAGCAGCGGGAGGAGGAGCGGGGGCGCCGGATGAGGCGGATGAGGCCGAGGCCGATGCCGACAGGACCGTATATTCGGATTCCCCTGAAGGTTGTTCGGTGGCGTCTTCGCCCGCGGCACGCGCAAGTTGTCGTTGCCTACGGCGTTCGGCGAGAGGCGACAATTCATCGGGGCGGACCGCGTCCATACCCATTGTCAAAAATCCGGCCTCGGCGCCCTCCTCGCCTGCCTCGCCGCCCTCCTCGCCGGCAGCAGAACCGAATGCCGACGGCGGTGCGCGAATCTTAATCTCTTCAATGGGTAGATTTTCCGGAATACCCATATACCCGAAATTAATATATATCATTTCATCTTCGGGATATGTCCTGATTTCAATCATATCCTCTTCCAGGTTTGTAATCATACCGGTTATGATGGTGGGAATATCACCGCCGAACCGAATATCTACCCACGTAGATACGACTAAATTATTTTGTCTCGCATACCCTCTCTCGTCTGCGCGGCTTAACAATTCTATTGTGGTTATACTTTCATCGGTGAGTTTTCCCGTTGCGTCTAACTTTAGAATGGTCTTTCCGAGTGTATCAGTGTCTATGAGATTTATTCTGCGAGAGGAGAGGAACTCCACGAAAAATATGTGGTCGTGTATTTCTTGGTTTGTGGGCGCGATGACCTTTATAATATCACCGAGTTCAATAGACAGAGACACAACTTCCAGTGAGGGCGGCGGTGGTGGCGACATTCCCTCGCTCCCACTATATTCTGGTTCAATATCCATCGGGGGCTAGTATATGTATCTACTAGTATATGTATCTACTACTATATGTATATACTATTTTATGTTGTTATACGATGGATAGATAGACCATTCAATAAGTAAACCGATATAAAGATTACTACTGTGATAATGTAGTAGTATCATCACAATGTTTTCTATTTCAAAAACTGAATTTACCGATTTGCCGGCCTTTGTAGAGAAGGTGCGTGCGTTAAAAACCGTAGTGGATGGCGGTGATGGCAGTGGCAGTGACATCGGAGTCCACGACCTTCGTGCTTGGTGTGCCGAGCGTGGGTTTCTTCTTCACTTTTCTAAAACTCCGTCGGGCGTATTTTATACCTTGAAATATGACCGTGCTAAACTCAACGAAGAACAATACAATACAATTGGTCGGTTTCGGTCCGTTGTATTTGATAGCAACGGTAAGATTTGCTGCGTTGCGCCCCCCAAGATGTTGAAACTGACCGACGAGATGAATACGCTTCCGGTTAATTCCGCGGGCGGTCACCTTAATGCGGAGGAGATTGTGGAAGGTATTATGGTGAATCTGTTCTGGCATAGCAGCGGCGGCGGTTGGTATATCGCAACAAAGAGTTGTGTCGGTGAAGTATCATACGACCATATTATTGAGGCACTCGCGCAATCACAATTCCCTGATGCCGAGGCCACCGAACAGCCAGTAGCAGCGACCGCGACTGCGACTGCGACATTCCAAAAATTAAATGTTCACGAAGTTCTGCGCCGCCGTATTTGCGACGTATTGAGTTTACTTCCCGGAACATTGGAGTCGCTTCCCAAGGAATACTGCTATTCACTTGTCATTCAACACCCAAAGAATCAAATCGTGAATGTTATTACAGTTCCAAAGTTGTATTTGGTGGCCGTGTATAATGTCACGACAAAGGAAGCGGATGCGGGCGTTGACGTAATTCGCCTTGACCGCGACATTTTCTCTGCGAATTTTGGAGGTAGCGTGTCGCATATGCCTTCCGGATTGTCGTGTATCGCCGCCGATGGGGGTGAAGGAGAAGGAGGTGAAGGAGAAGGAGACACCACGGCAGCAGCGACCTTCACACCTCATACCGTGGAAGACTATTGCCGGATGTATGCGTCGTTGGAAACCCGCAGCGTTTCATTGCCGGGTGTCGTATTCGTAGATAAGGATACTGGGTTCTGTTATAAGAAGCGTAATCCCAAATATGAGAATGTGAAGAAGCGCAAGGGGATGGAGCAGAAGTTAATGGCGCAGTATCTCCAGCTGCGCAAAGACCACGGGATTGACGAGTATTTGAAGTATCACCCGCAACATTCGCGGTCGTTTCGCCAGTTTCGCGACCGTCTTCACGATTATACCCAGCGACTATATGACGCGTATATCGCACATTATGTAAAGAAGGACGCGAAGCCTCTTAAGGATTATGACCGCGAGCTAAAGACTCACATGTATAAGCTTCATTATGATGTATACCTCGCGACGTTGAAGGAAACCGGCGCGTTTGTCACGAAGCATACGGTGATTAATTATGTCAATGTGTTGGCGGTCGCACAGCAATTGGCGTGCTTGAATACTGGGGCGGTGGGCGTGGGCGCAGAGGGCGGTAAACCACCGATTCAGCGTAGCTCTTCTTCTTCTTCTTCTTCTTCTTACGCTGTAAGAGAAAATGCTGAAACTAGAAGTGGGTTCCGCAATACTAGAACTGGACGTGGAGGTAGGATGGTTCCGACACTGAGTGTCCAAATCCCTGGCGATGAAACGACGGCGACGACCACGACCGCGACGGGCGGGCGCGATTTGTTTGCCAGTCAGCAAATTAAAGGCGCAAAGGCGACGGGAAGTGTTAAGGTCCATAATCAGTTTGCTGGGCTTGATGTGGATTGAGGGGCGCGGTGATTGAGGGGCGCGGTGATTGAGTGATATTGATAAAATTGATTGATAATACTAAATAATAATTACTATTATCAAACGAACGAACGACGAGAGACAATGCCATCACAAACTGGTAGGTCTAAACTACCTTCGCCGCCAACGCCACCATCCACACCTTTCCCTGAAGATACATCCGAGTATTATGGGTGGTTTTCGGAGGCGCTACAGCAATTACGCGTGTCAAACCCGACGAATCACAAATACGCTGGAAAAATAATCCAAGGCCCGCCGTATATGTATTGGACGCAAGGAGACAAGAAGGTGCTTGTAACGGAAATAACACATACGAGTATCCTGACCGCGCGTCAGGTCGCAAACGGCGATATATGTGTGGGACGTGTAGATAAATATTGGGGGAGGTCGTATACGAGGTTAGGGTAGGCGAAAAGGAGGGCGTGACGGACTAAATGGACTTCCGAGGGCTGATTTTGATTTTGACGATAGACGGGGCGGTGATTTAAATGGCGAAGACAACGGAGTCACATCGGAGTGGGGCTCGTCATCAAATAATAAATTTTTGACTGTTTGGCCACCTTCTGGATTATCTAGTGTCGGCGCTAATGACTGGATAGTATATGGTGTGAATACACTTCGTGGGCCTTTTTCATCACCTGATACTTTTTGCGGTGTGATGAGTTCTGGCCGATTGACAGATGACGGCGAATATCCAAACGGTTCATTACGTAACGACATCGGGGCAATACGAGCTAATGACGTAGACAAAGGAGACGAGAATGTATCGCGTGCGGGTTGTCCCGGCGTTTGCGTTATGTTTTCTTTTTGTCGTTTCTCCTCCGCATCTTTCAAAGCCTGTAGTATTTTATTATATATGTCTAACGCTTTCGCGGCATTTTGCTCGGTGCTTTCCCACTCTTTTTTCAAATTTTCTATACTTGCTTTTATTGCGTCATCTACGGGAATATCGGCAAAGCTTCTGAAATAACGTTCGCCTTTTAGGACCACTGCGTTTTGTTCGGGTGTTGGATTTTTACCGAATTTGTTGTTGAATTTGGTAAACAATGGTAGAACATCGTGATAAATGAATGTGCGTGCGGCGACTGCGGCCCGACGCGGCAACATCCCACCGCGTTTCATTGTGCGTTTACGCTGCTGGCGGCTGCGGCGTTTGGTTTTCTTGGCATTGCGACGAGTCCTCATCTTGCCGAGTGTTTTATGTGTAATAACTAATATATCAGTAGATTATTTATTACAATGGAATGGAATGGAATGGAATGAAATGGAATGCATGAACGGTAGTGTAATGGAATGGAATGGAATGCATGAACGGTAGTGTAATGGAATGGAATGAAATGGAATGCATGAACGATAGTGTAATGGAATGTCCCTAAAACCGGATAGTTCCGCCGACCATACCGCCGACATTGGGACGGCCGCCTGACCAGCCGCCGCTGACTTGGCCTTCAGCCCATACATTTCGGTTGGGGCCGCCGACAGTCACGCGACCGGTGCCGCTGTAGCCTTGGTTGTTGGCGTTGAATGAGCCGGAGAACCCGGCGGGGGAAGTGCGCGGATTGGGGTTGGTGAATTGGAGGGTTTGCATCGGAGCGACGGGAGTGAGTGAGTTTCAAAGAGCTTTTATGATACTAAAGGAGAAAAATGTTTTATATTATTTTCGGGATGTGCGGCGGTTGGAGCGGCGACGGCGGCGGAGGCGTTTGGTGGCGGAGGATTTGCGCCGGAGGGGGCGGCGGGTTGTGCGTTTGGTTGATCCGCCACTTTGAGTCTTAGCATCCTTTAAAGCCTTTAAACTGGCTATGTGTGCTTTATAAGCCTCCTCTTGAGCAGCGTTCTCGGAACCGAATGTTTTAATTTCATCTTCTAGTTTTTTGATTGCCTTTTCTCTTACGTGCTCTAATCCTTTTAACCATACATCAAGAAGTTTATCATTCTGTAAAGCAAATGTATAATAATTGGGGCTTATTTTATCAGATTCAAAATAATGTTTCGTTTGAAATTGTCTCCATCCTTGGTGTGGTTTGTTATAACGAAGAGATTTTTGAATAAGGTTTTCAATATTACTACCATTAAAAAGTGTGTTTATTTGGTTTATTTTGTCAGTTTCTTTAAAGATTTTGTAATAACTATCAATACGAAAATTCTTTATAAATTTTTCGGCGAGAATATCAAGGTCATCAGAAAAAGTGTGGTGGTTAGTAGGCGCATTATTGGCACATTCTGCCATATCCAAAAATAAATTATCCAATACACCAATCGTTGCATTTTGCTTCAGTGTCATATCCATTGGCCCAAGAAATTATTGTATAAATTACACTAATAAAATAATTTAATATTTCACACAGTGTATATAAATATTAAACATATATTATTGTTGGGCGAATATCAACAATTTTAACGTATCATAGCAGATACCTATAGTTAAATGATTTGGAAAATTACATACACCTAAAAAATATAACAGAGAAAATAATGTTATATTATTTTTTTATTCAACACAATCTCGCCTACCACCCCACTCGCACCGCCAATGCGCCGTCATTGGGCGCACCCCCCCCTCACCACAACCTCGCCTCCGCGTGCTGAAACGGCCTAGATGCCTTCTCCACCACCAACGGTTCCGGAATAAACACCGCCATCCTGTCAAAGAATTTCACCTCGGGCAGTTGCTTCAAATGGGGGACGACGGGTGCCTGCGGGTCTACCAGGTTTGTTGAATTAATACCGAATAATGCGGATTCAATATCCACCGAGTTCTGGGCGAAGTGTTCGCGGGACATCTTGGTGGGGAGGATGCCTACACTTTCAAACGCGAGGGCGGGGGTGAATGCCTTGCCGGCATAGCTGTTTTCAAACGCGACATAATTGCGCGCGAGATTCTGGACGTTTTGCTCAATTTTAAAATCGGAGCGCGTATTCTTGTTTCGGGTGGATGCCATAATGAAATGTTATTATGTTATTATGTTATTATATTTCGCCTAAACTAAAACATCATCCGCAAACTTTCCTTAATTTCATCCCGGAGGGGGTGCGGGATTTCTTCCCCGTGCTTGGCGTGACGAAGGCATTTATGGAATAAATCAAACAACTGGAACGAAAACATCATACAGAATATCATCTCGCTATTATCTTCGCCTTCGGGGGTGATGTGGTGGCCGTTCGGAGAGGGGGAGTCGGGCGGGGAATCGGGTGGGGCGGCGGCGCAGGAGCCCGGCGCATTATACAGCGGATGCGATTCTATAATCTCTCGGATTCCGGGGACGCGATTGTATCTGTCGTAAAGATAGTCCACCATCGCAGAAACAATATCCGGATGATATTCCTGGTCGGTTATACCGAATGCTTGAAGAAATTGGATTCGGAATAGCGTGTCTTGGTCATCGGTGTCTTCAATCATTTTATAGGTGGGGACGATGTCGTATTGATAACCCGAGAGATCTATGTCGGCGGCGTCGTTTACGACAGACTCAATCGGCAACTCATATGGTTCAACAATACCAACGGTTTCGGTGTTGTTCGTATCAGGATTCATATCAGGACTATATAAAGTATTATATCCGTAAGACTTTATATGTTTATATCTGGTCATCTTCGCCGATTCTGGGGGAGATTTTGGCGAGACTGACCGAGCCGAGAGGAATCCCGGCGCGTTAGCGGAGGGATTCCAAGCGAGGCGAGAAGACTGACCGAGCCGAGAAGCGAGTGGCGTCCCGCTCTGCGGGACGGAACGAGCGACGAGGCGAGACTATTTGAACAAGTACTCCTGATCTCTCACCAACTCTCTTGACGGCACACCACCGCGAATCCATCCATTGACCGCAGCACCTTCCACATAATTCGCCGGGTTGTTAATGGTGGACTTGAACTCCTCCTGAAGAGGGTAGTCACCGTGCGCAGCATTCAGTTGCTCGGACAATTGCGTAATGCTCTTCTTGTTCGTATTCATATCGCCCTGAAGCATCTTGGACTCAAAATCCACATTTACGGCGCCGCGTCCTAAATAAGGGACGGTCTTGAAGGGGCGTTCCAGGAGACTCAATTTACACTTGGCGTGCGTATTAAGACTTCCGATAGAAAGCTCAGAATTGGTGTCAATATTACAGCCGCCGAATCCGGTCTGGTGGCCTCCCTTGTAGAAGACGTTGGGCTGGCTCGTCGCGAACTGGATAGGGCGCTCCATCTGGCAGTCCGTGGAGAAGAAGTTGTTGAGCGCATAATTGGCTGCGTTCATATTCTGGACATTGCGTTGCGAGAGATCGCCTGTATCGCACCCAATGCGTGACATATTGTCAAAGGTATAGCTATTCACATAGGCCATTGTTCGTTCGTTCGTTCGGTTGTTCCTTGTAATGTATAAATATAAATAAAAAATAAGTAATAAATAATAATAAATAATAAATAATTGATGTAGTGGCGTCTAAATATATATAAACGACAATACACGACAATTCACGACAATATTGCGCCGCATATAGACAAGTGTCGTGGTTAAAAGACTACACCACGACCGGTTACTGCCCAACGACACCCCCCAAGCGCGAATTGATGCGTCCACACGCGAATTCATCTCCTTCCTTACACGACTTCATATCTCCATAACAGAATTTCGCGAATGCGCCCTGGTCGTTCGGGATGCGCGTATTCGCCACCGGATGGAATTGGCGCATGGACGACTCAAATACCGCATTATCACCTAAAGTTCCGAATAATTTGCCATAGGTTTCTTCGGGGGTATGATTCGGTGGCTGGCCTGGGACATTACTGCCTTGGTATACGACATTACTCGCGTTTGTGTCAAAACTGCCGCTTACGAAGCGTTTGGTGGACTCATTGATATCCGTCTCCACCGCGGGATTGAAAGACGGTGCGGCATTTCGGCGGTTAGGGTCGTCCGCAATTTCGGGGAGAAGAGGATTCATTAACGGGTTCTTGGGGGTCGGTGCCGTGAATTCATCCCGCATCAGTTCATACATTTCGGGCTTGTCAATATTATTCGCGAACCCTTCTTCCGTTTTCAGGACTTTCTTCGCTTGCGCCGTTTCCGTGCCGGCCTTCCCCTTATGGACGAAATTATAAATCATAACGATGATTCCTAAAGTAATTCCGCCCAAAATAAAGAGCGAGAACGACGATGTAATCAGGTAGCCTAAAATGGTGGCGAGGATAACGAATCGCGTTATGGCGTTCAGTTTGGCGGGGGGCTCCATCGCATTCTGCGGCCATATTTCGCGGATATAGTCCTTATTCATAAGAATGGCTGGATCTTCCATCCAGAATACTTGGTCTTTTGTCATTGCGCGACGTTATTTATAATGGATTTTGATAATATATAAGCTATTATACTCTTATATATTATTTGTTCGTTGTTTCTTCGTCCGCAGCTCCCGCGGTCGCGTCCGCTGCTACCGAACAAACCCTAGACTGTAGTGGGCTATACTAGGGTTTGTTCTTGTTTGTTCGTCCACGGCTCCCGCGGTTGCGTCCGCCGTTCCCGAACAAACCATAGTATAGCGCGTTCATAGACTAGGGTTTGTTCAGGAGTAGCGGATGCGACGTCAGGAGCGGAGCTACGGATGAACAAACAACGGACTAGTCCGACTTTTGCTTCCCTTGAGACGGGTTTGTGCTAGGTCCTTGTGTGGTAGTAGCGGATGCTGCTGCGGCAGCAGGAGCTGTGGACACACAAGAAAGACGCGGCGTCTTCGCCGGCTTTTCACCTGACTGAAACACCGCAGTTGTCTTGCCATTGACCGGAAGGGGGGCTGCCGCTGATGCCGATGCCGCCGCTGATGCCGCCGCCGCCGCTGCCGCCGCCTGCTTATCCTGAACCTTCTTCAACAATCTCTCGCGCATCTGCGATTGTTTCATATTCTTATTCAATTGCGACTGCATCGCGCCAAAATTCACTTTGCCTCCGCCTGCGCCACCCATCCCCGGCATATTCATCCCCATCTTGCTTAACATACTCGCCAGGTTATTCATCCCCGGCATACTCTTCATCTTTGACATCAGTTCGCTCGCCTCTTGCATAATCTCGCTCTCTTTAAGTTCTCCTGACTTGAGTTTGGAGTCCAATTTGGTTCCTACTGATTTAATAATCCCCGAGAGTTTGCCCGGGTTTTTAAGCAGTTGCTGGAACACACCCTTCATCGTCGTCTCGTTTTCCATATCTAAATTCAGGTCTGCGGCGGTCTCTTCCGCAATCTCTTTGGCGAGTTTGCCAATCTTGCCGTTTAAGATCCCCGAGAGGTGCTCGTGGATGGATCCTGCGTCGGGCATATTGGGTGGTGGTGTAGGTCCGGTGCCTGTGCCGGTGCCTGTGCCTGTGCCTGTGAATGTCTCGTTCATAAACTCGGTTGCCTTCTTAAACGTCTCATCCAACCCTTCCGCTCCGGCGCCTTCGGCACCTTCGGCTGCTCCGAACATTGAGCCCATCTCGCCTATGACTTCCTCCAGCTTGGTCTTCAGCTCGCTATCATCAATCGCCTCAAATAGCTTCGCGGTGTCCCCGAACGAGCCCATATCCGAGAGATTATTTACAATAGAGAACAGAATGAGTTGGAGATACTTCCAAATGATGTCCTTGGTGTTTTCAGTGATGTCTTCGGTGGCCCAAATATCGCGGAAGTCGACGCCGGGGAGCATACATACGGTGCTCACCGTGCTATCTCCTGTGCTGCTAGCGAAAAGGGTTTCATTCTTATACAGAATATCAAAAAAACGGACCGGATATACCTCTCGGCAGTGTGTATAAAGTTCAATATACAGCTCATCCGGCATCGGCTTCATCTCGTGGGAGTATCCTAAATACTTGGCGAGTGTTTCGCGATACTCGGGGAATGAGCAGTCAATATCGCGCAGGAAATCCAGAATAATAGTCTGAAACTCCGGGGAAATATCGGCGATGGTGACGGGCTTCTTCGCGTCGGATGCGGGTGCGGACGCGGGCTTGCCTTTGTTGCCACCGCTTTTACCTTTCTTATGTTTGTTTCCGCCCATCGAATCTTTGTAATATGTATAATTAAGATATCAAATATTTAAGTTAGTTATGCGTAATACCATCTTTTTTTCCAGACAAAACAAATACTCACAGACAGCCTTGTCTTCATTATACTCAAACGACTTGAACCGTTTGTATTCACGCTCGGTCACCGATACTGTGCCGTATCGACTCAGGATTTCCATCATTTTCTCCTTGGAGACGATACTTTCGCTACTATACGACAGGAATATCCATTTGGCGCGTAAGTTGCGTATCAAGGTATCAAACGCCGTTTCCGCAGCGGCGCCTTTGCGACAGAAAGCGGACAGAAAGCAGTCGGTGGGAATACCGGTTTTCCCTTTCAAGGGGGGTTCGGCGATTAGTGCCGCAGGAGTCTTCGCGATAATATTCAGCGGGAAATAGTTCTTAGAATACTGGCGCTCATTATAAGGGGGGTCCAAGTAGGCGATATCCGCGGGGGGGAGGGTGGTGGCGAGGAAGGCGGGGTCGGCGATAACATCGGCACAGAACGTGGCGGATCCTGTAGCGGAAGCCGCAGACGCAGACGCGGCAGTGACGGTGTGTATCGGCATCAATACAAACGGTTTCGTCGCCTTGGCTTTGAAGTTCTTGAGATAACATCCGTAGACCGCGGGCACATTACTCACCGCATCGGCGCTAATAATAATAGACGCGAGGATGAACTGATACTCGTCGTGGGTCAGGGCGGCGTCGGCGGCAGTGGTAGCGGCAGTGGCTTCCAGCATCGCTCTGACCGCGTCAATCCTGCGCGCATTTTCAGTCGTGAAGAACATTCGTTCATTGCCTTCATAGGGGCTATAGTGACGCGTGACAAATCCGGGGGGCGTGGTGGCGGTGGTGGCGGCGGCGGCGACCGCATTCATTTCGGCGATGACCTGGCGGACGCGCTCTGTATACACCGACCGTGTAAACGCGTGGGCGATAACCGCGCTATATAATTCAGCGTCGTTGGAATAGACGGTCGCGCCTTGGAGGCGGAAATGGTGAGAGACGACGCCCGTCCCCGCGAAGAGATCCGCGACGGTCTTGTTCCTGAAGGTCGTGAAACCGGTTTTCTCTTTCATATAATTCGTCAGCCATTCAAGGAGCTGGTATTTGGACCCGATGTAATTCAGGCGGTGGATTTTCGCGGGGGGTGGAGTGGCGGTGGCGGACATTATTCAATAATATACACGGTTGTTTATGTATATTATTACTGATTATGAATCAATTTTATACCTACACGCGCGGAATCTTCACGCCAAGAACCGACTGGATTTTATTGACGTGGGTCGCATTGTAGACGCAATTGCCGCCGCGCTCAATCTCCGCGATAATAGAGACGTCCATATTACATTTCTGCGCGAGTTCCTTTTGCGTGAGTTTCTTATCGCATCGCGTCTGGCGGATAGTATCGCTGGTGGCCTTGGCGATATACTTCGTCTTTTTGGGGATGTCGTCGGCGGCGGATGCGGTGGAGGTAGAGGCAGCGGACGCAGACGAGGACGAGGACGCGAGTGCGGTGCCGACAGTAGCGGGGCGATTCTTACTCAATGACACCGGTGTCCAATCCTGACAGTCGGGTATTCTCACTCCCGCACCATTTGTGTTGTTGTATTTACTTTTTGACATATGACGATATATATTACCGCATACTAGGTTTATATTAGTTATCCAAGAGAGTAATAGCAATACATAAAAACGCAATTACTCATTTGTAAGATAAATCATTATACTTCGGAGGTGCATAAATGATATGCTTTGAACTATAGTCGTCTTCTTGATAAAAATAGGCCGACAATGATAATTCATTGACAGTTACAACATAAATGTTTTCAATACTACCAGCGACCCTTTTCATTTCATCAAATACTTCTTCAATATCATCTAAATATTCTAGTACGCAACTTACAAAAATAACTTGGGAGTTCGGCTGTTTCGTTTTAAGATGTTTCAACATATCGGATTTTACACCATTTTCACATAGTGGACTACCGGTTAAGTCTACTGTTTCATCTCCACATCCATACCCGTCCATAAACAAATTCAAGAATCTCGAACCCTTTCCATAATATGGGTCCCCATAAACCAATAATGGTCTTTTTATGTTATTAGCGCGGGTATGTGCTTGTTTATATATATTTCGACGGTCAATTTGTCTATTAATTGCTTGTATAACCTCATTTATAATGACTACTAACACAATTACAATACAAACATATACAAGATAAACATATACATTATGTTGTAATTTCATAGTAATGGTAATAATTATTTACAATATCCTATCATATATATAGATAGATATATTGATATATTGATATTGATATAGATGTAAATATTGTATAAAAGTAATCATCCGTATACTCGTACAATACAGTGTATGGCCTGGCTCCTCCTCCTAAACTCCCTATTCTTCGTCGCCACACTCACCGAATATCTCATCTGTATGAAATATATCACAAATAACTACGACTACAAGAACGAATGGTTCAATGTCCTATTGAGTCTGATGTTTACACCATTTTACAGCTGTTTTTTCATCCATAAATTCTCGTGGGCTAAAATTAGGTCCTATATGGCGCCCGATCGCCGAACTGTGCTGAAATACCCCATTATTACGGGCGTCCTTTACACCATTGAGACCGTATTTGTGTTTTACGCGCTGAATACCGTTACATTGAGTTATTATACCATCTTGCGGTCCGGATTCATTATTTTCAATATTCCGTGGTTCAAGTATTTACTGAAAAAACCGGTGACACGACTGTATTATGCGAGTTGCGCATCGTTATTGGTGTCCCACGTGATAGTGGCGTCGCAGTATGTATACGCGTATTCGTCGGGCGGTGGCGGCGGTGGTGGCAATGTCATCCAAAACACCGTGATTATTCTGGTGTCGTGTGGTTTGAATTCCGCCTACAATAATGTCATAGAGTATTCAATGACGAAACACGGCGATATTATGACCAATATTGATTTCCAAATCGTGTTTCAGGCGACGTATTTCGTGCTTGCGGCTCCTTGGGCGGTGGTTTATACCGTGAAAAACGCGCCGCCATTTAACCCGTCCACGATGACCATGTATTTCTTCATCGCGTTTGGGCTCCAACTTTATATGTTCAATAAAATATACATTCTGAATAGTCGTGCGAGTATCATACCTGCGAATATTCTGCTCAGCGGGCTTGACTTGGTTCGCCGCGTCATCCAGTTGACGTATTCGTTCGTGTGTTTCAACGAACCGTTTGATGCGACGATTGGCGTGTCGTTGGTGTTTTTGGCGGCGTCGGCGGGGATTCTTTTGTATCAGTATATACGCGATTACCGGCTAGGCGTGAATCGCGCCCTTGACCGTCATCGGATGCTAGACGACGGCGACGGCGACGGCGACGGCATAGAAATGGAAAATGTATAATGTTCCCCGTGTAGATACAAGTAAAACACTGCGAAATTCAGGAGGAAAAGTGCCTCGGTCGCGAAGATGGGTGCGTCCTGGATGACCCCTATGACGGTGACGACCATAAACAGGAATTGAGCGTAGAGGAGGATGCGGAGCGTATCGGCGGCGTCGGCGGCGGTGTCGTCGGCGCCGTAGTAGGTGTGTCCTACCATAAACCCGAGGATTGCGAAGAATGCCGTGGCTGCGAAGATGTAATGGGTGGATTCGTGCTCGGGGATGAAAATAACACCGAATATTCCGATGAGAAGGGCGGTGATGGAATAAAAAGACCACCACGGACGCGGGTATTCATAGGTGATGGTGAATCCGGCCATCAAGAGCATACACGCTGCGATGAAGTGCCGGGTTTGGAACATCGTGAATACGTGGGGGGGGGGGGGGCATTATTATCCGTTATTGTTATGAAGGGTTCCTTACTGGTGATGATGCTAGATATGCTACGGGTAGCGGTAGCGGCGGCGGCGCTGTATTTGTAATAGACGAATGCGATGGGGATTGCGTATGTGGCGAGCATTAGCGCGAGAAGGGTGGTTGGGGGCATTGATGCGTGTTATTATATTCTATGATTTTGGAATATAATAATAATCATAATCATAATAATAATAATCATAATCATAATATCATATTTTTATTCTAATTATATATAAATGCCGAAGGTTGTTATTATTGGAGGCGGTATAGCTGGATTATCCGCAGCACATATATTATGTAAATACCCTGAATTTGATATATCTATATATGAATCTGAATCAGATATTGGAGGACAAGCCCGGTCTATGTTTGGCAAGTTTTGTTATATTGAATATTCCTGGAGAGTATTCGGAGATTGTTACCACAATATAAATAAAATTATAAATGAAATAGGCGCAGATGATAATTTTAAATTATTAACACATCCGTGTGTAATAGATACGGATAATGTAGAATACGGAGATTTATCTCCTTATAATCTTGGGAAGATAATACTTAAAAATGGGGATGTCGACTTAATAAATAAAGTTTTGAATATTTTTACAATTTCACGTGAAAGGGCAATAAATGATTATCAAGACATTAATGCTTATGAATATTTTAAAAAAAATAAAATTATACAATCAATTCTTGGTCCATTTTTGGGATTAGATGCAAATAAAGTAAGTTTATCCGGTTATTATAATAATATATTATCTGTATTTGATACTAATAAATACTATTTTACACCAAAAAATACACGAATAACAAAAAACCCTACACAAGAAAGTTTATTTGTGCCTTGGGTTAATTATTTAAAAAAAAGGGGTGTTAAAATTTATACAAACTCAAAATTAAATAATATAAATATAAACAATGGAATAATTGATTCCGTGTTAATAAATAATGAAGTAATTAAAGGAGATGAGTATGTTTTCTCGTTATCATTGAAGAATATAAATAAAATAATTTCTCAACAATCATATTTTTCTAATAGACAAATTAAACCGCATTTACAAAAATTAGAAAACGGTCTTCAATTATATTATACAATTAATTTGTATTTTTCAATTGAACTTGAAAATAACATAAAACTTAAATGTGACGAAATTGTTCTAGTTGATACTCCTTGGAAATTAATAATACAAAGAAAACACGCGTGGAGTCAAAATTTTATTGGGAATTGTAAAAAGGAAAATACTCAAATAAAAGATATATTTAATGTAGGTTTTTTAGATTATAATAAAGGTGAACTATTCGGAAAAATATTGAGTGATTGTTCTAGAGAAGAAGCTATACAAGAAGGCATACATCAATTTAAAAACAGTAAATATATCAAAGAATTGATAAATAAACATAATACCACATTTGATAAAATTTTCGTATCCTATGAAGATTGGTATGAATTTCATAATAATAACGAGGGGAAATTGGTATCATCTAACCCCAAATACTCAATAAATACTGGATTAATAAAATATATGCCAACAAATCAGCCGCACGACGTACCTAATAATATGTTTTTATCCGGTTATTATGTTAAAAGTACCATGGGGGGTGTAAGTATGGAAGCATCGTGTGAAACTGGATTAAACGCTGGATTATCTATTATTAAAAAACATAATCATACAGTGATAGAATATCCATATGAACACGTGGTTGAAGGCACTCCACTGACTATTGGTTTGTCATATTTAGATAAGTTATTATACAAAATGAATTGGAATCCATTATATACATACATCCCGTCATTATTGTTGGTAGCACTATACATCATATTTTGTATTAGTATTGTGGTAATCGTCATTACTTTTATTTTAAACAAATTAAAATTCAATAATAAATTTTTTAAAAATATCAAAAAACTAAATCAAACATAATATGATTGATAGTGTTTATCACACCCCATTATACAACACCATATTCGCGATGTTGGCGACGAGATGGATACTCGCGTGTGCGTAAGTGGCGGGCCAGATGCGTAAGCGTGTCATCAAATAATTGCTTACGCCATAGCACACCGCGGATGCGCCGATGAGCGCGGTGTATACGGCGAAGTGCGTGGGTGACGCGTGACGGAGGGCGTAATATGTGTTGTATGTCAGGCCGGCAAACACGACGGTCATATCCAGAGTCCGGCGCCACGAATCGTGGACGGGGTTGCGCCAGTAGAGCAGGGATGTCGCCCAGACAGAGGCGGGGACGATGGCGAGATGGGTTGACGCTGGGTGGGAATATGCGTAGATAGCGGAGGGAATGGAGAACCAGGCGCAATTCCAGATGAAGTGTGCGTTTGGGAGTGGGAGGGCGAGTTCGGGGGGGGGGCATTATGTAAATAAAAACAATATATACATTATTTGTTATATCTATTTACATAATATTCCAATCCATTCAATGGTCGTTATTATTCCCCCGTCCGCTGACACTCCCGCTAATGCTAATGCTAATCCGACTCAAGCGGAGATAGACGCGTATATTCACGGCGGCTATGGTTCAGCGGCGGCTGGCGCGGAGACTTTGCGCGGCATCGTGCGAGAGATTGAGTGTAAAAGTGGCGCGGGGGCTCTTCTTCATCCGGCCGAGGAGTATTTCGCGGCGCAATGTTCTTCATTACTATGATTACGATTACTGTCATTACGATTACGCAGTATCTGCTGGATGTTGTGGTGTATCCTTATCAATAGCCACATTCTTCGCCACTCTCTTGATGACCTTGGCGATGTTGCCTAGTGATATCGCGTTACTTATTTTCAAATACCGTTTGTTCTCACGTGTGCCGTCATTTATACAGTTTGGATGCTGATTCGCCCATTCTTCTATAAGCGCCCCGTTCTTCTCTTCCAACGCACGGACGGCATTCGCCATTTTCGGATGGTTTGGTCCGTCCCGTTCCCATTGATTATCAACCCTGACGTATAACGTCTCGCGCTTGACGTCGCTACAATGGAGTGGGCGATCGCACTCATCCATCTTTTGGAGATTGTCTATGAGGATGTTTGACATTCCTTTTACATAACCATCCCGTTCCACATTTTCCAGGTCGGTGAGGTTCAACTGGATAGAATTAACGAAATCCGTCATATTCATCGCATCCTTACATTTCTCATTGAGGAACCGGTTCATATTGAATGGGTTGGTGTTATTGGTGGTGGTGGAGAATTGGGATGGGGTTGGTGCTGGGGCTGTGGCTAGGGCTGGGGCTGTGGCGGGGGCTGTGGCGGAGGTGTGTGTTTGTGAATTCTTCATCAGTTCCAATATTTGTTCCTGTAAATGGTTGTTGGTTTTTATTAGTTCAAACATCATTTTCTTACAAAATTGCGTGTCGGTTATCATATTCTGAAGTTCGGTTGATGTTATTTTGATATTCTCATCGGGAGAAAATTCGTCATCAGTGTTTATTTGTGATAAATTATCGGATACGGGTTCATAATTATTTTGTTTAACCGAAACACATATTTTTCTATGACGACACAACCCAGAAAGGTGTGAATATTTCTTATTACAGTTGGGGCAAATGAATGATAATGACGGTTTGCTCTCGGTTTGAATATTTCCGATTATCTTTTGATGTTTATAGGTCAAAAGATGCGTCTCGTAATTAGATTGTTTAGAGCATATAAAGTCACATTTTTCGCAAATATAAACGCGTTTTTTTACATTAGGCATAATTGTATTGGACCCTACGGGTCTTACACATTTTACACGTTTTACACATTTTACGCGGTTTACACATTTTACCCGGTTTACTGATTTTGATGGAAACGGTTCAATGCTATTCATTGTCGCGTTCAACGCGACGAAATGTTCCTGTTCCTTTTGTCGTGCTTCATTGAGGTCTTTACAGTCATAGAATGCGATTATACCCATACTCCAGTTATCCCATCCACCATTATTTCTTATTACTTTATATACCTTACAGTTATGGCCTGGATAATTACTATTCATACAAGATAGCTGATGCGCTTTTTTCCGCTGGACGAAATTGACTGTATGACCTACATATACATCTTGGATATTCGGGTCCTTACACGTTATCTTATATACAATCGTATTTGAATAATCTATATTGGATTTTGACATTTTCGTATAATTATTATACGAAAATATATTTATATACCATTGGATAGACATTCATTCAATCGTATTTGTATTCGCATCCTTATCAATAGCCACATTCTTCGCCACTCTCTTTATGACCTTGGCGATGTTGCCTTCCTTCTCCCCATCGGTGGCTGCCTTGGATAGCTTCATATACCGTTCATTCTCGCGTGTGTTGCTATTCATACAGCGTGGGTTGGCCTTCGCCCATTCGCTTACCAGCGCCACATTCTTGTGTTCCACTGCCAGGACCGCGTTGACCATTTTCGGATGGTCGGGTCCATCCCGTTCCCACTCATTGTTCTCCTTCACGTATAAGGTATCGCGCTTGACGTCGCTACAATGGACGGGGCGCTTGTATACATCCATCTTTTGGAGGTTGTCTATAAGGATGTTTGACATTCCCTTTACGTAACCGTGGGTTCCCACGTTTTCCAGGTCAGTCAGGTTCAGCTGGATGGAATTAACGAAGTCCTTCATATTCATCGCGTCTTTACATTTATCGTGGAGGAACATGTTCATATTGAACGTGTTGTTGTTGCTATTGATGGTGTTGTGATTACCGTTTGTTGCGACTCCGATGGAGGACGGGGCTGTGGCGGGGGCGGGGTCATTATTGGTATGTTTACTTAATTCAATCATTTTAGAATGTAATTGGGTTGTCATCATCAACATCATTTCTTTCATAAAATTTGTAGTATGAACTAATGTATTTTGAAAGTCTGTAACATTTACTTTAATATTCTCATCAGAATTGCTAGTAGCCAGGTTTGAATCGCTATTTTTATTGCTATTCTTTACCTCTTCTATTAAACCTATTAGTTTATTATACATATCGTGTGTGATATTTTGAGTGTCGGTTGCGGTTTCGGTTGCGGTTTCGGTTGCGGTTTCGGTTGCGGTTTCGGTTGTCATAGGACACGTTTTCTTATGACGACTTAACGCAGAAAGGTGAGCATATCTTTTATTACAGTATCTACATGTATTTGAAGGAATTGCTGTCTGCGCAGTTGAATGACCAGCGGCCGTCTCTACGAGTAACCCCTCATTTTTTACCATTGTCTGATGTTTGCGGGTAGAAATATGTATATCATAATTGCTTTTGTAAGAGCATCTAAAGTCACAAATTTTACATTCGTAACCACCCTCGGGAATTTTACCATTAAATGAGTCACCCATGCTTTTTACCTTTCGTCCTAAAGAATGTTATATAATAGCCCTACAAAATAACCCGCCGTTTCAGACGCGCCGGCCAACCCCCAAAAATTGTCAGTGTGGCGTTTTCTGGGCAAAAATGCGTTTTGTGAGCGTTTCAGTCACAACCCCGTTTTTCGGGGTTTGTGCATTTCGTGTTTTCAAAACTCCCGCGCGCAAAGCCTGTTTTGGACATTCCTGGCGGACACCCCTGGCGGACACCCCTGGCGGGGGTCTATAGTTAATATTCTCCCGTGTAAATTCTATAAAAATGAGTCATTTACCCAAACCATCTATCATAAGGATTTTTTCCAATTTCAAACGAAATATTTTCGGCCAGAAACTGTCCGAACATCCAATTTCCAACCGATTATATTCGGCGGTTTTCTTTACTTCGTTCCATTTTACATATATTTATACCTTCATATTCTATATTTGTAAGTAATAGTAGTAGCATTCCCATGTCCGCCGCCACCGCCGCCGCCGCCGCCACCGCCCCTCGCAAAGTCGTCGACGGGTTCATCTTCTACAATGAACTAGAGTTATTGTCCTACCGGTTGAAAGTCCTGAACGACCTCGTTGACTATTTCGTCATCGTAGAAAGCACGCATACTTTCGTCGGGAAAGAGAAACCGTTGATTTTTAGGGACAACGCCGCCCAGTATGCGGAATACAGCCATAAAATCATTCATATTATTGTGGACGATATGCCGTATATCCACCCCAATATCAATATCGGCGCAGGCGAACAATGGAAAAACGAAGAATGGCAAAGAAACGCGATAGCGGCCGGATTCGCGAAAGTGTGCGGCAGCGACCCATTATGTGAGTCGGATATTCTAATGATAACCGACTTGGATGAAATCCCTGACCCTAATACGGTAAGACGTATCAAATACTGCGACGGTGAAGGCAACCCGTCGCTTATGACGGGAGTGGGTATCAATATTCTTCATATGGATTTGTATTATTATAATTTACACGTTCGGTATACGGATAAATGCGATTGGCCGAAAATACTTACATACAAATTTTATAAAGAAACGAATAAGTCGTGTAATGCGATACGCGGCATTACGAATTGCCCGCGTATCGCCGAAGGCGGCTGGCATCTCTCGTATTTCGGCGATTATGAGTTTATGAAGAATAAGATAGAGAGTTGGTCGCATCAGGAATTGAATAATAGTGATACTACCGATATAGGGAATATCGCAGACCGGGTGAATCGTGGGGTGGATTTGTATAATAGGTCGTATGTATCGTTTCATAAAATACCCATTCGGGACAATAAATATTTACCAGTGGATTATGATAAGTATTTGACGAAGTATTATACGGAATGAGGCGGCGACGCCGCTGGATGGCCTTGGATGACGTTCTTCAGGAGTTCCTTGAGTATTTTGTTTTCCATAAGAATATACTGGATTTGTTCGGGAGTGAGTGATGCTGGGTCTGGTGTCGCCGCTGCCTCTGCCGCTGCGTTACACTTTTTAATGTGCGTATACACCGATGTGCGCGACTTGAATTCTTTATTACATTTCGCACACTCTTGTGTTTTCGGGGGAGGCGGAGTCGCTTCTGTCGCGTCTGTCGCCTGACACGGATGATTCTCTAGATGCTTGCGTGACTTCAGGTGACGGGTATAATCCTTTTTGTTCCTTGTTAAAAACATACACGTTTCGCAATTGTATATTGCGTGAGGTTCAGTCATTATATATTGTATTGTATCGTATCGTATTTATCCTATTATGATAAATACTATATAAAAATTGGGGGGGTTTGAACGAGTATGTCATTCCTTATCAATTGCTATAGTCTTTGACACACGGTGTATCACCTTGGCGATGTTGCCGAGTGTTATCGCATTACGTATTTTCAAATACTGTTTGTTCTCGCGTGTATTGTCATTTATACAGTTTGGATGCTGATTCGCCCATTCTTCTATAAGCGCCTCGTTCTTCTCTTCCAACGCACGGATGGCATTCGTCATTTTCGGGTGGTCGGGTCCGTCCCGTTCCCACTCATTGTTATCCTTCACGTATAAGGTATCGCGCTTGGCGTCGCTACAATGGACCGGGCGCTTGTAAAGGTCGGTTTTCTGGAGGTTGTCTATGAGGATGTTTGACATTCCCTTCACGTAACCAAGGCGTCCTATATTTTCCAGGTCGGTCATGTTCAGTTGAATGGAATTCACGAAGTCCGTCATATTCATCGCGTCTTTACATTGCTCGTTGAGGAATCGGTTCATATTGAATGGGTGGTTGGTGGGGGGGGTGGTTTGGCTATTTGACGTCCCGCCATTTTTATACATTTCCATCATTTTGCTATGTAATTCTGTGTTTTGTTGAAACAACATCGTCATCATATTCATAAGGTTCTTCGCCATATCATCGGATATTTGCGGTTCAGTAGTTCCTGGTGGAATGGAAGCGGATGGCGCAGGCGGCGGAGAAGACGTCGAACATTTGGAGATATGTTTATAAATACTTGTGCGAGACTTGAATATATTGTGACAACAGTAGCACTCATAACCTTCGGATGATTTTATGATTTGATTCGCTACACTGCCGCCGCCAAGATGCTTCTCTGTCAAAATATGACGGTCGTAGTCACGTTTACACGTTGTTACGAATTTACAGGGTTCGCAATTAAATATTTTGCTATGTCGGTTAGATGTTTGTATATTTTGATTATATGTTGATTTATTCACTACTACTGGTCTTACTGGCTTTACTGGTCTTACTGGCTTTATAATTCTTATGGTTCTTACCGGTTTTGACGGAAACGGTTCAATGCTATTCAATGTTGCTTTCAACTCTACGAAATGTTCCTGTTCCTTTTGCCGCGCTTCATTGAGGTCTTTACATTTATAGAAAGCGATTATATCCATAGTCCAGTTATCCCACCCACCATTATTTCGTATTACTTTATATACCTTACAGTTATGCCCGTGTGAATTACTGTTCATACAACATAGCTGGTGCGCTTTTTTGCGCTGGACGAAATTAACCGTATGTCCTACATACACATCGTGTATATTCGGGTCTTTACACGTTATCTTATAGATAATCGTATTTGAATAATCTATATCGGGGTTTGACATTTTCGTATGATAATTATTATACGAAAATATTTTTATATACCCTTTAAGGGTCAATCCAAGGCGCTACCGCCACCATTGTGGGAATCCTTATCAATCACCACATTCTTCGCCACTCTCTTTATGACCTTGGCGATGTTTCCTTCCTTCTCCCCGTCGGTGGCTGCCTTGGATAGTTTCATATACCTTTCATTCTCTCGGGTGTTGCTATTCATACAGCGCGGGTTGGCTTTCGCCCATTCGCTTACCAGCGCCACATTCTTGTGTTCCACCGCAAGGACCGCGTTCACCATTTTCGGATGGTCGGGACCGTCCCGTTCCCACTCATTGTTCTCCTTAACATACAGGGTATCGCGCTTGACGTCGCTACAATGGACGGGGCGCTTGTATACATCCATCTTTTGGAGGTTGTCTATAAGGATGTTTGACATTCCTTTTACATAGCCCAGATTACCAACGTTTTCCAGGTCGGTCAGATTCAACTGGATAGAATTCACAAAGTCCTTCATATTCATTGCGTCTTTACATTTATCGTGGAGGAATAGATTCATATTGAATGTGTTGTTGTTGCTATTGGTTATGGTATTGTTGCTATTGTTTGTGTTATTATAGCTATTTGACATTCCGCCATTTTTACACATTTCCATCATTTTGCTTTGAAATTCTGGGTTTTGTTGAATCATCATCATCATCATATTCATAATGTTCTTCGTCATATCATCGGATATTTGCGGTTCAGTAGTTCCTGATGGAATGGAGGCGGATGGCGCCGGCGGCGGAGAAGACGTCGAACACAAAGGGGTATGCTTGTAAACACTAGTGCGAGACTTAAATATTTTTTTACAACAGGGACACGAATAACCATCTGATGTTTTTATAGGCGTAACGGCACTTCCGCCACCGCCAAGATGTTTCTCTGTCAATATATGACGTTCATAGTCACGTTTACACGTTGTTACGAATTTACAGGGTTCGCAATTAAATATGCGCGAATGGTCCATAAATGATGATTGGTCGTTATATCATAGGCCTAGACAAAAAACTGGCTAAAGTATCCACAGTCCGCTTAAGCCATGTTCGGAGGGAGTCTCTCGTCCGTCCGCGTCACCGACCCTCAAAAAGTATCAGTCACGTGTTTTTCGCCTAAAAATAAGAAATAAGAGCATTTCAATAACAAAACCGTTTTTAGGGATTTTCGCATTTCGTGTTTCAAAAGTCTCCAGCGCAAACGGCGTTTTGGACATATATACGGACAGGATACAATAACTGGAGAATCCCACCCACCAACCACACCATACATTTTAATGGTATTCATAATGGCACACCATAAATCGTAAGGCTACACAATACGCATCACCAAAAGCCATCCCAGGCCCGCCGGAGGCGCCCCCCCTCCGGGGTTTGTAAGCCACTTCCCAATTTATAACTTTCCAATTTCAAACCAAATATTTTCGGCCGGAATCCATTCCGAACATATAATGTTAACCATTTGAATTTTAAACTTTTGAATTTTGAAACTTTTGATTTTGAACCGAATATTTTTGGCTGTAAAGTGTTTGGAACGTATAGGTTTGACCATTTGAAATCATATCTTTTGAAATTAAAACTTTTGAATTTAAACGGAATATTTTCGGACGGAATCTATTACGAACATATAATGTTAACCATTTGAAATCATATCTTTTGAAATCAACCCTTTCCAATTTTAAACGGAATATTTTTGGCTGTAAAGTGTTTGGAACTTTGGAGGCTGAACTTTTGGAATGGAAGGTTATATACTTTTCATTTCAAACGGAATATTTTCTGGAGGTTTATTCAGATTATGGAAGCATACGAACCGCCGCATTCGTAATCCTACATCCGTGATCTTTAATATTAAATGAAACAAGTTCAGGGCCCAGATAGGGAATGGACATACCAACAGCAGGGATTTGGGAGCGCTTATATGAAAAATTAAATGTAGTAGGTACCCCTGTATCAGTATCTTCATTTGTAACATTAAATGTATTGATAGATCCGGGTTGTCCGGCTTGCGTAGAATCACTAAACGCACGTGTTATTGAGTCATTAATCTTGGTACAAAAATAATAGTTTTGGCCATTATAGATAAAGTAATATTTACTCTTAAAGCCAAAGCTACTATTAGGTTCTATGCTATAATGTTGGGACTCTGGCAACACTGATAACTCGCACGGTGGCAACGCATCTTTACTCGGTTGAACAACATAAACTATCGGAGTAGGAGGAGTCGCAGAGGATAACAAATGACTAATACTTGTACTGAGTTCTTGGTCGAGACTGTTAATAGCCTGATATATACTGTTATGGCCTTGGTTTTTGTTAATATATTCGCCCATCGCAGTGTCACCTGATGTATTTGTGTTATCCATCTGTGCGGCATAGTTTCTTAATAAACCCAAAACATTTACTAAATTTCTTAATTTCTGTTTTTTACTGAAGTCAGGATCCCCAGAACTAATAATGGCGCCCGCAGCTGCTACGACTCCGTGTTGTGGATACGACCTATCCCCATCATTATTAGGAGTATTTGGGTTAAATCCAAAAAAAAGTAATGTATTAACCAAGTTAGGATTCGGTTCAAGCAAACTACACGCAGTGTATAAAGCAGTAGGGCCCGTAATTGGATCTCCACCCACCTCTGGGTTCCTCTCTACAAACTGGTGATTTAATGATGGTTCAATTTCCCGACGAATATAATTCGCGACAGCAATTGTGTTGTTTGTTCGTATGTATTGAATTAATGCCTGATACGTCCCACCGCCTCTTTGTTCAATACGTTGTTTTTTGACAACTTTTGTCTTATTATTCCGTAATCCTTTCAAGGCGCCTTTTTTATTTGAACGCGGTCTTCTTTTCGTTTTTGACAGATTGTAACGCATCTTTCTAAAACGGTGATAACTTTATTCCGCTTTTGGATAATTCGTCTAGCAAATATTATATATTATACACAAAATATTTCACCATCCTATCCCGAACTCTAACCCTAATATAATCGCAATCAAAGAACCGCCCAGTAAATGATAATATTACATACTGCTGCTAATAACGCCCGATTACCTTGAAAAACGAATCCTCGCCGTGGAGTGAGTATTTCTTCCCGGTGCGGACATCCACGTATCCATCGGTGTCGGCGCAGTTCTGGGCGGGGAATCCGGAACACCAATACCACCCGGTTATTTTCACGACGTTATTGCGAAGAACCATTGCGTGACGGTCGTATAGATTGGCGCGCTCTTCACAGTACGCGTTGTAATGCGCGATGGAATGAAGATGAGACGGGGTGTCGCGCTGGTAATTATGCCAGGAACTGATGTAATGCGTTCGGTATCCAGCGAAGGTAGTAGAGGCGGAGGCGGCGGCGACGGAGGTAGACGACATTGGATACTACGTGACAATAATGGAATATATAGTGAATGTAAATAAATCATTCAATTTTACGGACGTAAAATCGTTCCTCAACGGAATGTCAATTTTACTCCATAAATCGTTCCTCAACGGAATGTCAATTTTACTCCATAAATCGTTCCTCCGAAGAGGAATGTCAATTTTACTCCGTAAAATCTAGCGTATACGAACCCTACATACCGGGCAAGTCGGATGCGCAGCCAACCATCTCATAATACACGAATTGTGAAACTTATGACCACACGGCAATAAACCCCATATTTGAATCGTATCGTTGTCCAAGCAAATACAGCATTCTTCATTTACTACCGTAAATAACGGTAAAGACCGCATAGGGTGTCGTGTATGTGTATCTGTATCTGTATGTGTATGCGGCTCGTGAATAAATTCATTACAACAATAAATGGATGATACAACACACAAAGTACAAATACCCGCGAATGCGTACAACATAAAAAGAATAAAAATATGAACATGTAAAATACTTTCTCCCACTTGGCACATCGCGTGAAAATCAAACCGAGGCGGGAATGTCTTTATGAAGACCGCAATTTTTATCCCTAGTTCGGTTATCGTAAATACCACTCTTGATTTCGGCCATTGGTCCCTTTTCCAAGTGTCATACTCAGTAAATGACGGAAACGTCGTCCCGTATCTTTGATAATGCCTATACTCATAACGCGCGCTATTCAACCCAGACACCCCCATTACTCCAATAAGTAAGATATAAAGACCCGGAGTAGAACACATCGTCAGTGTCGTTGTATAAACAACAAACCCAATCGTTTTCAATAATACATAGATTTTTGAAAAATACCGGGGGTCATTGTATACAAACTGTGGCCCGAAAATGGAGTGTTCTCTGTCATTGTCATTGTCATTGTCAGTAAATAAATCAACGGCATAATCCATTATTTATGATTGTTCATAATTGATTATACAAATACACGAAATATGTTTACATCATTTTATGATGGGCGCTTGCGGCGCTAAATCCAGCTACCTCCTCCGCGCGGTTGGGCGCGCATATCCATCGTCCCGCGCAAGCTCCCGCCCCCGCCCCCGCCCCCGCCACCGCCCAAACGCGAATACTCGGGTTGTTGAGGCGGAGCGCGGTAGGCAGCCTGGGCGGCAAACTGGGGTGGTGTTCCAACAGGCGCGTATTGCTGTGGGGATGGCATAGTCTGTCCGCGCTGGGAACCGGGCACACCACCCGAGCCCCCCATTCCAGACATCGCGCCGCCCACGCCGCCGCCCACCACCGTATTCTGTTGCTGTGGCTGATTTTGGATTTCCGTCTGCCTCTTCTGCTGTAATTGTTCCATTGAAACACTCCCGACTTTATCCGGCGAATACGTATCAGGCGGTGTATCTATTTTATCCACGAGGTCAACCGTCGCATAGTTGTAAAGCTGCCGCATTCCGCCGTTCCCCTTCGCGGACAACTCGTCGGCACTTTGATCCAAGAAACTGTAATTATCCGATGCGACACCGAACCCGCTACCCATACTCTCGCGACCCAACGCAAAGGCATTCGGTTCGCCGTTGAATCCAGTGGCTTGGTCGTTCAGCGCGACATTTTTAGGCTGAAAATGCTGGAGGATTTGGTCGCCGTATAGCACAAGGTGACCCTTATTCAGGAGCAGTAATGCGGGAACGCGGTTGACTTGAGGGGGCAACAATACTTTTTCGCCCGTCTCGGTGAGAATGTGAACCGCACCGGTGCTGGATTTAACGCGTCGGTCGATACAAAGAAAATGGATATCATTACTGACTTGCGATTTAGAAAGCGCCGTCAATACGGCTTTGGATTTATCACAATGATTACTGTAATATATGATTGACGACATTGTGTCTTTTATTACTAAATAAATGATAAAACTTTATGTGGGTTTTGAACGCGCGTTCCTATAAAAAATTGATTACAAATCAATAGTTTATAGCGATATAATATATAAACGCATCCATCGTTTACTACCTAGCACAATTCCAATAATGTCATCCGCATCCGAATCATCAGCTCCATTTCATTCCGCATCAGCTGCGTCCAAATACATCCCTCGTATCATTTCACGAACGGACGAACGGGGTGAACTCAGATTCACCATCGACAAAATCAATGTCTCACTGGCCAACGCTCTTCGTCGCGTTATCCTTTCGGATATCAGCACCATAGTATTCCGCACCACACCTCACGCCGAATCAAAATCAAGTATCACCGTAAACACCAGCCGTATTCATAATCAAATACTGAACCAAAGGCTCTCGTGCATACCAATACACATAATAGATGAAACGTTCGTGTTCCAAGATTATCAAGTCGAAATAAATGCCACAGCGGACGGAAACGAAATCCGCTACATCACGACAAAGGATTTCCGGATGAAAAACAAAACCAACGGCAAATACCTCACTGATGTCAAGGTCCACGAAATATTCCCCCCCAACCAAATAACCGGCGATTACATCGAGTTCGCCCGCCTCCTCCCGAAGATGTCGGAATACTCGGAAGGCGAGCAACTGACGATGACATGTGATTTGGATATCGGGACAGCCCAACAAGACGGAGCTTTCAACGTGGTCTGTACCTGCGCCTACCAAATGACGATGGACGCAGCCAAAGTCGACGAGGCGTGGCGCATCAAGGAAGCCGAACTCGTGAAGGAAGGTATCGCCACCGTGGGCAGCGAGGAGATGAAAGCCCAGCGCAAGAACTGGTCTCTTCTGGACGCACAACGCCACACGAAAGAGGACAGTTTTGATTTCGTCGTGGAGACGGTGGGGGTCTTCACAAACGCGGAAATCGTCCACAAGGCCGCGCAGATTATGATTAACAAATGCACAAAGTTCATCCGCGATATTGAAAGCGGGGAGAATCATATTATACCCACGGTAAGCACCATTCAGAATGGCTTTGATATTGAATTGAAGGGGGAGGATTATACACTGGGGAAGGTCCTGGAGTTCTTCCTTCACGACAAGCATTATGCGGAGGACCAGACGGTGACCTACTGCTCATTCAGGAAAATTCACCCACACAATCCGGATAGTATGATACGTGTAGGGTTCGCGGAGACGGTGGGGGTGGATGAGAACATTGTGGCGCAGTATATCACGACATGCGCGCGGGATGCGATTGTGGTGTTTGAACACATCCGCGACCAGTTCAGAGAGTATTAATGGAATGGAATGGAATGCGCGTAGCGCGTAGCGCGAAGTGAAACAATAATAAAAAAGGAGTCGCATAATAAAAAGTTTTATATTTTTTATTACGCTCCACTACTACTTACCGATATGATGATTTAATCGTAATCCGCCTCCGTCGCAGCCTCCCACCGATTTGCCCCAACACAGCAATGTTCAAGAACCGCCGGCTGAAGACGGTAATCGCGCCCCTGGGTGAAAATCGCATCTTCCGGTTGATACGGTTGCATCGCGAATTCGGTTCCTGCGGTCAAACGAAACAGGTTGGAGAACGCGAACATTGACATAATCTTCCACGCGGAGACCGAGATGTCGCGCAATTCCAGGAATGCCGCAGCAGCAGCACCAGCGCCGAAATGAAGGAAGATATCCGAGATGACGAGAGATTGAGCGGTCAGTTGTTTCTCACGGTTCGCCTCATTGTGGGGGCGGTCCATCGTGGTCATCCCGTTCACGAGAACCACGCTGGTTCCAGTAAGAGCACAAAGATGATTGAATCGTTCAATAAGGTGTCCGCTTGCGATGAGGAAGGTAGCCGCAAGTTGGTTTGAAGTACACGACCTAGCTGATACCCCGTCGGCGTATTCATTTGTAGGGTGAGAATGGGAACGCAGCAAGACGCTGCTGCTGCTGCTGCTGCCAGTGTCATCTTCATAGCCTTGTTCAAGATCTTCAACCGGGGGAGATACGACGTCGTCGTGGTCGTGGTCGTGGTCGTGGTCGTCGTGGTCGTCGTCGCACATCACGGGAGAACGCCCCCAGTTCAGGTCATCTTGTTCTTCTTGGTATCTGTTTGCGATGAGTGTAATCATTTGAAGTGTTCGGTTGAGAAACGCGAGTTCTTTAGCCATAATGAAGGCCAATGCGGCGCGGTCAATACTGTAGTTAATGTCGTGAGTTTCATCAAGGTCTGCCGACGACTCGGTTTTCCGGATACCCGCGAATACATGAAGACCGTCCGAGAGATTTTTGCGCATTGCCGTTGAATAATTGAGGATTGCGTATTTGATTTTGTCGCCGTCCGATGTGAAGAGTCCAGGAAGATTGGTAAGCCCTCTGATGCTATTGTGGATGTCGCCGGTTTTGAGAAAGGAGAACATTGTTGTAGTCGTAGTAATTGTTGATTGATAGCTGTCAGTCATACTCTAGAAGAAAAAACATTTCAATTTTTTTGTGAATGAAAAAACCCCATACCCCTGCGGGGTATGTCCATTCTTGAATTCACAAAAAAGTCTTTTTCTATATGGGAGTCACATCATACGAGTGACCAACATTACATCACCAACAACTCCATCACCAACAACTCCATCACCAACAACTCCATCACCAACAACTCCATCACCAACAACTCCATCACCAACAACTCCATCACCAACAACATCACCCGTGTCACGTGCCACATATAGAAAAAGCCATTTTGTCCCTGTAAATATTGACATACCCCCGCAGGGGGTTTGGGTTATTTACGGGGACAAAATAAGTCCATCATATAAGGAGGATCAATGCCGAAAAATATCATTCTCATAGACAAGCGGGTCCTTGACTACGAAACAATCCTCGCCGCCGTTGACACCAATATATGTATACCAGTATTATTTGACTATTACACCGACACAGTAGAGGATATTAAGGCGCGAATCGCGGAGGCCGTGGAGGCCGGAGCCGAGTGTGTCGCAAACGATACAGTAGATGCCGGAGCCCCGGCGCGACGATGTGTCGGCCTGCTTCAGCACAATTACAACCTACCCTTTTATAATTTAGTCGCCACACACACGACTGGCAGTATTATTTCCGGTGTAACCAACCACGACCCCGAACTCGCAACCTGGGCGTCATTGCGTGACCTTATCACGTGGTGCCACACCACACCCAGTATCCAGGCAGGTTACTTTGATATGATGGCGTGTGCGTTATACTCCAACCCAGACTGGAAATATATTATAGACACACTCACAGCGCAGATTATCAGCGGTGGAAGCGATGTGACTGTGCGCGCATCCACGGATGACACGGGCGCAGCCACACTAGGCGGGAACTGGTTCTTGGAGTCGCATACAGGCGTCAACTTGAAAAATATATACTTCACGGAGGCGATTGAGGAGTATCGGGGGATTTTGTTTTTATACCCGACCGATATTCGGGAATATTCCACGAAAGGGTTTGCGACAGGAAGCATTGTCGCGTGGGGAAATTCAGTTAATGGTGGGACGAATCCCGGGACTGTGAGTTCCGGCGTCATCGCAGTGTATTCTACCCATAGCGCCTTCGCGGCGCTAAAAACAGACGGCAGCGTCGTCGCGTGGGGGGATTCTGGCGGGACAACACCCGGCAATGTAAGTACCGGCGTCGTCGCGGTGTATTCTACTTTTTGGACCTTCGCTGCACTGAAAACTGACGGTAGTGTTGTTGCGTGGGGGTTTTCGGGTTTTGGCGGAGTGGCACCGAGCAGTGTGACTGCCGCAAATTCCGGCGTCATATCAATATATTCTACCGAAAGGGCCTTCGCTGCGCTAAAAACCGACGGCAGCGTCGTCGCGTGGGGTGATTCAACTTATGGCGGGACGGCCCCTAGTAGTGTCACTGCCGCAAATTCCGGCGTCAGCGTGGTATATTCTACCACTTTTGCGTTCGCGGCGTTGAAAACCAATGGCAGTGTCATCGCGTGGGGTGATTCAAGTAATGGTGGGACAACACCCGGCAATGTAAGTTCCGGCGTCGTCGCAGTCTATTCTACCGAGAACGCCTTCGCGGCGCTGAAAACCAACGGCAGCATTGTCGCGTGGGGTAGTTCAGGTAATGGTGGGACGACTCCCGATAATGTGAGTTCCGGCGTCATCGCGGTTTATTCTGCTTTTGCCGCCTTCGCGGCGCTAAAAACCGACGGCAGCATTGTCGCGTGGGGTAGTTCGGGTAATGGTGGGACGACTCCAGGTAATGTGAGTTCAGGTGTTGTGGCAGTTTATTCTTGCACTTTAGCTTTCGCGGCGCTAAAAAATGATGGCAGTGTCGTTGCGTGGGGAAGCACGACTTTTGGCGGAACTGCGCCGAGTAGTGTAACTGTCGCGAATTCTGGAGTCGTCACGATATATTCTACCCGTGGCGCATTCGCGGCGCTAAAAAGTGACGGCAGTGTCGTTGCGTGGGGGTTTTCAACTTATGGCGGGACAGGGTCGCCCCCTAGTACCGTGACTGATGCGAATTCCGGCGTCGTCGCGGTATATTCTACGGAAAACGCATTCGCGGCGCTGAAAACCAACGGGAGCGTCATTGGGTGGGGTTCAGTTGGGACGTATCCCAGCAGCGACGCCGTATCAGCCGGTGTCATCGCGGTGTATTGTAACAACTCATCATTTGCCGCCCTAAAAACCACCGCCACTACGTTTGACCTCTCTGCCGCACATTATACGGATATGGACCGATACGACATTCTCCGTAAAAAGGAAAACCGGCGGCGCGTGAACCTAACAACCTTGAACAACAATGTGTTTACATTGTCCGGAACACGCAACCTCCAAGTCATCAATCCAAACATTCCATCCGATAAAACCCTGCGTATCATTGTTCCGGACTACGTGTCGTCGCCGCTTTCCATAACATCCACCGCGACCATCCCGGCCGGTGCGGGAAGTGTAATCATTGCGTGTGATGAATGCGAACCCGTCACCATCTCCGGAACAACACTCGTGAACTACGGGTCGTATGTCTATCGCCGTGAGACCAACGGAACATATACAAAATTAACGACTGTAACAATAGGAGCAACTGAATACCCAGTATTCGGTGGTGATGGCATTAATTCCAGCGGTGTTGTGTTAGTAGCATTATACCCGCCACCCACACTCTCCAATTTCCCGAATATAACCAAAGTCAGCAACGCCGCCCCCTTCCAGCTCACCGCGCCCACGAGTAACAGCACCGGCGCATTTTCATATTTCAGCAGTAATGCCAACGTCGCCACCATCGCCGGAACCACCGTAACCATCGTCGGATACGGCGCCAGCACCATCACCGCAACTCAAGCCAGCGATAACGCAAACTATGGCGGCGGAAGTATCACCGCTACGCTGACAACCACCGCCGCGAATTATTACGGCGCGGACCTTTCCGGCGCAGATTTCACCAACGTGTCATTATACGGCGCCACACTAAATCTCGCCAATCTAACAAATGCGATTTTCGTATCCAGCGATCTCTCGGGGGCGACCCTCACAGGCGCAAACCTGACGAATATTCTCTCGCGCAGCGTCGTGGGGCTCGCCACAGCAACCCTCCCCACCACCGGTGGGGGATACACGGGCCGCGCCGGCTCCATCTTCGGCGATAATGTGCGCATCACCGGCGCCAATCTCACCAACGCCGATCTCTCGGGTATCACCCTAACGAATTCCGACGTCTCTGGCGCAACACTCACAGGCGCAACCCTCACCAATATCCGCACCGCTGGCCTCACTGGCACCGCGACGGCCACCTTGCCCGCGGAATACGTGTTCCGGAATGGTGTCATTGTTGGACCGAATGTGTTGCTCACGGGCGCCGCACTCTCCTCCGCGGACCTCTCGGGTGTATCCATCGCAGGCGCCGATCTCTCGGGAACCGTCCTCACCGGCGCCAATTTCACGAATCTTATATCGGGCGGGCTGCGCAATGCGTCCACCACGGCCGCCGCCCCCGCAACCACAGTATTACCCACAGGTTATATTATATACAATAATTTCATCATAGGCCCAGCAGTTAATCTCTCAGGCGCATCTCTCGCGAACATAGACCTATCGGGTGCCGGCGCCGCCAACGCCGCCAACCTCACCGCCACCAAACTCGTCAGCGCCAACCTCGCCAACGCGAGTATCTTCAATATTGATATTAGTGGTGCGGATCTATCGGGTGCGACCCTCACCGGTGTTCGCAGTTATGGTCTCACAGGCGGTCCCACCCCCTCCGCCACCACGACCCGACTCCCCACCGGGTATTTCGTGCGCGCAAGCACATCCAATACCGGAACCATTGTCGGCCCCGCCGTAAATCTCTCGTCACTCAATCTTCAAAACATAGATTTATCCGGAGGAATAACCCTGACGGGCGCAAACCTCACCGCCGCCGACCTAAGCGGCGCATCTACTAATCTCATCGGGGTCATCACTGGAAATCTCGTAGGCGCGGATACGGCCACCCTCCCCACGGGATATGTTGCGCGGAATGGATTCATCGTGGGTCCGCGGGTCGTGCTTCGCGGCGCCAATCTCTCGGCACAGAACCTCACCGGGTTAGACCTCTCGGGTGTGGATTTATCCGGCGCCAATCTCTCCAATGCCGTCTTGACAAATGTGAATATTCACCCGACGACGACGAACTTGACAAACACTATTATTACGGGAGTCGTAAGTGGCGGGATTACTGGCGCTTCCGTTGCCACCCCCTCGTCTACCCTCCCCGCGGGATATAGCATTCGCGGCGGGTTCATTGTCGGTCCGGCGGTCAATCTAACGAATGCGGCGGCGTCGGGCGTTGATTTATCCAATGTCACGCTCACCGGCACCAATCTCACCGGCGCCGTCCTCACCTCCGCCGTCCTCACCAACGTCACGACCGGCGCACTCATCGGCGCAGCCACCGCCACCCTCCCCACCGGATATATCGCGCGAGGCACCGGCGCGCCCGGGACATTCATCGTCGGCCCCGGCGTAGTCCTCCGCGGCGCCAATCTCACCAACGCCGACCTCACCAACATAAGTATCGCCGCGTGTGATGTATCTGGTGTCACGTTCACCGGCGCAACCGTCGCGGGTGTAATCTCGGGCAGTCTCGTGAATACGGCCAATATCACCGCGCTCCCATCCGCCAGTTATGTCATCCGCACAGGTTTCCTGGTCGGCCCAGGTGTGAATCTCACGGGCGCAGCGCTGTCAAGCCAACTTTTCACAGGATTATCGGTCGCAGGCGCGAATTTCACCAACGCCAACCTCACCGGCGCCACATTTACGACAACCAATGTCACCGGCGCGAACTTCACCGGCGCCACATTTACGAATATAACGTGTGGGGGCGGGCTCATCGGTGTCGCGGCGGCCACCCTCCCCTCCGCCGCATACGTGGCCCGCGCTGCGACCTACAATGTCTTCCTTGGCCCCGGCATCATCACCCGAAATCAGAATTTCACGAATATTGACCTCTCTGGTGTATCGCTCGTTGGCGCGGATATGTCCGGGTGTAATCTCACCAATGCCACCCTGACAAACGCGGATATATCCGGCGCGAATCTGCGCGGGACTACGCTGTCGGGACTCACCACCGGCGGCCTCACCTCATCCTCCACAACCACCACCCCCCCCACAGGATATATCATCCGCGCAGGATTCATTGTCGGGCCCAGTGTCAACCTCGTCGGCGCCAATCTTTCCAACGCGGACATAAGCGGCCAATCACTCGTAGGAACAAACATTGCCGGCGCGAATTTCATCGGCGCCACATTTACGCGCCTCGTCTCCGGCAGCATCACCGGCGCAGATACGGCATCGCTACCCAATGGATATGTTGCGCGGAATGGATATATCTTAGGCCCTTATGTCCTTCTGCGCGGTATCACCACTGGCCTTACCGGTATCAATCTAAGCGGCGTTCCACTCACCGGAGCTGACCTCTCAGGTTGCGTATTTACAAACTCCGATTTCACAAATGTAGATATATCTGCCGCCAATCTCTCGCGCGTTACATTTACAGGCGTCACGAGCGGTGGCATCACAGGCGGCGCATCCACAGCACTTATAATGCCAACGGGGTTTGTCGTTCGCGGTGGTTATATTCTCGGTGCGGGTGTTTCTCTCGTCAACGCGGTTCTCACGGGGTCGGTGGACCTAACGGATGTCATCCTAACAGGCGCCAACCTTACAGGCGCCAACCTTACAGGCGCGAACCTGATGCGTCTGGTAACCGGCGGACTCGTGAATACCGCGCCCCTCGCCACCCTCCCCACCGGATATGTATTCCGCAGCGGGTTCATTGTCGGCCCTAATGTATCACTCGCAAGCGCCGCACTCACCAATGTGGATTTATCGGGTGTTTCCCTCGCAGGGACGAATATGACGAGCGCAAATATAAGCGGCGCATCCACCATTTTGACGCGGGTCGCATCGGGCGGTATCACCGGTCTCGCCACCGCCACTCTCCCCGTGGGATATGTTGCGCGCAATGGGTATATTATCGGCCCAGGTGTCAGCGCATTTGGCGCCGCACTATCCTCTATGAGTTTTACCGGAGTGGATATGACAGGTATTGATTTATCAGGCGCCACCCTCACCAGCGCGACCCTCACCGGCGCCACACTCACCGCCGCCAACCTTACAAATACCCGGCTTACAAATGCGATAACAGGCGGCGGTATTATTGGACTCACGGGCGCCACCGCACCCACACTTCCCGCAGGATATGTTGCGCGCACAATAAGCACATCCACCAACGGGTTTATTATAGGACCAAATGTATCGCTTCAAAATGCCGTTCTTACCACAGGGGTAGCCGGTGGCGGCATAGACCTATCGGGCGTGGCGCTTACGAGTGCGAATTTCACCGGCGCAAACCTCACCGGCGCAATCTTGACCAACGCGGACATCAGTGGCACCATTTTCACCAATACCACGCTTACGAGTGTCAGGAGTGGGGGGCTTACAGGTGCGACCACCGCGACACTGAAGGCGGGCTACGTAGTGAGGTATACGGGCGGCGGCGGCGCGGGGACGGGGTCGGGATTTCTGATTGGCGCGGGTGTTTCGCTCGCCGGCGCGGATTTGTCCGCCGTGGATATGTCGGGCGTGGTCCTCACGATCACGGATTTCACTGGCGCGAACTTGACAAATGCCATAATGCGAAATGCGACGCTTACAACTGCGAATCTCTCGGGCGCAACCATTACAGGTATTCTTACTGGGAATATAACTGGACTTACTACAGCGACACTTCCGTCCGAGTCATATGTTGCGCGGGGCGGCGGCGGTTCGGTGGGCTGGATTGTAGGCCCGAACGTGAAATTGGTCGGCGCCAATCTTTCCGGGACGGACCTCACGGATCTCGTGATAACGGGATGTGATATATCAGGCGCGAATTTCGCGGGGGCGACGATTACGGGTCTGCGAAGTGGCGGACTCTTAAATGGCGCAGCAGGCGCCGCTGGAAGTGCGACAATGCCGAATGCTGCGACCAGTGTGCGTGGTGCGAGCGGTAATGGCTACATTGTTGGTCCAGGCGTATCTCTCGTCGCCGCGAATTTAAACGGGGTAGATTTATCAGGCGCGACTTTCACCGCAGCGGATATCAATGGCGCGATATTTACGACTACGACGAATCTTACAAATATAACAACGGGTGAATTGCGTAATTCGGACCTTGCGACATTTCCGGCCACACCGCCGCAGTCAACGGCATACCTTGCGCGAAATGGCTTTATTATAGGTCCGGGTGTGCGCCTCCTCTCCGCGGATTTATCGGGTATCACGCTTACGGGGTTCAGTATTGCGCGGGCCAACCTCACTGGCGCCAATCTCACAAATGCCGTATTCACCGGCGCGGATATTAGCGGCGCGAACTTCACTGGCGCAATACTGACCGGTGTTATTTCAACAGGTGGCGGAATAACGGGCGACGGGGCGATATTCCCGACGATTCCGGCGGGCGCAGGCGCGGGCATATGGGCAGTCCGCGGTAGCGCCGGATTTCTGCTTGGCCCCACCGCCATCGCGCGGTCCGCCGACCTTTCATCGTCGGTAGACTTATCCGGTATTAATTTACGCGGGTGCGACCTCTCTGGCGCCAACCTAACTGGCGCATCTTTCGCGAATAATGACGTGACCACCACGAATTTCACGAATGCGGTGTTAACAGGAGTATCAAGCCAGGGTCTCGTCCCCGCCACCGCCGCCACCGCCGCCGCCGCCGCCGCACCCGTCTTCGCCGGGACTTCTGCCAATTATACTACACGCGGCGGGTTCATCGTCGGCCCCGGAGTCGCCCTCGCCAGTAAAAACCTCACCGGTGTCAATCTCGCCGGCACAATACTCACCGCCGCCGATTTCACCAACGCCAACCTTACGAACGCCAGCCTCACAGCCGCCGACATATCCGGCGCGACCTTCACCGGCGCCACTTTCACCGGCCTCCTGTCCGGACAAATAGTTTCTCCGGCCGTCGCCCTTCCCACGCCCGATTTCCAACTCCGCGGGGGGTTTATTGTCGGTCCGGCGTGTAATCTATCGGCCGCGAATTTTACGGATGTGGATTTATCGGGGACGAACCTCGCCAATGCCACGATAACCAGTGAGACCAATTTCTCCAATACTTTAATAGTAGGCGCCACAATCACGGGTCTGACGTTTACGACGGTCCAGAAATCGCAATTGCGGCGAAATGTGGCCAATGTTTCTGCGAATATCCCAGGACTGACGATAACCACAATGATTCCTAGCGATTTACTGTTTCTTAACTCGGCGATACGCGCGACGGACATTGCGCGGTTGACGGGAGGTGTTGATGTATATACGCCAACTATAGGGGGCGGGCCTGGCGGTGCGACGGTTGTATCCGGTATAACGACGGATGCGAACATTAACAAGGCGATGTATGTGGATATACCCAATAATACCACATTTCAAATAACGGGGAACCTCGCGGGGGATAACAAGCAGTATCGTAGCACGGTCGCGGGCGTTATAACCGAGGCCGACGGTTCGCAAAATGTCGTAACAGTTATCCGAATTCGTAATGCCGCATACCAGGTCTTCGCAGGGTCGCTCATTGGAATACCGCTATCCCTTAACGAGTATAAATTGAGCGGCGCAGGGTTATTTGATGTTATTATGGAAGACGGTGGTTATGGCAGCGCGCCGAGAGGCAGCACTGGACCGCGGGGGGCACCCGGCACAAATGCCGCCAATGGCGCAACGGGCGTGACGGGGCCGGCATCCGCGGCCAATGGTTCAACCGGTCCCGATGGCCCCGGAGGCGCAACAGGACCCAAAGGCGAAACCGGGCCAACAGGCCCCGACGGCGCTACCGGCACCAATGGCGCAACGGGCGCAACGGGGAAATACGGACCGAAAGGTCCCGCAGGCATAGCGACCGAAATAGGCGATACTGGTCCGACAGGTCCCAGCGGCAATACAGGCATAACTGGGCCACGAGGTATTCCGGGTGTGACGGATTTCGCAGGCGCTACTGGACCCGCGGCACCCGCCGATGCCGCACCAACAGGACCCCACGGAATTTATACAACCGCAGGCGCGACGGGCGCGACGGGCGCAACTGGTCCTACCGGCGAATTCGCGGTCTGGAAATATTATACCTACCCCGCAGAATTTGGCGGCAATACCGGCAATACCGGCAATACCGGCAGTATTTATTATGAAGGTCGGGTTGCCATTGGAAAACAAGCCCCCGATGCGTCATTTGCGCTGGATGTGAGTGGCGGTATTCGGTGTATTGGTATCAATAATGTGAGTGATTACAGAATTAAGGGAAATGTCCGTGATATCCGCGACGCACCGTCGCCCGCGCCGTCGCCCGCGCCGTCACCGTCACCGTCGTTGACGAAATTACGCGGTGCCCATTATTTTAATACCCTATCTGGCAAATATGAATACGGGTTCATCGCACACGAAGTCGCCGAAATATACCCCGAACTCATTTATGGAACGAAAGACCACGAAACGGAATTACAATCGGTGGACTACCGTTCAATGTTCGCCATTCTCGCGAGAGATATCCAAGACTTGAAGGAACGTGTCAAACAGGTAAGAAGAACGAATACTGCGGAACGCGAACAGTAAATGACACACCAAAATATTATTATATCGTTATATTATCCGACATATATCACACGATACTACAACGTAATGAGCACACCATCACCGGTGCTTACATTTGATGGCGTAAATGACGCGGTGAACACCGGTATTCCAACGTGGACATATTCTACACAGTTTCGCACGACAATGACAGTAGAATGCTGGTTTAAGACGTCTGACACGAGTAATCAGAAAACTACTGCGACATTCGTCTCGCGACATAACGCCATTAATAATTCCGCAGAATCCCAATTTACATTGTATATGCAACCGACAGGAGAAATCGTTTTTGGACTCACCAATACTGCCAACACCGGGTCATATCACACGACAACGGCAAGCTATAAAGACGCGAACTGGCATCACGTTGCGGTAACCTATGATTCGGCGAGCGGAGTGAAGATAATATACGTTGACGGTGGTATGTCAAGAACAGACACAGTTCCGGTAGGATTTGGTCTATTGTCAAATAATACTACTAAAAAATTGGTATTTGGTAGTGATGCGAATGGAGTTGATTCGGCCGGAACCGACCGCCAATTCCGCGGCGCAATGTCCGATATTCGCATCTGGAATGTCGCTAGGTCCGCGGCGGATATATCCAATAACTACCAACCACGCCTAATCGGCATTGAAACGGGCCTTGTGGGATACTGGGAACTGAACCACGGAAACGGAACGGGGTGGGGGTCGTATACCACGGCATTAGATAACACAAACAACCGCGCACACGGCACGCTGGTTAACTTCGCATCCCCCGCCAGCAATTGGACGTTGTCAAATTTATATTTTCGCCCACGTATATCCAATCTTGTATTAGGACCCAAAAATGGGAATTATATCCAGAGCGACGCTTCCTTTTCGTTCATTGACCCGAGTTCTAATAGTCTGGGCGCGTTTACATATTCTATTGATTCATCTGCCGTAACCATAACGAACGGCGCAGCCACTACAAAAACCGTTTACGCGACGACAGGCAGCACGGTGACTATTCCCGCATTGACAATATATGAATTCCCGGAAATCGCATCTCTCGCGAGTTGGCAAATTGATATTAGTTTCACGGCGACTGGAGGTGCTGGGACGTGGCGCGCGCTTATTGGCGATATGTATAATCAAATCAATTCAGGCCGTGGGTGGGGGTTATCTATATCAACTAGTAATCGTATTCACTGGAGTTGGACGGGTTCCACCAATGAACCTCAACTAATATATGTGAGTTTGAATACACCGTATGTTCTAACTGCCGCGCAAAATGCGGGGGTGACAACCCTAACTCTGCGAAATGTGGCGTCAACATACACCAGCAGTCTGTCCATAAGCAACCTGGTTGCGTTTTACCCATTTGATTCAAGCGGGAATGACACTTCTACAAACAACAATCATCTTACTAATGTGAATAATGTAACATATAATACAAGCGATTATATACGCGGTTGGGCGGCGGCGTCTTTCGGCCTAGGCAATTATTTTGAACGCGCCAATGATGGCCGGTTCTCACCGGATAATTTTACGCTTGCTTTCTGGATAAAACCGGTAAATAGCAATGGAGTTCATCAGGCACTTGCGTCGTGTCGGAATATTGTTGGACCGGTTTGGAGTGGGTGGTTCATTTATATCTCTCCAAATAACGATTTGGAATTTTTTACAGGTACTGGTTCTACCAGCAGTGGCGGTTCTGTGTATTCTAATTTCGGAGGAACAATAACTACGTGGGTCCATGTTGCCATAACGATGACGAAATCTACCGGCGCATTTATATTATACATAAATGGGAATTCATTTACAAGCGGAACAAGAACGTATGTAAATAATACGGGTTCTAATTTACGTATTGGCGCGGGTGCGAATGAAGGTTCGGCGATGTTTTTTATGGGAAATGGTTCGCGAATAGACGAATTCCGGCTTTACAGCAAGGTTCTAACCGCGGCAGAAATCGGGACCATTGTTGCGGATTCATCCCATAGTTCATCATTTAGTGTCGGTTCCAACATATTGGGGAAGGGCCCAGTCACGATTGGCGGGTGGCGTTTAAACACTGGAGAGAATTTCCCCGGGACGATTTCGTATGCGAATGCGTCCGTTCCCACGAATACGCGCATTGCCACGATTAATGCTTCTACTGCTGGGTTTCGCACCGTGACTGCGACACAGGCCGGATTCAATGATTTTGGAACTGGCACCCTGACCGCGCCATTAACAACGGGGCCTGCTCCGACCGTTTTTTCAACGACATTTACGGTCCCCGCCAAATTTAAAGGCGACCCGCCATTTGCCCTCACACCGCCTGTGTCAAATAATCCGACGGGCGCGTTTAGTTATTTCAGCAGTAATGAGAACGTCGCCACCATTAGCGCCGATATTGCGACCATCATCGGAGTGGGGACCACGACAATAACCGTGACGCAGGCAGAATCCGCGACGCATACATCAAATACCGCGACGGCGACACTAGTGGTCTCTTATTCACCTAATCAGGTAAACGCGGATTTATCTGGTGTAAATCTCTCAAACATTAATTTTACAAACTTCAACTTTACAGACGCCAACCTCACAAATTCCAACTTGACAAATTCCAACTTGACAAATGCCAACTTGACAAATGCGCGGATTGTGGGCGCGACCCTTACAGGTATAACTTTTACAGACGGGCAGAAAATCCAGTTGCGTCAAAATGCGGATAATGTCAATATTGCGGCGATTGCTCTTCCCGAAACGATATCCGCGGAGAGTATTACTGCGGTTATACCCACACTCAACCCGGCAGATTTGGTGAATATTCAGACGATTCGCGTTCTTACTCCGGATATAAATAATAACAATAGTGTGACAGTTGTCCCCAGTGTCGTGGAAGGGTTTTATATCGGAGTGTTTCCTGATACGGAAGTGAGTATCAATGGAATCGTGTATCAAACCACCGGTGGCGGCGCCGCCGGCCAAGTCGTAGACAACAACGGAATCCCAGTCAACTTCATAAAAATCGGCGCAGTATTATACCGTGTATATGCGGGGTCTATTATTGGCATACCCGTGGACCCCAATTATTATAAAGTGAAATCCTACGGATTAGGAACCGTCCTGACGACGGCCGCAATTGGAAGTAGTAGCGGGAATGTGGGTGCGACGGGTGATACGGGTCCGGTAGGATTCGCAGGCATCAATGGTGCGACGGGTGCGACGGGTGTATTCGGGTATCAAGGCGTGACGGGGATCACTGGTCCAGTGGGCGCGACGGGGCCACAAGGGCCCACGGGGGCAACCGGCGTGTGGGGTGTAACAGGGCCAAATGGGGTTGTTGGGGCGACGGGGCCTACTGGCGAAATTGGCGCGACCGGCCCAAACTCGGAAAAAGGCAATACAGGTGCGACGGGGGTGCGTGGACCGACAGGATATACGGGTATTTATGGGCGACAGGGTGAATACGGGATAACTGGAAATACGGGTGCGACGGGCGCGATTGGTGCGACGGGGCCGATGGGTGAAAGCGCAGCGGTGGGAAATACCGGCGCAACGGGCGCAAATGAGGGCGGGGTCACGGGAGCGAATATATGGGGGCGCGGTGCCGGCACCCCCTCTGCTGTTTACTACAATATCGGGCGTGTCGGTATCCAAACAGACCCGTCTCTCCCAGCAAATACGCAGTATCTTCTGGATGTGAGCGGCAATATTAAAACAAACGGAGTTATGAATATCAGTGATTACCGAATTAAAACAGAAATTATGTATTTATCTGATAACGCGCATACAGACCGCCAAATCCTCTCCAACCAAATCCATCAACTTCGCCCGGTGATGTTTCAGAATCGTCTTCGTGGCCACGCGTGGGAATACGGGTTTCTCGCACACGAAGTCCAGGAGATATTCCCGGAACTCGTCAATGGAATCAAAGACAATGACGATTTACAGGCGGTGAGTTATCATCAATTATTTGCGATATGCTGCGAGGAAATAAAGACGCTGAATGCGAGGGTTGAGAGATTGGAAACGCGACAGCGGCGATAGCAGCGATAGGGGCGATAGCAGCGATAGCCGCGATATTATTATAATACAAACGATATTATTATTATACTGATATATATAACAATAATACAACAATAATAGACCCATAAATCAATGACCGATTATACCGGGCAAAACCTCACCGGGCAATCATTTGTAGGACAGAACCTGACAAATGCGAACTTTACAAACACGACCCTCACCAACGCCGACCTCTCGGGATGTAATTTAACAAACGCCATATTCACAGGCGCAATAATGCGAAATACCAATATTCCCAACACCAATCTCTCGGGAGTCACGTTTTCAGGCGTCCAAGCCGCGCAACTTCTGTATAATAAATCCAACGCAGACATTGCGTATCTCACGACGCAACTTACAACGCAACTGACGGCGCCGGGTCTCCCCGCGGTAATCGGCACGATTTTAACCGACGATGTCCGCGATTTGTCCGGAGGAGTGGATATAATTGCCGCCACTGTCGTGAGCGAGAATGTCCGCGCGGTCGCTGCGATAACAGTTCACCCCAAACGCGCATTTTATATCAGCGGGATATCTCTCGCGAATAACGAGAGCCTCACACTGAATATGTCGGGTATCCAAAGTATTGGAACAGTTAATAATCCGACCCTAGTCATAAACTACCCCGCGAAAACATTTACTGTATCTCGCGATAATTCGGGGAACACAACCATTGTGGATACGACGGGGGGTAGCGGAAACCTGACGGTTTCTAACGCGCTACTTCGTATTGGAAATGTTGTATACAAAATCCACGGATATACGATGATTGGTGTCCCTTACGATATCAATGTATATAAGATTGTCAATGTTGGATTATATGATGTTCTCACGAATAGTGATTATTTAGACGGACGAACGGGCGCGACGGGGGCGAGAGGTTTCACTGGCACAAACGGCGTGGTGGGTGCGACGGGGCCTACCGGTGCGGGGTCGGCGGATGGAGCGACGGGTTCACGCGGGGCCACAGGTGCGACCGGCGATATTGCGCCCACTGGACCAAACGGGCGTTATGGTGCGACCGGTCCTGATGGAACTACGGGACCAACCGGCCCACAAGGACCAACGGGTGACGGAGGAACTGAAAGCGGGGTTGGTGAGACCGGTCCGACAGGTGAGGTGGGGGCGACCGGCCCGACAGGCGAAGATGGCATTGCGGGCGTCATCGCAAATGTGGGGGCTACAGGCCCAGAGGGTTCAACCGGACCTACAGGATTAAGCGGGGCTATTGCGGGGATGGGAGCGACAGGACCGACGGGACCAACCGGCGCGACGAATGCGGGCGTATGGACCATCATTAACCCATCAAACCCTGAAACTACAACAGGATATACTAATATTCGGTATTATATTCCGCCATTGGAAGGCGGCGGCGGCGGCGGCACGCGAACAACTGTAGGCGTAAATACTGCGGCACTTGATATTCGCTATACGATGGATGTAAGTGGGTCCATCAAGACGGTCGGTATGAATAGCGTGAGTGATTACCGGATTAAGCATAATGTGTGCGACCTAACGAGAGATAAAACCGTGGATGGACTGCGACCGGTTATATATATGAACCGCCTTACTGGACACACTGAATACGGGTTCTTGGCACACGAATTACAGGGCGTATATCCGGAGATGGTGACCGGTGAAAAAGATGACCTGAATGGATACCAGACGATACAATATGAGCAACTATTCGCGATATTTATTGCGGAAATCAGGAGGCTGCGGGATGACATTGATAGAATGGAGGCGGATGATGACGACACATGAGTGGAGGCAGAGACGGACGACCGGTAGGGAGGCCGACGACCGGTAGGGAGGCGGACGACCGGTAGGGAGGCGGATGATGAGGACACATGAGTGGAGGCGGAGACCGATGACCGGTAGGGAGGCCGATGACCGGTAGGGAGACGGACGACATTGATAGAATGGAGACGGACGACCGGTAGGGAGACGGACGACATTGATAGAATAATCTAAAATTATATTCCGCAATAGATATAATAGAATGCCGGTGGATTATTCCAATCAAGACATAACCAGCACCGATTTAAGTGGCGCGGATTTAAGTGGTGGTAATTTTACAAATACTATTGCGACTGGTGTCAATTTCACCAATGCGAATATAACAAATACGATATTCAAAAACACGCTGATTGTCAGCGCAATAATAAGTACACTCGCCTTTAGTGATTTACAGAAGGGTCATCTTCTATTACGAGCGGCAAATCACGGCATCGCCGCCATAAACAACTTGACGTCGCTTACACTGGCGCAGTTTCGCGTGATACAACCTGCGGTGTCATTGGATAGTATAACCACGATACAAAGCGTGACAGTGAAAATCCCGAATAGCCAGAGTGAAGGATACATCGCAGCAGTGTCACCCGTCATTAATCAAATTGTGTGTATTTTCGTGGCTACGAATCAGAATGTCACAATTACGGTGGCTTCAACCGGCGCAACAGTGCGAACCATACGCAGTAACGGCAGTGTCATTCAGGACGTGGATAATGCGAATGCTACGTTGACGTATTTAAAGGTAGGAACCGTGCCGTATCGTCTTACTGCTGGGAATGGTGATGGTGTCATTGCGATGATACCTCTGGACCTCAATGTGTATCAGGTAAATGAATCGGGTGTGGGTGATATTCTCTCGTTAAATACATTTGTAGGTGCTGCTGGGGCGACGGGTCCAGCGGGTGTTACGGGAACAACGGGTGCGCAAGGTCCCACTGGCGCAATCGCACCCACCGGCCCCGTGGGCGATACCGGCCCCATAGGCGCACAAGGCCCGACTGGCCCCATAGGCCCCACTGGCCCCATAGGCGACACCGGCCCCACCGGCCCCATCGGCGAGACTGGGACTGCTGGCCCTACAGGACCCATCGCACCCACTGGCCCCATAGGCGACACCGGCCCCACCGGCACTATAGGCGAGACTGGGACTGCTGGTCCGACAGGACCCATCGCACCCACCGGCCCCATAGGCGAGACTGGCCCCCAAGGCGTCACCGGCCCCACCGGCACCATAGGCGAGACTGGCCCTACAGGACCCATCGCACCCACTGGCCCCACCGGCCCCATAGGCGAGACCGGTCCTACAGGACCCATCGCACCCACCGGCCCCGTAGGCGACACTGGCCCCCAAGGCGTCACCGGCCCCACTGGCACTATAGGCGAGACAGGACCGATTGCACCCACTGGCCCCACCGGCCCCATAGGCGATACCGGTCCTACTGGACCCATCGCACCCACCGGCCCCGTAGGCGACACTGGCCCAACAGGCCCTATGGGCGAGACCGGGACAGTAGGCCCCACCGGACCCCAAGGATATACTGGCGCATCGGGCACATCATCCACCGCCGCGAATACGTTTACGTATTATTTGTCATCTACTACAACATCCGGTAATCCAGGACAAGGGAACTTCCGTTTGAATAATTTCGCATCACAAAACGCGGCAACGGAATTATATATCAGCAATCTAGACGGAACTATCGCGAACAATAATATTTATGCGTATTTCTCTCAACTGTCATTATATGGAAACGCCGCTGCGGGGGGAGGCGGACACGCCATTTTAAAAATACAAGACGTGGAGAATTATTCCAACTACGTGATTTACAAACTCACTGGAGTTACATCCAATGACGCAAGCGCAAATGGCTGGGCGACCTTTACGATAGAGAATATAGTTCCTGTGATAACACCGTTTAACAATGCCCACGCGTGCGTGATTAGTTTTTCATTAATAGGCACGACTGGACCGACTGGAGCGACGGGGGCGGTTGCGCCTACCGGGCCTACTGGACCGACCGGACCTACTGGACCGACGGGGGCGGTTGCGCCGACTGGACCTACTGGACCTACTGGACCTACTGGACCTACTGGGCCTACTGGGCCTACCGGGCCTACCGGACCTACTGGACCTACTGGACCTACTGGGTCTACTGGACCTGCGGGTAGTAGTGCTTTTACATTTGTTGAATATATGTCTTGGACAGGACAAACTTCTCAAACCTTGCCAGTTATGGATTTTATAAACTACGACTACGAAATGATAGTAGAAATTAAAAATGTAAGCACGAATGCTTGGATATATCTTTATTGGAATGGCGGAAGCACAGGCACATTCATCGGTGATATGATCTACCCAGCAAATCCCGCAACATACCAAACTGGAACCGACCAACAAGTTCCGTATTATATGAACAATAACCAGTTTGCATATTTTATTCAAGTCGGTAGCAGTGCGGTATCATCAGCGAATAGGAGTGTGCTTAATCGGTATAGGCTTCGTGGTTTATCATCAACGAGGTTCGCTTTGAATATCGTGGGAAGACAACAGCTATATTGGAGCGATAATAACACCATAACAGATCTAGGTATGCCGAGTGGTGGAACATATCTTGCTAGTTCAGTCTGGTATAATACTGCAAATAACGCAAATTGGGCACCCACCGCAATCACATTTAACGGGCAGGGCGAAAGTGCGCCAGTAACTGTCACTTGGCTACGAATCAATAAAGTCAGCGCAGCATAAATTTTTATATAAGGTATATATACATAGAATGTCAATGAGACCATTTATAACTGATAAGGGGGCACATGTCCACGTGTTCCCAATTACGATTACGATGAACACCGCCGCAACGTTTAGATGCGTCATATATTCCGCTTCAAGCACCTACGACAAGGTTTTCAATTTAGACGGTGCTGACTACGCAAACTGGGGGTCAAATGATGACTATATCAAGGAATACATTTGCGACAAAGAGGGGTTTATAGGGCGTCCGATTCCTTCGTGAATACATAATAATACATAATAATACATAATAATACATAATAATACATAATACATAAATGTATATAAATATAAACGCATTTCTTTCATTATACAATTAGATATTTTATAATGAATCATACTACTACACACACAGCCGACTTATTAGAAGGTCTCAATAAAGCCATATCCGAATATCATATTGTAGAGGGTGGGTCCTATCAAATCAGCGCCCAAGTCACACGTCTACGCGAACTCGTCCACAAACGCGCGCCCAAATCCATTATGGAAATCGGGTTCAATGCGGGACATTCCGCACTCCTTTTCCTTGCGAACACACCACCAGACACCAAGGTCGTAAGTTTTGATTTAGGTGAGTATGCGTATGTATTCGCAGCGAAGCGTTATATTGACGCGGTGTTCCCAGGGCGTCATACACTCGTGACGGGAGACAGCACAACGACCATTCCCAAATATGAAGAACAGGTCGCACACCGAATGAAGGACCCAAACACGGCCCCGCCGCTGCGGTTTGATTTTATATTCATCGACGGCGGGCATCAAAACGATATTCCGATGAAGGATATTCTCAACTCGCAGCGTCTGGCCCGTGATGACCAAACCGTGGTTGCGATTGACGATATCTCTCGTGACCCATCACGGCAAGCGCATTATACGATACAGCCGACACAAGCGTGGGCGCAGATGGTTCGCGCAGGTGTGATTTGCGAAGACGGATATGACGATTATTTTGGTAATAATGATGCGTCGTGTCCGGCGGATTGTAAGGCGCGTGGAATGGCGTGGGGGGCGTATTGCTTGACGTCGTCGTCGGAGTCGTCGTCGTCGGAGGCGTCGTCGTCGCCAGAACCGGTCCAGGCCGCCTCCGCCTCCGCTTCGGCTTCTGCGTCCGCTTCGGCTTCTGCTTCTGCGTCCGCCTCGGCTTCGGCTTCCGCCTCCGCAGCATTCAAAAAACTCCGGTATAATTACTATCAAAATAGCTCTAAGAATATGGACCGAAACCAGATGCTACAAGAAATCCACAATCAACACCATCATCATCAAGAACACGAGAAGCTCGTAGCAGTGGCGGATATGTATCTAGATTATTTCCCTACGTATAACAAACGCGACACGAATTATGTGCGATATTACCGCGCGTGTTCCAATTCGCGAATAAATAAGGCATTGGCCGTGAAACAATACGAGGAAATCGTAGATACAATGTCGCCCCCACCGAACGCACCCAATGGCGTCAATGACGGCGAGTCCGAGCTTCCCGACTTCATCAAACAAAACTCTATTGATAAATTGGCGGAGTTATACCCGAAAGACCCGTGCGCGGAAATCCCGAAAGTAATCCATCTTCTCTATTTCGGCGAGACCGAATTCTATAATTTTCATCACAGGTGTGTTCACGCGATGGTCCAATATATGCCGGATTATGAAATCCGAATCTATAATGCGAAGGAACCCGTCGGAAATAAATATTGGGATGATATTAAGAGCCAGGCGCGCGTGAGTATCCATAAAATAGAACCCCCGGTCTATTACGACGGGTTTGAATTGAAGCATTTTCAGTATAAGGCTGATGTGGTGCGTCTGGAGCTATTATACGAGCACGGTGGCGTCTACCTGGACTTGGATATGCTTATTGTGCGCCCCTTTCACGACGTATTCGCATCGGGGCATTCATTTTATATCAGCGAAGAGTGTAAGAATGGCGGGGGGAACGGCGCATTAATCAATGCGTTCTTGGCAGCGAAACCCAAGAACGAGTTTATTAGACTATGGCTGGAATCGTTCAAGTCGGGGCTACGTCTAGGAATTTGGGCGCATCATATCCGCGACTCCAATAGACAATTGATTGACAATCACCCGCATTATATCCACAAATATCGGATGAACATATTGGACGGGAAGTTGTTTATGGCGCTTCACTGGCAGGACACGGTTGCGTTCATTCATTCGGAGACTGTGCCGTATAACTTTACGCCGGAGTCGTATGGAACTCACCTCTGGGAGACCATATTGGGGGATGTTATGCGGAAAAACGAGTTCCTTCATAAGGAGAAGATGGAGCTCGCCGTATACAATTCGCGCAATTCGGCGTTTTACGCCGGGTCCGAAGACGCCGACGCCGACGATGACCTAACCATCTATCCCGAATATTACCACGATTTACGCAACGACCAGTATGTGGATAAGTATATAACGAAAGGCAAACACGGCGGGTATTTTATTGAAATTGGCGCGGGGGGCGGTGAAGTGAATTCGGCGTGTTATTTCTTTGAAAAATACCGTGAATGGCGCGGAGTAGCAGTGGAGCCTGCGCGAGTATATCACGACGCGTTGCGCGGATGTCGTGCGTCTGTGGTGGTTCCGGCCGCAGTTAGCAATGTGACGTCTTCATTAACAAATGGTAGTGGCAGCGGCGCTATTTTCTATGAATCAACGATTCCTGAATTAAGCGGATTAAAAGGCGCACTTGAAAACAATAAAGAGGCGCACGAATGGACGCGTAATGGGACCAAGTCATATAAGGTGGATACGATAACACTTTACGATTTGTGTTGTCAACAATCGCCCCCCGAACATATTGATTATTGCTCATTGAATTGCCCGGGGTGTGAATATGAGGTTCTCTCCACGTTCTTTGAAGAGAACCAGCCGATGGAACCGGCGAACCTCGCGCCGACGACGCCTACGAGTGGTGGTAGCACTGTAAGCCTCGTAGTATCTAATAAGATTTTCCGTATTGGCTTCTTCAGCATTGAGGTGAGTTCGGATAAGATATACGATAAAGTCCGCGGTTTGATGGAACGAAACAATTATGAAGAGACGGTGAACCCGTATCTCTCGGTGATACCCTATAAGGGGGAACGCGTGACACGAGAGAAATACTTCAAATACACTAGGTCGGCGGAGAATTCTCCGCAATTATCAGACCGGTCTCTTTCATCCGTGTCGTCTACCGCCATTTTTACACCTATGACCGTTCAAACCCCGCCATCATCGCCATCAACCCCGGAAATATCCGCGACAACAAGTGCTGGTTTTCTTATGCGCCCCCCCTTTGCGGAAGAGGTTGTCGCGATATGTCTTGAAGAAAGGCCCGAGCGAACGAAATATGTAAGCGACCATTTACTTGCTCACGGAGTGAAACACTCGCTTTTAATGAACAGGATTAATACGGAAGATACTAAAGTAGGATGTTTTAGATCGCATATCAAGGCGATTCAATACGCGCACAGTAAAAATCTCTCGTCGGTCCTGATTGTAGAAGATGATATTGTAATACGGGATAATATACACGAACTCGCGAATGTGTCGCTGCCAGGAGGCTGGGATATCTTATACCTAGGTGGTATTCTCACGCGATATGATGGAATGGACCCGACACAAAAATGGGTGAAGGGGACAATTTGGTGTAATCACGCGTATCTGGTGAAGCAACACATGTATAAACCGATTCTGGATTTCGTGGAGTCGTATCCCAACTTGATAGAATTGGAGCGCAAGAATATTGATTTTATGTATACTGAATATATTCAACCGAAATACAACTGCTGGCTGGCGAACGAACAATATATCATTCAGAAAGAAGGATATAGTGAGATTGATTGTCGGGTTAAGTGGGCGAATGGGTTTGATTGGTCTACCTTTTCAATGAAGGTGATTTAATGGAATGGAATGGAATGGAATGGAATGGAATGGAATGAAGCGCGGAGCCGAATGGAGCGTAGCGCGTAGCGCGAAGCCGAGCGCGTAGCCGAGCGCGTAGCCGAATGGAATGTAGCGCGAAGCGCGGAGCCGATCGCGAAGCACAGAGCGGAGCCGAGCCTAGCCTACCCGAGCGCGGAGCGCGGATCCTATCACAGCGGCGCCGGCAATTTCACAATCTGAAAGTCGCAGCGATGAATATCGTTCTGTGCGTGACTAGGTTCGCGGACCATTTCAAATCCCGCTTGATAAAATGGATGAGGGAAACGGTCGGATGCGTTAATATAACCGCGAAAATCCATTTCAAGCAACCACATATCCAGTGGTGTTTTCATAAATAAAGCCGTATCTGTTTCTACGGCTTCTAATAATCTTTTCGCACCGCGTTGACTGACGAGGTATGCCCCCGCGGTGCGAAATAATGGCGTGAACCATACATTACGATTGCCTTGAATAACTGCTGGCGAGAGATTTCTGCGCGGATACAGTCCGGACTCGGACCCGGACTCGGACCCGGCCCCGGACCCGGCCCTGTAATATTTTCCGAGAGATTCGGTTGTTGTTTTCTGGAATGGAAAATACGGAGGAGATGCCGAACAATCAATATCATAATCGGGTGTCCATTGTCCGCCGACATAAACGACGTCGGCGGCGCCTCCGTTGGTCAAGGCCACGACAGATTCCCGAATTCTCTCGCGAGATTTGTCCGTGAATAAAACATCGTCCTCAAAAACGAGCAAAAACTCCGCGCTTGGATGCTGGGCGTGAGACCGCCAGAGAGAATAATGGCTCAACGAACACCCGACCTCGCCAAGAACCCGCGGAGTATCGCGGACGGTATCCAGCAAATCGGTGAATTCGGAATAATGTTGCGAGAGATTATTTCCATCAATCGCGGAAAACCGGCGATAATGACCGCGGTCATCGTGGTCGTCGTGGTCGCCGACAGTATGGACACGAAGCCCCGGAATACGAGGGGTAAATGGCCGAAACAAGAACGGTATATTCTTATAAATATACGACATACGATCGGGGCGCCGATCTAAATTGATGACCGCAATATCAAGTTTATCTAACATTGGCAATCACAATAGAATACACACACCCGATAATAGATAATATAACTAGTTGGATTTATACCAGTTCTGTGGATATTCCATCCGATATGCGTCGAAACGACTTATTATATCCATCTATAATATCCACTGACCGACCCCATTTAGGAAAAACTAATTAAACCGTTATTACTTCTATATTTTACCCGACCACACCGTATTTACATCACAAAATTATGTCCCTTGATATTTCTCCCGTCGCCGCGCCCGCCGCCGCCCCCGAATCCGCCGCCACCTCCGCCGTTGCCGCCGTTGCCGCCGTTGCCGCCGTCGTCAACACGACGATAAAGCCCCAGGTATGCGAACCTCTTCTTGAAGAAGACCAAAACCGGTTTGTATTATTCCCCATAAAAGACAATGCTATCTGGGGGATGTATAAAAAACAGGTTGACTGCTTCTGGCGCGCGGAAGAAGTGGACCTCACGAAAGATGTTGCGCACTGGAACTCATTACACAATGACGAGAGATATTTCATTTCTATGATTCTCGCATTTTTCGCGGCAAGCGACGGAATCGTTATGGAGAATTTGGCACAGCGATTTATGACAGAGGTCCAGTTGGCCGAAGCACGCGCGTTTTACGGGTTTCAAATTGCGATGGAGAATATTCATTCTCAAATGTATAGCATCCTTATTGACACCTATATTAAAGACACGACCGAAAAGGACAAACTATTTAATGCGATACAGAATTTCCCTTGTATTAAAAAGAAGGCGGATTGGGCGCTGAAATGGATTGGCGATAAACGCAGCACATTCCAGACACGCCTGGTGGCATTTGCGTGTGTTGAGGGGATTTTCTTCTCCGGCGCTTTCTGCTCCATTTACTGGATGAAGAAACGCGGATTGATGCCGGGACTCACATTCAGCAATGAACTCATCTCTCGCGATGAGGCGCTTCATACTGAATTTGCGGTGTTGCTGTATACGAAGATGGTGAAGAAGATTCAGCGTCATCGTGTGTATGAAATCATCCGCGATGCGGTGGAAATAGAGAAGGAGTTTATATCGGAGGCACTGCCGTGCCGTCTCATTGGGATGAATGCGAAATTAATGTGCCAGTATATTGAGTTTGTTGCGGACCGTCTCGTTCTTCAGCTTGGGTATGACAAAATTTACAATGCCACCAATCCTTTTGATTTTATGGAGATGATAAGTTTGGCGGGGAAGACGAACTTTTTTGAGCGCAGAGTGGGCGAATATGCGCTGGCGGAGAAGAAGGTGGCGGATAATGTGTTTGAATTCAATGCGGATTTTTGAGGTCTCGCGTCGCCTGCTCGTCTCGCCTCGCCTGCTCGTTCCATCCCGCAGAAGCGGGACGCCACTCGCATGCTCGGCTCGGTCATCGTCGCCGTTATTCCGTAGAATGTATATTATTGAAATGCTAATATCGGCGACGATGACCGAGCCGAGCGGAAACCCGGCGCGCTAGCGGAGGGATTTCCGCGAGGCGAGATTACATAAACATCGCCCGCATCCCAAGCCGTTTTTGCCCTTGTAGTGGAATAACCACATTTTGCTGTACCTTGTGATTTTGATAAACGCGGTTTATATTTGCCCCCCCTCCTGTTTCTGTCGCGATGGAAGATGAAGCCGACGACGGTCTATCATTCGGCATAAACCCCCCATAAGACCGTTGTTTTATACTTCCCAACTCTACTGTAAACGGCATTTTGGGTTGAATTAGTTGGTTCATCGTATTAAACCGCTGGGGCTGGCTATCGTTATGGGAATTATGGATACTAGAATCCAGACCTCTTTCAATATACTGAACGCGCTTACTCGTATCAACAATATAATTGCCATTTAGTTCTTTGATATTACGGATAGCATTTAAAGGCGAAACGCGAATCTTGGAGATTTTATCTAATGTTTGCTCTTCAAAATGAAGTTGCGAGTAATGGATATAAGTGTCAAATGCGTTGACATCAATCATATGCGACTCATTGTATATCATATAATTCATACCCGTTATTTTGGATAGCCCATCCACATTATTCGGCATAATAGATGTAGCCAATTCGTCGCGGCAAATCAACCGTTTAAGACCGTCCGCGAATTGAAGAATATTCATATTTCCAATCGTATAAAAGTTACTGCGGTCGACAACCAGTCCATATTGTTTGGCGCGTTCGTGAATGAGGTTATCCTCGCCTCCCCACGCCCAATAATTCGGAAACCCGTTTATTCTCTCAAAGTCTGCGCCGCGAATGGAAAATATGCCGCCAAGCGCGAACTGAAATCCATAGAAGTGCTTGATAACGCCGAAATCTGTATGGAAATTCAGTATATTTTTAGTATACGGCAGTGTATCTACGTCATTGAATATAAATATAATATTCTTGTAATCATTTGGATATGTATGTTTTAATGCTAAAAACCCTATATTTTTCATTGCGCCACGGTTAAATGGGCGTTTATCGTTTTGATGGACGAAAAAGAAGGTCCAATCATCGGATGGAACATCTTCCATAATTTTATAGATATAGGTGTTGAAAAATACGCGGTGTGGTTCACGGTCGCGATATGGGACGATGAACACGAATTTCGGCACCACTGTCGCTGTCTCTGTCGCCGTCACTGTCGCCGTCACTGTCGCCGTCGCCGTCACTGTCGCCGTATCCATAATCCGAACCGTCGTCTAAACAGAGTAGTATTATGATAAATGGTATAATATCATAATATAAGAAAAATGCGAAGTTACAACGACGAACCTATCCACAGGTTTATTCGGGCGTCGGCGCGTATTTCGCGAGAATCATCTTCGGAATGAGTTTATCACGCATATCGTGGAGTTTCTTATAACATTTGTTGATGGTGACTTCACTCATATCACTGATGCGGTTAACATCCTTCTTGGTTATGGGGAGGTGGCACATACACGCAACAAAGTATATGATACCCGACGCGATACTGTGCGGTGTATTCTCGGGAATCAAGTTCTGCTTTTCAATAAGCACCGCAATGAACTGACACAATTTCGTGAGTTCGTCGTTAATGGCTAGACGGCTACAATAGCGTTCAATAAATGCTTCGGGCTTCGTTTTACAGAAATTCGTTTTCTCCGAATTTTCTAAATTGGATTCCAATTCGTTGATGATACCCACCGCATTTTTACATCCCTTTGTTGCGCTCGTATTATCCAAGTTGAATATACTCGCGATTTCTTTGGGTGTCCGCGGGCAATTATGTATCTTACACGCGATATAGATGGACGCACTGACAACCCCGTCGCGATTCAGACTGCGGAATGTTTTGTGTTCGGAGATGCGTTTATGGACACGCAGTGCCTCGTCAATAATCATTTTGGAAATCCCCTTATTTTGCGCGAAGATTGTGATTTTCTGGAACATATCGTATTGCGCCTTCTCGCGATAGGGCATAGACTGCCATTCGGTATACCGCCGGATTTTCATCATATCTTGGGAATATGAACCGCCCTCGCACATCACCTTACAGCCGTAGGATGACTCCTTAAGAAGCGGATTGACCGGCATACCGCATCGTGTTGGGTCGTTGTTTTGATTATCGTCGGCACCGTAATAACGCCATTCCGCGCTTTGGTCCAGTGATTCGTCCTTGTATAATATACTACACGCTGGGTTTTTACAGGTGAGGAACCCGTCATCTGTGAGGACAACGTCGCTGGAACATACCTCGCAATTCTCTCGGATACCAGATTTACGATATAAACATTCTACGTTCATATCTGGCTTGACAAATAACGCGGATATCTTTTTGGTGGGGGGAGGCAATGACGCAGCAGACGTTCCGCCGTCGCCTCCACCTCCACCGCCTCCACCGCTGCCTTGTTTTGGCGAATGACTTACCGTCTCTGGAATCGTATATTTCACATCTCCAGCGTCCCCTGAAATATTATGTTCTTCTAGTAATTCTGGTGTGAAGTCGTGTTCTATTTTCGCCCATATATGTTCATCATTAATGACGCGTTTGTTTCGCTTGGTTTCATTTAATTTATTCTGATTCTGATTCGCCGCCGCCGCCGCCGACGACGACGAGTAACGATAGTGGCGTGTGTTTGCGCCGTAATTCGGATGAGCTGCGGCGGACGATGGTGTAAATAATGTAGAGGGTGGTTTTTGTAGACTAGTAGGTATAAACACTCCGTGGCACGAATTTAAATTGGAAAGCATTGGATATATGTGTGTGGCCAGTGGGATGTGATTTTTCTACTCTTTAAATAGAGAGTATAATTATATCTTTATATCAATTTTATTGATATAGCGGTCAATTTTATTGATATAGCGGTCAATTTTATTGATATAGCGGTCAATTTTATTGATATAGCGGTCAATTTTATTGATACGCGCGCGTCCGTTGTCCGCTCACTATTATCTGTTGATATAACAAGGACATCCCGCATTCAGTATTCCGCAATGGGTAGCAATGTGTCATCAATATCTTCCCCCAATATGGATGAAACCCGAAATATGGCGCTCCGATTAGATTTATACGCCCAGCGCATTATTTTAAAAGAGGTCAAATTTAATTCAACACTTGGAGACAGTGGAAAATGTGAAAAGCTAATTATTATTACGAGTGAAGTGCTGAATCGTCTTCCGTTTCGCTTGATTTCGTATATGGACCGTCGTCATAAATTGTTCTCTGAACGTTATGAGCCGATTAATGCGATGGACCGCGCACTCCTCATCAATACGAACCCCGAAATTCTCAAAGAAAGTAAGTTGGACGAACAAAACGTATTTAGAAAAAGACAAATGTGCGTCGGTATTGCGCGATTTTACGTCCAGATTGGAAACCTATTCAATGCGATAATGTCAACAATGCGGCCGTATAATTACGAATATATACAGAAAAATATGCCCGACAATTTTTACGATATGCTTACATTTGGTCTGCTTGATGGACCCGACGTTCGGAATAAGGATAAATCCAAATACGATACATACAATATGGCCGGATTTACGAGAAGGCAGACCGACGTTAAAACGAAAATGGAGCGATTATTGAAAGTCGGTGAACTAGATATGAAAATTACACCGGGAAGCGGTATATGCTCTATTAAAAAGGATATAGAAAACATTAAAATAACCCCGATGTCTTCAACGACGACTGCGTCTACCATCACCCAGAATAAGATTAAGCCGTCTATTTTCGCAATGTTGGAAGAATTGTATTTTGATATTTTCCACGAAATATCCAGCTCAAACAAAAGCCCGCAATTCATTGCGATGAGTGAAGAAATGAAAAACAAAATATACAAGCGAGATGTTGCCGAGTTATACCGAATTGTTACTGGGGGGAAAGAACCTGGCGACGAAATCAAAACATTTGCGGATGTTTCGCGGTATATTAATGACAATAACAAAATAAATGAATGGTGCGAAAAAAATCGGGGATTGGAGATATCCGTTAATAATAATGTGCGGTATAACCCCCTATTTGTGAAATACATCAAGCATATTCAGAGTATGAACTATCGTATCTCAAAACAACGCAGAGGAATTGTGAAATTATTAGACCGCGTATTTAATATAATGAATAAGTCGGAGGATGTCATCCACGAAATAGAGGAAAGCTTGGATAAAGGCGACACGAAACGATATACCGGGTTTGAGCAGGACGACCAGTATTCCCGCGACTTTTTCCGGCTGAACCTGAAATATGACTTTTTTATTAATCCGAATCTCACCGATGCGGATTTACAGGCGATTACCAATGAAGCACGCACGCGAATCGTGCGATTATATGCGGACAGTTATAAGAATTTCCTCACCGGGTTTGAAATACTCCAGGAATTACAGGAGAATTTGGGGTTAGACGCGTTGATTCAAGCAAAAGAACTGGCGAAAAAAGAGACCGAAAACCCGACGGGGGCGGAGGCGGCGGCGACCTCAGGGAAAAATGATGCCGCCGATAAAATGAAAGAGTTCGAACAGAGCAATATTGAATCATTTCCGCAAGAAAAGGAATTATCTGAAAAAATTTACAATGAGATTAGTAAAAAGGACGGAGTCCTTGCGAAACAATATCAGAAAAAATATGAAGAAATAGTAAATGCTGTAAATAGCGACTCTGGTAATGACAAATTAACGGGCGAGTTGTGGCGTAAATTACAGATATTGAATAGACTGGCTATTTCGGAAATTGTAAGGAGTAATGTATTGATTAATGAAAGATTAAGAGCTAGAATTAGTTCGGCCTTGAATTCAATATCCATAAAAGATACCGTAAACCCAATGAATCCTGCGATGGTGGCGGTGGTCTAACCGTTACTACTGTAGCCGGTCACCCAATTTCTGAAAATACTCTTGATTGTATACCAGATTTCCGGTGGGGCGATATGAATCTGTTGGCTTGTATTCCTTTTTGTCGCCCCCGGCGGCACCACCCCCCGCCGCATCACCGCCGCCACCACCGCCGCCACCACCACCGCCGCCTCCACCGCGCTGATTGTATAATAGTGCGTTGGCATCTTCGGGTGTGCGCGGAATACCGTTGCCGCCGCCCACGCCCGCACCGCCCACAGCGCCTGCGTCTTTGTATTTTATGACATTACCTTCTGCGTCATATAATATCGGCCGCCCATATTCGTCAATCGCGGTACCCGTCTTTTTCTTAAACTCGGTGCGAACGTAATTCGGAACATAATGAAGCCACGAAATGAGGAGCAGGTTGGGGTGGGTATAACGCACCATAAACTTGTTCTCCTGTAGCTTATCCACGAGATACGCAATACAACCCGCGTGATCGTAATTCGCGACACCGAGGATGATTTCCGGGACGACGAACCAGCAGAATTGTTGGCTACATTTTTGACGCGATGTCAGTTTGATTTTCTCGTGTATCCGTGTGAGTATCTTGTTATACGTAAATAACTTGTTCTTATCTTGTTCTTGTTTCTTTTCGTATAACTCGTCTAAATTCAGTTTTTCCACATTTTCTATATTATCGCCGGCAAATTTGAATAAGTCGTCCATTGATGCGCGGATGCGTGTATGTAGACACGGAAGAAAATAATACCGCACGCACGCACGCACAGACGCACGCACGCCGTAAACAATAATAAACAAAACTATTTATAATCAAATATACAAATGAATACCGACCCCCCCATTAAACATCTCGTTATTTCATCGGGCGGGCCTGCGGGCCATATGATGTATAGTATTCTTCGCACATTGAATTTGAAGGGTGTTTGGGACGCGAAAGACATCAAGTCTATCTATGGGTCATCCGTCGGTTCTTTCGTTGCGATTATCATCGCGTTGCGGTATGAGTGGGAGGTTATGGACGATTATTTAATTAAGCGCCCGTGGGAGAAGATATTCGCATCGGCGTCGTCGTCGTCGTCGTCGTCTACTGGCCAATCAAGCGAACATTCGTCTGACTCTGGAACAGCATCAGGCGGCACGTTATCCGACGCCAAAAATAAACTGGATAGTGTATTTAAACTATACAAAAATCACGGATTATACGGATTAAAAGAATTCACTGAGACACTACGTCCCGCGCTTCAAGGAAAGGATTTCGGGGTAGATGTAACATTCCAGGAGTTTTATGAAAGAACTGGCATTGAACTTCACTTCACAGTGACGGAACTGAATAAGTTCCAAACGGTAGATTTTAGTCATAAGACACATCCCAAACAAGGCTTGGTGGAGGCGTGCTATATGAGCTGCTGCTATCCATTCGGGTTTACACCCATATATCGCGACGGGTGTTGCTATATTGACGGCGGTATCATCAACGATTATCCGGTAAATGAATGTATCCGAGACCAGAAATGCGACATACGTGAAATACTCGGCATAAAGATGCTATGGGAGCGAAAACCGGCGAGTTTGACCGATAAATCATCCGTTATCCAGTTTATTTCCACCTTTTTCAACCAAATCAAGGGGAACTTATTTGAAAACCGCCCGACGAAACCGATTCCGAATGAGGTAGTTTGTGTTTCCAAAGTGTTTGCGTCGCAGGATTGGATGAACTGGGTGAAGGATGAGAACTATCGGCGCGAACTGGTATTACGGGGGGAGACATTTGCGAATGTGTTTATGTCGTATCGGCGGAACTTCACGGAATCGTTTCCGACGAACGTCACTCCCATTGTTCCCACTATTCCTGCCGCCGCCGCCGCTGCCGCTGCCGCTGCTGAACCCATTCAAACACAAGTCGTATTAGATACAACCCTTGCGCTGGAGCCAGATACTACAATTCCGATACCGGAAGCGGAACCGGCACCGGCACCGGCACTGGAAGGCGAATCAACCACGATGATGTAATTATTATTTTACTACTGGAATGAAGTAATAAAGTAATAAATTGATGAATTTATGAATTTATGAATTGATGAATTGAATCATTGAATTTATTCAACCAGCACTGTATTGAGGAACTCCATAATTTTATCCTTCTCCGGCTTGGCATCGTATTCAATGACTTGTCCATCTTTTACGAGTTTGACAGTAGGATATCCCTCAATCTTGAACTTATCTGCCATATCGGGCTCGGCTTCACAGTCCACCGTCTTAAATATAACTTTATATCCATTGATTTGGCGTCCGTTGAGTTCCTTTTCTACTTCGTCAAAAACGGGCTTGGCGGTCTTACAGTGTGGGCACCACTCTACCTTGAATAAGAAGAGTTGCGCGACCTTATCGCCTTCAGTTGCGCCGATACCGTCGGGGGCGGGGGTAGTTCCTTGTGCGTTACTAAAGAACTTATTCAAACCCGGAATCATATCATTCTTGATGATGTAGTAAAGAATACCGCCGATGGCGGCGATAATCACGAGAACAATGACGATATTCTTGGAATTGCCTGACAGGGCGGAACTGACGGACGACATTGCCGACGATGCGGCCGAAGCAGCAGATGCTGACGAAGCAGCAGATGCTGACGATGACTCTACCATTATTTATAACTACTCTATGGGTATATTATAATATAACATTGGGAAGTTTAATCTATGTATTGAACGAACGCGCGGAATGGAATGCGCGGAATGGAATCGCGAAAACGATATGAAAGGAACACGCTGTAGTTATATAGACAAACGATGATTTTCCGAGATAAAAAGACGGGGGCTTTACTAAATATTCGCAGGGATGAATTTGTCAACGACCGATTGTATTTTCAGGAAATTATTCGGAGCGCAGACGCAGGCGCAGACGGAATCACGCAGTCACGACGCTTCACGCGCCCATTTGATGAACTTACAAACGAAGGATAACTATACCTAAAACTGCGATAATTAAGACAAATCCGGCGGTTATGAAGAAGTTTAATTTAAGATCGGGGAATAAATCTGTGTCAAGAATGCCCCCGGTGTCAATAATAGGCCTTACGGCGTTGAATAATATGGAACTCGTTGCGAAGAGCATCCCGATTATGATAAACTTCAGTATCCAGGATGACCAGGAACTGGATGATACTGAGAATGGGCTTACGAAAAAGATAATAACGAGAAGAAGAGAAACACCTAAAAGGATACATGAATATTTGGTCTTTTCGCTATATTGGACGATGTAGTTGGTAGGATCTTCTATGATGGATGACATAATGGAATGGAGTAATGGAATGCGCGAACGGTAGTGTCACGTAATGAAATGACGGAATGAAATGACGGAATGAAATGGCGGAATGGAATGCGCGAACGGTAGTGCGGCGGAAATATAATATTTCTATATTATAATTACGTGCGTTTATAATATTGAATGTCAAATACGCGTCAACGAAAGTTTCGGCGGAAATATCATTCGGCGTCGTCGGCGTCGGCGTCATCGGTATCTCTTCGCGCAAAGTTATTGAGTAGAGGAGGCGGGAGCCGACGCCACGGGACTAGAGGCGAAGGAGGAGGAAGCCGACGACCCCGACACCACCGCGGCACTGGCACGCGTTTAACCCCTCCGCGAACGAAAAAAGTGAGAGCATTTACCAAGTCAGATTTTCACAGCGGCGACGGAATGCTCACTACGGTATGGGGGCCGAGTATGTGGCACTTCCTTCACACGATGAGTTTCAATTATCCAGTCACACCGACCCCCGAACAGAAACAGCAGTATATGGATTTTATACTGAACTTAAGGAATGTTCTTCCGTGTAAATATTGCCGAATGAATTTGACGAATAATTTAGCAACACGGCCGCTGAAAATGTGCCATATGGAAAGTCGCGATACATTTTCGCGGTTTGTTTATGACCTCCACGAAACAGTGAATAAGCTGCTGGGGAAGAACTCGGGATTGACCTACTGCGATGTGCGCGAGAGATACGAGCATTTCAGGTCGCGTTGTACGCAGGATGCGCCGAAGGTGTTTAACTTCACGAAGTTTTATCGGGGGGATAGAGGTAACAAACGCGAGAAAGAGAAGGGGTGTACGGAGCCATTATACGGGAAAAAGGCGAAGTGCGTGATTTCAATTGTGCCGCAGGATGTGAAAGTGCCGACGTTCAGTGTAGATGACCAATGTATCAAGAAGAGGGGGGAGGTGGTGGTGGGGGAGGAGTAATTTTTGTGTGGGGTTAGTATATAAGTAAATTATTTGTAAATGGCGGAAACAGGTAGTGGAAAAACCTCACGAGAACGGTCACGGTCGCCCCTTTTTATGACGGTGCTCAAAGAAGCATCGGCCAGACATCCCAGAACATTTAAACTACCTGAACCCGGCCGCCGCCAGGACGGCGATGTAGCAGGCGGTGTAGCAGGCGGTGTAGCACGCGATGTAGCAGGCGGTGTAGCACGCGGTGTAGCACGCGGTGTAGCAGGCGAACCCGCTATTCAATTGTCAGAAGATAAACGAGTGATGCTCAAACAAATATCAGATGGAATCGACGAAACGAGATTAAGATTAACTGACATTTTACAAAGACAGGGTCAAGCAATAGACGAGAGCAACCGGGTATTAGTAGAGGCAATCGCTCATAGAAAAACCGCACAAAGCCTCGCAGAAATGTTAGGCCAAATTTCAGATGATGAAGCCTTTAGCCGCGAGGCTATTGCGTTACAGAATACCGAAGCCGAGATAAACAAAATGAAGCTTCAACCAGCGATGGCTGAGCTCACCGAGAGAGACCTATTAGCAAGTAGCCCCGAATTCCAAAAAGCATTAGAAACGATTGAGTTTCATCACGAGGCATGTGCAGGGGTGGTTCTTACACCAGAACAGTTAAATTTTCTAAAAGCAGCTATTATTCATCCTACAGTTAGTAGGTTTTTAAGTACAGAAGAAGGAGACGCAATAGTAGCACCTAACCCTGATGTAGTCACAATATATACGAACAGAATATTGGAGTTGATTAGGTCACCTGGATTATTAAGTATGATAACGAAAACGATGAGTTTCAATGGTGATGGCGCCGAACAAGCGGTTCGCGCCGCAGACGATGGTAACGTTGATGAAGATCTGCTGGCGGACGCCGGTGCTTATCAAACATCAGTAGGCGAACTGAATAAATTATGTGACATCGCGTGTGTGGCTATACGTGAGAATGACGAAATATTGCTTCAAATTATAGAGTCAATCGCCAGTTTAAACAATTTTAATACAGTAAAAGGAATATTAAAAGTAGGAGCAGGAATTTTGTCAGTTCAACAACTAGCTCCTGGGGTTATAACACCTCTAACAGTGTTGTTTGAAATGGGTATAGAAGCTACTGGCTTGGTTGTATCATTTGCTTTGACAAATCCAGTTTTTTATATTGTATTGGGTTCACACATTATAGTGAATATAGAACAATATTATAGTCTATTGGTCGTTAATGCCTTAAAAGTTAAACAGTTGGCGATGGATTGGATTCCTGAGAGTGCATTAGCTAACCCTCCAGTAGCGGCAGCATTAGGAGGAGCCCCCGATCCCGCCGTAGCGCAAAGTAAATTGGTGTTTGGATTAGTATCAAAGAGCGCACATAATAATTTTTTTAAAATGGATACGGCAATTGGTCAAATAGAAGGATGTATATTCAGATTGGTCGAAGTGTGTACGGCGGGTGTAAGTGGGGCAGTCGGCTTGTTTAAAGAAGCAGCTCCTTATCAAGTAGCGCAAACTGCGTTAGGTAGAATACCAAATTGTATTCAGGTAATTGTAGATAAAATATTTCAAATACGCAATACTAGATGTGCTATCGGCGGCGGCGCAGCAGTGACCGCTACATACAAAATGAGAAGTGCATTTTTACGATCATTACAAACAGGTTTAGATCATGGCCAGTTTCCGTCATTTAATCGCGCAGTTAGACTTATTATACATTTGTCAAGTGTACGAGATTGCGCTTTAACTATCGGATTGGTTAGTTTACATAAAGCATTTGATTTAGTGGTTAAGGGATCGTCCACATTTGCACGGGACGCCTTAACAGATTCACAGTTAGCAAACGCCGGTTCGCCATCGATTGAGAGGGCTGCGAGGATGGACAGCGAACCAGAACTGGCATTTTTTGCCGATAATGGATTCGGCGGTGTATTGGACGGAAGAGAAGTGCAATCAGACGGACCGCAGGTGAAGGCGGAGTTCTTACCTCAACATAATCCTCGGGATTTCGCTAACTGGTTATTATTAGCAAAATTGTTGGCCCCTCAAGATGCGACAGCACGGGCGAAACCGCATAAAAAATGGACGAATCCAATAATGAAGATGATTCAAGCAATTTCTGCACTACCTAAGACAGAAGAACAAGTACGAACGATACAAGAGATGGTAAACGACCGAGAATGCCCTGAAAACATTAAAACCGCATATCGTAATTTTATAGAATATATAAAACAACAAAAGGCGCTAGCGCAGCAAGCAAGTGTTCATGCATCGGAAGAAGTAGTAGTTAATTTGGATGATCCAGCCCAATTAGAAAGTGCGATTGTTGCTGCTGCTGCTGCCGGTGACCGTTGTATAGTACCAGTATGTAATAGAGTGGAGGAAACATCTGTTGCGCCACCCGGTCTACCACAACACCCGTTTAATCCTCTTAGTAAGGATGGCGTGAATGATGATATGATGGAGGTTCCTTTAGAAAAAGGTGTTGAAGTGCATCTTCCCGAAGGACAAATGCGCGAAGGTGGCAAATCCCGCACCCATCGCAAGCGCGCTTCTACCACCAAACGCTCCCGCCGTAAAGCATATAACAAAAAATCCAATAAACGCAAATCCCGTAAGCAATTAAGTCGTAAGAAAATAAGTCGTCGGCGCCAAAGCCGTAGGAAATAAATCCGTCTTCAATGAAAAAATTGATGCTCCCGCGTCATTTTTTCTCCCGAAAAAATTGAAATCCTTTTTTTTGATTTCATCCAATGACAGCGTCCAGCAAGTCAGATACTACATACGATGAAATCAAACAGCCACCAGTCCCAGACCCTCCGTGAACAAATGACGGACTACATCAGCGTCTCCGAAAACATTGAAGGTTTAAGTATTACCCAACAATGGAAATACTTGCCAGCAGCAGCAGCAGCAGGAGGAGGGTCTTCCGCCGCCGCCGATCCCCGCGATATTATCGCACAATACTACGCCTTGGAAGGCCAACATTGCCCTACCAAAACCGCCGCCCGCTTGAATTTCAAGCACTTTGAGACCGCTCTTCCGCGCCATTACGCAATCGTCGCCGCGTCTCGCCAACCCCGCCAGTTCTCTTCTCTAACACATTTACAGACATCTTCATTGCGTGTGTCTGCCACCGCCACCCAGTCCAATTCTCGTGCGCGCGCCCGTGTCCATACCCTCAGCGACATCACCCCCTTCACCGAACTCACCGTGCGTCAAAAAGGGTTCGTCATCGCGCACTCCGCCCTCGCCCACCTTCTCGTGAAAAAACTCGCGGGTGTGTTCTGCGCCCGTCCACACACGCGTCGCGTCGCATTGGAACACGCCGACATCATCGCATCCTTCATTTCATCCGCGCTCGCGTGCGAATATCTCGTCGGCAACCGGTATTACAGAAACTTGCCCACCATTCTCGCAACTGAGAGATATGTCGTCGGAAGTGGCGAAAACGCAAAAACATACAGTGCGCAACTCACATTGGCAGATGTGACGCCCGAGAAAATCCAAGAAAACGAAGAAGAACTTCAGGTGTTCTACGATGCCAACATTGACCGGCTTGAATCGTGTGTGGAACAGTATGAGCGCGGGTTTGTATCTCTCAAAACACTCCGCACGGACCCCGAGTTTGTCAAAATGTTCACCAAATTCTTGGAACTCAATTTTCAAACAATGAAATGGCGTTCGCTTTCCCAAGATCGTATAGCAGCGGCGGCGGCAGCGGCAGCGGCAGCGGCTCACGTCTCATCCTCCGCCCCACGTTCGTCCGATAATGAATACGCCGAAGGAATCATCGCGTGTCGCCAAATCTTCAAAATCCAGTGTCGCTTCGCTCGTCTCTGCCAGTATCGCATCGCACATCTCTTTGACAATTCCAATTTCAGTTTCGCCGGTCTATTCAGGGCCACAAGGTCATCGCAGTTGCGTTTGTGTAATGACGGATTGTCGTCAGCACTACTCACATTTGCGGCGATTGAACCTCGGATGGTGACAACCGAAATGGTTCCAAGATTGGGCCTCAACTACCTTGCGTGTGGTGATGTATCAAGTGCGGCGAATCACATTCAAAGCCGCGACCCAGTGTTCGGAGGCCTTCTCGCCAAACACCGCCATCACATTCCCACGGCCAACCAGCTATACCCGAAAAATCAGAATCAAATTTTGAGAGTATCTAGATCGGTAAAAATGACCTACACCCCAGTTCAAGATACACTGGATTCCATCCGAACTGGTCAGCCTTGCTGCTGGCCTGAAAAGAAGGATCAGCAGTCGTCGCGCGGAAGAAGAATCATTCGCAAGAAAATGTAAGTAGCCTACGCGTGTGCGCGTAGGCGTGTGTGTGTATGGCAAATAAAATTGAAACACTTTTTTATTATGACCAGATAGACAGACAACCGAACCACCAATGGCAGCAACACCTCAAATCAATCGCTATGATGATGAACAAAATGGAATGAACGAATACGACAGGCGCACAACCGAATGGAATCAAAGCGACCAAGTTCAAGAAATGCGTTCTCGCCGTGCCGCCGCAATCAATAACACTCCGAACTACCATACCGGCAATCGCATTCACCATTTACGGGTGATTCAAATGAACGACCCTATCCGATGGAACGAACTATTCGGGCGCGAAATCCTGAATCCGGTTCTCCGTGATTACGCCCAAGCATCCATTGATTGGGCCAATGATGAAACCTATACACTGCTGTTCGCAGGACAAATGGATGTTTCGCTTTTGATGCAGGAGAATTTCCGTCCCGGCGTCCATATCGCAATCTTCTTCATATACCTTGGACCGCATCGTCAATTCTATGATGGCCACGCGATTCAGATGGAGTTTGGCGAAGGGAGTCATACGCATCAAACTGTGGCGCGAATGTTTGACCTATCCGACCGCGCGATTGTCCTCCAGGCCACCGAATACCAAATGCTGAGTTACTTGGCCGATGTCGATGAAGCGTTTGATCTACTTGACAGTTGTTTCCTTCAGCCGGATTTCGCACCGATGCGATTTATGTTTGCTGAACCCAACGTGAATGACTATGATGCCTACGGCGATTACACCGTGAATCTAAACGCGCCCAATAACCACAGGTGGCACAATTTCGCAGATGACGAACCCGAATCGGCAATCATTGGGATTCCTCCGCCTCCCCCAGTCAACAACTTCGCGGACATTTATATGGCGCATCTACAACATTACGACGACGACAACGACATTCCGTATCACAGCGACAGCGACAGCGACTACGACGACGACATTGAAGAGAGAGGCTAAGTAATAATATACAAGAGGTAAGGTGTATATTATTTTTATCCATTCCATTCCGCTACGCTGCCGCTCGCGATTACATTCCATTCCATTCCGCTACGCTGCCGCTCGCGATTCCATTCCATTCCATTCCATTACATTCCATTCCATTCCATTACATTCCATTCCATTCCATTCCATTCCATTCCATTTCATTATGCCGCTCGCGATTACATTACATTCGCTACGCTACCGCTCGCGATTCCATTCCATTACATTACATTACATTACATTACATTACATTCCATTACATTACATTCCAAACTGACTAAAATCGGCCATAACTGGACGCGGTGCGTTAATATCCTCTGATCTGGAATAATTGGGAACCTTCTTACATTCAAACGCAGGTTCAGGACATCTGGCACACGCGGGACATGGGGGGCATTTGTGTTCGGACGACGCACCGCCACCGCCACCTACGGCCGCACCACCTGCGTTTGCCTGGTCGTTTCCACTGACGCTGTTCATTCCAGGAATGCCGCCAGGAACATTCATCGGAAATGTGCTGGGGGATAAAGCGCTGACGGGGGCACCGAGAGATGACGCACTAATGCCTCCATTGATGGAGGGGTCGTATTTCGGGGTCGGTGGTAGTTTCGTATTGGATGGCAAATCTTTTGTTGCGACCGGTTTAAGCGGGTCTGGTATATCAGACGGTTTGGTCGTTGTGAACCCGTCGCGAATATAGTTGCCTAAACTAGAAGCCAAAATCAATGACAACAGTAAAATAAGTAAGAGATGGACTTTGGTCAGTTGCATATTGGTTGATATAATACTATATATACACAAAAAGTTTTTGAATAACTAGAATTGAAACAGTTTTACTCCTATTACGGTAAAATAAACAATATGACAGAAGAAGTCATTTTAACGAATAAGCCTCGGAAATCAAACGGCACTGCGAGGACGGCTGCGGCGGCAGCGACGGCAATTCTCGCGACGTCATATATTCCTCCTGCTGATGTTGCGAATACGGTCGCCGTAGACGCGACGCATAAATACGAAATCGGCGTGGATGAAGCGGGGCGCGGCCCATTGTTCGGACGCGTGTATACCGGCGCGGTCATACTCCCCTCACCTGCCAATGCGCCCGATTTTGATTTCTCGGTACTTAAAGATAGTAAGAAGTTCAGTTCAGATAAGAAAATCCGCGAGGTGGCGGAGTATATCAAACAACATGCCGTCGCGTGGGCCGTTTCCTATGAGGAAGCCGATGTGATTGACCGCATCAATATACGGCGCGCGACACTTCAGTGTATGCGGACTGGCATAAATACGGTGATAAAAAAACACGCCGCCGCTGCTGCCACTGTCGCTGCTGCCGACGATTACCTACTTCTCATTGACGGCAACGATTTCATTCCGATGGGACGAGGTTATAATGAAGATACGGAGGAAATGGAGACATACCGACACGTATGCGTGGAAGGCGGTGATAATACGTATGCGTGTATTGCGGCGGCGTCCATCCTGGCCAAAGTAGCGCGGGATGACTACATAGAAAAATTATGCGACCAGTATCCCGTTCTGGATGAAATGTATTCACTGCGGGGGAATAAGGGGTATGGCGCGAAGAAACATCTGGAGGGGATACGGGAGCACGGGATTACGCAGTGGCACAGGAGGTCGTATGGCATTTGTAAGTCCTTTGCGTAGCAAAGGACGATTCGCTATAGCGAATAAGGGGTTCGTGTAGCAAAGCTAGAACTCATCTGCTCCATACCCGAAGAATCCTCTTCGGGAAGATTGTCCGGTTGAACCACCGCGACCCCCATCTACCGTTCCCGTAGTAGTAAGTTCCTTTATTTTATTTTTCAAAAGTGTATTCTCAATTTTTATCGTCCGCATTTCTTCATCCATTTCAGCCGCTTTGACTTTGAATTCATCCACCAATTTCTGTAGATTCATCAGCATTTCCAAAGTGGTTTTATTCTGCTGAGCGGCAGCGATATAGGACGCATTAGGCACGCCAATAGTATGTATCGTTGACGTCATATAACGTCTAGTTATGTCATTTTGGTTATATATAAATTACTTTCAATTTTGTTTCTGTATATAATTATATAACTATGGTCTGTGCCACCTCCTGCGCCATCGCGTTTATTTTCATCGTCGCCAACATCTACTGTTGCGCATTCTCTCACCGTTCTGGGGGGGTCATCCAGGAATTCACCGCAAAACTATCACCGGAGAATCAGCGCAGGTATGCGGCTATTACGCAGGAACGCCAGGGGATTTATTTTATGGGACTCTTTCTCGGTTTTATTCTGGCGATGATACTGTTGGTATGCTGCCGTAAGTATTTTCTGGTCGGCGGCGGACGCGGAGGCCACGCAGGGGCGTTGTGTATGGTCGCAGCCGTTGCCTTTAGCGTGAATTACTTCTATTATATTCTCTCACCGAAGAGCGATTGGATGGTGCTTCACTTGAAGTCTGGTGAAGAAACGCAGGCGTGGTTGACGGTATATCGCACGATGCAATATAACTATCACATCGGGCTCGTGCTCGGTATTCTCGCGGTTGTCGCATTCGGGAATGCGTTGTGTGGGTGATGTGGGATAGTTTCAGAATAAAAAGTGTTAGCACACACACACACACACATACACACACGCACGCCGTTTTTTGTTTCTTTATTCATTCATACCTCGCCTTTTTGAACTGACGAAGCGTCTTGTATATGTTCGTCAGATTGTCTCCGTTTGAAAGCTGAGGATTTTTGACTTGGGAAACAGCTCCTCGCGCCCAGTTTCCTTCGCTAGGACCCGGCATTGAATAGTCGCAATCTTCTATATGAATGAAGTTTGTGTAAAGAACCTCTCTTCTACAAGCACCGCCTTCTTCTCCATCCCATCCCATGTCCGCATCTGACGAAAACGTTCTGTCATCTGACCAACTCTTGAACTCCGCAAAGCCAAGAACTCTCCCTCCTTTTTGAATGAACCAGAGTGTGTCGCCTGGTGTAGCATTTCTTTCAAAGTCTCGGGAAACGGCTGAACCATTTGCCGCAATCGCCCAGTATCCAACAGTTTCATTTTCTGTAATTTTTCCAGTAAGCTGGAGTCTGAGTAACTGTTCCCTCGTAAGTTTTATTCCTTTCTTGAAATTGTTTCCATCAGAAACCCGCATCCTGAAGTGATTTGCCATTGATTGATTCTTTGAATATGTAACTGTTATTTAGCAAACCACGATAAAAGTATTTCAATTTTTTTCAACACAAGGTGTAAACATCGTAACACCAAAAAATTGGATTTATCAAATGAATGTAAAGTAATAATATCCGGGTATAGTATAACCAGTCTTTGAAATGAACACCCCTCTTACTTTTTCCTCCTCCGCGCCTGACCAGAAGAGCTGGTTGACCAAGAAGGCCTTTCCGGCTGTTATGAAGGTTCTCCCTGTCGCGAATAGGGTTCTCCCTGTTGCTGCCACGTTTGTTCCGGCTCTTCGCCCGGTTGCTGCTGTTGTTGGCGCTATTAGCTCTCTGCGCAGGTAATGGACCGCCCCCCCGCACACATCCCCGCGCACATCCCCGCGCACATATAGGCGAAAACCCGAGCGGAGCAGGGTGAGTGGAACGACCGCAGGGAGTGAAACGAACTTGCGACGCGAGCCCGGAATAAAATTGATATATAAAATTCCAATATAAAGCAATCCCAGTGTTTCTTTATATTGACAAGCGACGACGACGACCCCGATGCGTGTTCTCATCTTTGATACTGAGACCACCGGCCTCCCCCCCAAAAATACTCCAACGAATCATAGCGCCAAATGGCCTCATATTGTCCAATTAAGTTGGGTGATATACAACGATGAAACCAAGCAGAACGAAGAAGATAAGGATTATATTATATCTCTAGGAACACACATTCCGATATCACCCGAGTCCACCGCGATTCACGGAATCACCAGCGAAATCTCTCGCACCAAGGGAGTGGCGATAGAGGTTGCGCTATTTGATTTCAAGCTTGCGGCCAACCGGTGCGGAAAAATCGTCGCACACAATCTGGACTTTGACAAGAATATGCTTCTTGTTGAGTTTCACCGCGCAAGGATGTTTACCAACATTTTCCCGCCTGTGGGGTATTGTACGATGAAGCAGGGGACGCCCATTTGTAAGTTGGTTAAGGTGTGGGATGATGGCACAATTTCGTTCAAATACCCGAAGTTAGTGGAGCTTTATTATGCGCTTTTCGGTGCCGACGCGCCTGCTCCCGAGGGGCTCCACAATGCGAAGGTGGATGTGGACTTGTGTTTGAAGTGTTATGTGAAGATGACGGCGGGACCAGCCCAGGAAGAATAAACATAAAAACTATAATGCGCGTATTTTTTACGGGTGTCAATTTACTCATCACATTCATCCGTGTCATATACTGAAACCCCACTGCTAATAGTTCCGATTAGCAATGATGTCGTAAAATATATATGGACCCGTTTCATTTTACGCAGGAATTCCGCACCTACCAACCAGTCTATTACTGTTTTGTCGTTATATTCTTTTATTTTTGGTTTGACGGAGCATAGCCCCCCACCGCCGTGTCGCGAAGAAGAACGATACGACGACGACGACGACGACGCGCCATACGGAAAGAACCCCGCGCTTGTTGTGAGGAGATAAAGCACGCGGGCCGGTGTCATATATTTCAATATCCGCTCGGTGCGAAGCTGGTCGGAGATGGGAACAAATGTTTTAAACACACTATTTGCCGAATACGCAACCGACATCCAGTATTCATAATCAGGAAATGCGATTGATATTGTCTGTGTGAAGAGACGCCGCCAATCCGCGAATGTTCGGCACGCGACGACTTCATCTGCGCGGGAATGAAGAAGCGGCCATAAATATAAGTTCACGATATCCATAATCGTTTCATTCCGGAAGAAATTGGGGGGCGCAGGTTGCGACGCCGATGCCCCCCCACCACTACCACAATATACCGCGCAACACATTTCGCCTGCGCGCGGTTTCAAGAATGCGCGTTTCTCGCGCGTCATTTCACAATCTAGCCACGGATTATATTGTGAAATTAAATGATAGAGTGAAGTATTTGGGCGTGGAACATCGTGGAAGATGCGGAATCTCTCGGATACGTAGTCATAGTGATCGATCATAAGAGGTGGTGGAAATCGGAAATTGTCTCGTGCTGACCATTCGGTAACAATACACTTTTCGTTCGTTTTGTGTAGTTGTGGTTTGAATCCGGACATTCCAGTGGATAAGGTTACTTTAAGTGACGACGAAGACGATGAACTAAACATTGATACCATTGATGTATTGTGTCAAATAATGTAAATATAATTCAATTTTACATTATCTCAAATAAAAATATTATTTTTTAATTATTTTTCTAATAGTACGCTTCTTCTTGTTATGCTTACGTTTTTTTCGGGTGTTCGAACGTGTTTGTTTTTTCTTATGTTTATTATATCCACCGGTTTGTAATATAGTTTTTAAAATTCTTTTTTTACGAGTCAAAGTATTATATGCTACAATCCTACGATCACCATAACGACGATCTATTCTAACAATTAATATTTCCTTATCTTTAAGCTTTGATACCAGGTCTGGATCTTTATGGGGGTCGTATGTTGACTCTGGATGAAACTCAAATATTCCTGGTAAAGTTACTGGATTTCCATCTTTTCCTGTAATTGTAAGTGTACCTTTATTTGGTATATTAACTATATTAACAAAATCATCATCAGTTATATAAATTAATGTTCCAACGTGTGATCCACCAATTTGATTATGAGTATTTATATATTTATTAGATGCGGCATTATTTAATTCTCTTGTAAGATTTTCATCATCATCATTATCATCATTATCATCATTATCATTATCATCATTATCATCATTAGCAACCGGTCGCGTTGCTACTCGTAAGTCTTCTGTTTCTGGAGTAACGAATGTTTGAATATCAATTGTTGTATTATAAAAAAAACTATCCAAAACCTTATCAGCACATACAAGAACATAACAAAAAATTGGCGTTGTATCAACTATTTCTTCATCAAATGATAGTTTTTTTTTAGGTTTAGAGCCGACTGGTGATCGTGTATCTACTACATTTTCAGGATTATAATCTCTGTTCTTACATTTTTTATTATAATATATGTGAAACCAGCAAATGAATTTGTTGTTGTCATAGGTCCATTTAAGAGTTCCGACATAAATATTATATCCAGATAGATTTAATTTATCCAACAACAACTGTTCATTTGTTTGAGGATTCATTATTTATATATTCTACAAAGAATAAATTAGGAGCTCACGAGGAGCAGAACTCCGCCTTCCGCGATTCTGCTCACGAGGAGCAGAACTCACACCCGCCTACATCATCCTCTTCCCCCCCCGCTTTCTCCGGCTCCACCGTAAACTGTTGCGCCTGGTGTTTCGCTTTCCGGCGCAAGTAATAAACACCCGTCTTCAGTCCCTTATTCCACGCGTAAAACAGCATAGACGTCAGAATATTGTAATTCGGTTCTTCCACCCATAAATTCATACTCTGGCTCTGGCAAATAAAGGCACCGCGGTCAGCCGCCATATCAATAATATGCCGCATCGGCATCTCCCACACCGTCTTATATTTCAGTTTCAGCGCATCAGGCAATCCGTCAATATATTGGACGCTCCCCTGGTTCGCAATAATATTCGTCTTCACGCGCTCATTCCACAGTCCTAGTCCAATAAGTTCGCGGATGAGATACCGATTCACCATAATAAACTCCCCCGCTAGGGTGCGACGTGTATAAATATTACTGGTTATTGGTTCAAAACATTCGTTATTCCCGAGGATTTGGGAGGTGCTTGCGGTTGGCATCGGGGCGAGGAGCAGCGAATTGCGCAGACCGTATTTCTGGATTTTGGCCTTCAAGTCGGCCCAGTCGTATCGTCGTGTGCGGTATTTTGGTTCGGGATAGGTATCGGCGGTAGGGTCAATGCCCCACATATCAAACTGGAGGATACCTTGTGATGCGGGGGAACCGGGGAATGTCTCATATGGGCCGTGTCGCGCAGCGAGGGTCATTGACTCTTTAAGTGCTGCGTAATAAATCGTTTCAAAAATCTCTCGGTTGAGGACGCGGGCTTCTTCGCTGTGGAACGGAATATCCAACGACATAAACACGTCGGCGAGTCCTTGGACGCCGATTCCGATGGGGCGGTGGCGCAGATTGCTTGTCCGGGTTTTATCGGTGGGGTAATAATTAATATCAATGATTTGGTTCAGGTTATCTACGGCGAGGGCGGTGACGCGTTCAAGTTCCGTGAAGTCAAATGGGGGGGTGCGTCCCCCAACGACGCCAGGGGGGGTGCGTCCCCCAACGACGCCAGCTCCGCTCGCTTCGGATACGACGGAGGAGCCAGAGACTACGGAGGACCCGGAGGGGACGGAGTAGTCGGAAGCGACGGAGGAGATGGCGTCGGAGCCGGAGGGGACGGAGTGGTCGGAAGCGACGGAGGAGATAGCGTCGGAGCCGGAGGCGAGGACGAAGTCGGAAGCGACGGAGGAGATAGCGTCGGAGCCGGAGGCTCCGACGAACACGAACCGGTTCAACGCTATACTCGCCAAATTACACACCGCCGTCTCATTCTCATCCGAATACTCCATAATTTCAGTACACAAATTACTGCTCTTAATGATACCAATATTCTTCTGATTGCTTTTCGTGTTCGCCGCGTCTTTAAACAGGATATAAGGCGTCCCCGTCTCCATTTGGCTGTCCAGAATTTTCAGCCAGAGGTCGCGCGCCTTCACTTGTTTCCTCGCACGCCCTTCGCGTTCGTATCTCTCGTATAATACGCGGAACTCCTCGCCATATACATCTGAGAGACCAGGGCATTCATCGGGGCAGAAATACGACCACATATCCGCGCTCGCTCCACCGCTCGTCGTCGCAGTCGCTCCGCTCGCTCCGCCTCGCACTCGTTCCATAAACAAGTCCGGCACCCATAGCGCATAAAACAAATCGCGCCCTTTCATTTCCTCGTCACCGTGATTCTTCTTCATCTCTAGGAAATCCTCAATATCGGGATGCCACGGCTCCAAGTAAATCGCGAAACTCCCATTACGACGCCCCCCCTGGTCGATATACCTCGCGGTATTATTGAATACACGCAACATCGGTATGATGCCATTGGATGCGCCATTTGTGCCGCGAATATGCGACCCCGACGCGCGGATATTATGAATATGAAGCCCGATTCCGCCCGCGTGTTTGCTGATTTTAGCGCAATCTTTCAGCGTATCAAAAATACCGTCAATACTGTCATTTTCCATCGCAATGAGGTAGCAAGAACTCAATTGGGGGCGCGGTGTGGCCGCATTGAATAGGGTTGGCGTGGCGTGCGTCATATACTTCTGCGACATTGCGTCATATGTATTCTGGATATACACGAGGGTTTCGTATACGTTGCGTGTATCAGTGCGCTGACTGTGAATCCCGAGGGCAACGCGCATCCACATATGTTGGGGGCGTTCTACTAACACGCCATTCACGCGCATCAAATACGACCTCTCCAGGGTCTTGAATCCGAAATAGTCAATGAGATAATCTCGGTCTTCCACAATCATCTGTTGAAGTGCTTCGTGGACGAGATATGGCCCGGGGCCAGGCACAGAACCGTCACGGGGAGTATCTATGATTTCGTGGAGGAAATCCCAGACTTGTTTGCTGATAATAGGACAGTGCTTATCGTGCGAGTCGCGGTATTCATATAACGCACGCATCGCTACGTAAAACCCGCCGGGAATATTCTTGTGCGCGTTGGAAATAATGATATAAGACCCGAGGGTTCCGTAATCTGGATGCTGGACTGCCATCATCGCACACTGCTGGGCGGTGAGTTCGTCTATTTTCGTGGTTGGAATTCCGTCATATAGCTGGTCTATGATTTTGATGACGAGGGTCGTATAATTCACGCCGGTGATTTTGGCTTGTGCGCCGAGCATCTTTAGGCGGGCGAGGATTTTATCAAAAGCGACAATCTCTGTGTCGCCGTTTCGTTTGAGAACATACATGTCTTCTGACGCAGACGCAGACGCAGACATCTTATATTCTATGGTATAATATATATTATACATCGCGGTTTAAACCTTTTCTCTCCTATACATAACACAAAACCAGAGAAATGAAATACTGTAAAGAGTATATCGGTTTATTTGTCCTCGTCATCGCGGTTGTCTTTGCCGGGCCGTTTATAGATGCCATCCACGATTTCAGCGCCGTTACTGGCCACGCAGCAGGCAAAAAACGCGAAGGATTCGCCGCCGACCGCGTCCCATCCGGTGAATACCCGCGCGAGGTAGATGAACCGTTGCTTTATCCGGTGTATCCCAAGAAAACGACCGGATATGGCGTCGTGCTCCGAGAGAATGACTCCACGAACAATTCCAAATTATACCCCGTTGCGGCGAACCTCGCCAACTACGACCAAGCGACGAATAATGTGCGTGATTGGGTGACTCCGGATAACGGGTCGTGTATGCCTGCGGGAATGTGTGGTGCGTTGTATGCGCCGAAAGCGCCGGCCGAATATAAGGTCCCAGACCCATTGCCGATGAATCATCCCGCGCGCAGGGTGGGATTTTATGCGGTGGGGGCGTAATAAATTATATTCGTTTAGTATATATTATGAATATCCACAGTCCAAAAGCTGATGCGATTGTTAATATGATGACGGGTTGGTTTACACCATTGAAACTCGAATACCCAGAGAAAGACACCACACGACAAACCCTACTTGATATTTTTTGGAATAATGACAAGACAGTTGCCTGGGCGGGTAGGTTGGAGAGTGGACGGGCGGGTAGATTGGCGAATGAATGGCCCATATTCTTCAATAAACTTTTTTATCTTTTTAGGAACCAGGAATTCAGTGGTAAAAAACCAGAAATGTATAAATCCGAATTTAAAAAAATGTGCTCACAACATCGCATTAATGATGATGAACTAAATAATATGACATTAGAAGAGTTTGTATATTTATTCGCGTTCTGGATGCCTGAAATTTTTGAAAATGAAAAAAATCTACAAAAAGTTTACGACAATGCTGCTGCTGGTTATTCTACAACCAGAGGCGGTTCAAAGAACAAATCCCGAAAACGCAGCACACGAAAACCCCGTCGCAGTCGTCGTCATCGCCGACGAACAACTACCCGCAAATATAAAAAATTATACAAATAAAATAGTTATATCTGTTTTATTGTTAAACCTTACTCTCATCTATTTCAAGGTCATTGATTTTGAAACAGTTGATTAGAACCTCCGATGGTCCTTTCGCGGTGTGTCTCGCGCTGCCGTATTTTTTATTCGTTTGAAACATACTATTGTTTATTGCCATCAATGTGGCCATATTCGTCGCAGTCGCCGCCGTGTCGCTCGTTGTCGTCGCTCCACTCGGAACAATCGCGCTTTCCAGTTTTATGATTTTGAATTCACTACCGGTGCCGGTGGCGTCTCCTACCGCCCCCGGCGGCGTCCCAGTCTTCTTTTTCGCCGGCGCGCGATGTTCATACCCAGTCTGCCGCTCTTCTTCAATTATCGCCCATACGCGCTCAAGCGCCTTCACCGCCTCCGAAAACCAAAGTCGGTTCCGACGCACGAGAACGCAACTGTATTCATCTAGGTACCAATAAATCGTCCGCACCCATATATTCCGCGCACGTTCGTGTTTGGCAAATACAGCCGCCTCCCATTCCGTGTATTCTTCATCCGCCGGCGTCACGCCAATCGGCGCGTATTCATATAACTGTATCGGTTGTGATACATACCCCTGACTCGTCAATGCCGGCGCAGTTTGAAACCAAAGGATAATCCCCTTTTCGTTTCCTCGCGCAGTATATCCTTTGTCGCCGTCCGCGTCCGCCGTGTCCGCGAGATACTCAGCCTCACTATCGTATTCTTTGAACCGGGTCTCCACGAAGTCGCATTCGTCCAAGTCACATACCTCCATCTGAATCTGGGTTTGAATCCAGTATTCTTCCTTGGGGCGTCCCGTAATCTCTCGGTTGAAGATATTCTTGATTTCTACCATCCGGCCGTAGATGGGCGACGCAGGGTCAACATTGATTCCGTCGGGGGATGCGCCGATGAAGGGATAGTCGTCGTGTTGGATACACCCGAATTCACCGAGCCGGGTTTTATTCCGGTATTCATAGACCATTACGGTGACTGGTTCATAACGTTGCCCCCAGTGAAGGGGGGAATTCACGGAACCTTGGAGTGGGCCTTGTGGCGACGACGCGTGTTCAGTGCCGGTCCCGGTGCTGGCGGCGGCGGCGGTGGCGGCAGCTGCGCTGTAGTTCTTACACTTTTCATAGATGAGTTGATTAATAGACGCTTGCGACCCGAATGCTTTAGAAGCCGCACTTGCGGTGATGAGATTATTGCGCCGCGCATACCATTCCGGCGTTCGTTGGTCGGGTTGCGGCTTTTCGCGCAAAGTCTGGATTTTCTGGGTCATAACGTCGGTGGTGACTGAGGCGACAGAGGCGACGGAGGCGACAGAGGCTCTAAATGGCGCGATTTCCTCGTAAAATCTCTCGGCGATGTCATCATATAGCCCGCGAATATATGCGTCGGTGACCTCATTTAATGCGTCTGCCTCAGCCGCAGTGGCAGTAGAGAAGTCCGACCTCGCGGGGGTTATATCTGCGAAGTAGTCGCATAAATAGCTGTCAATCCACGTTCCAACGACTTCTTCTGTATTGAAATCCTCGCGTTTGAATTCCAGTATATTCTCTCGCGCAATGTCGGCCAATTCATCAATCGCGTCGTTGATAATTGCCTCTCTATCTTCATCGGTTGGAAGGACTGAATACGGTGCGGTAGCGGTAGCGGTGTCATCGGCCTCGTCGGCCTCGTCGGCGTCGGCGTCGGCGTCGGCGTCGTTTCGGTCATCCACAACTCCACCCGATTCGCGAGATTCATCAGCACCGATTTTAGCATCTTGGTTCATAATTCATATATTATTCATATAAATATGTTTATATTCATAAGAATATTCAATTTTACTATTATATCTATCTATAGTAGTATTTGATTCAATGGTTGGCGCTGGTTTATTGCCTGCGGCCGTCCACAAAGGCACAATTTATTTATTATTCGGACGAGAGAATGAGCTCAATGATACACCGGGTTGGGCGGATTTCGGCGGCGGTTCAAAACCAAATGAGACGCCACTAGATGTAGCTACGCGAGAAGGGAGCGAGGAGCTCAACGGGCTACTGGGGTCGCAAACCACGCTTAAAAAGGTCGCAGTCCGGCACAAAATCGCGGAACTAAAGTATCAAGAATACACCACCATTGTTTTTAAAACCAACTACGACGAAAAAATAGAAGAATATTACGAGAACAATTACCGGTTTTTTGAAAAGTATCTACCTGGCGCCAAGAAAAACCCGTATAATGGTCTGCTTGAAAAAGCGGAAATAAAATGGTTTACATTCGCGGAACTGAAGAAAAACCGGGGAAAATTTAGGCTTTTTTACCGAAATATGGTAGATATTATATTGGAACAAAAGGACGCCATTACGCGTAAATTATTGCGGCCGATTTGCGGGGAGAAGTGTAGTTTAAAGGTTTCACGGTCCGCGGGGGGCGAACCCGGTAAAAAATCAAACCGAAGAAATAGTAGTGTGAAAAAGACGCGGACGCGGACGCGGACGCATCGGCGGAGTAGAGGAACGAGGCGTCATTAGGCGTCGTCAAGTCCCGCTGCCGCAGCCGCCACTGCCGCCGCTACCGCTACCGCATCATCTCCCACCGCCGCCGCCGCCAACTTTCGCTTCTTCGACATACTACTCGTAGGTGCGAGGGATTTCATCGTAGATTGGCGCTTTTCGCACCGTTTGAGCGTGAATTTCTTAAACCCTGCGTGATAAATGAGACACGGGATACTTGTTATGGCGCCGATAGATTTGTCATATACGACATCCTTGGCGCGCATTAACTTCTTTTGTTCTAACGCGGAAACAAGAAACTGGTAGAGGGAGATGATTTCTTGTTCGGTATAGTTTTCCTTCTTCCCGTGTTGTGTGGCAAATTCACGGAGTTTACCGACCTTGGCGGATTTATCCAATTTATTCCAGGGGTCGCTCTTATTCGCGTTTTTCTCCTTTTCAAGGATATCGTCAATATTTGGGTTGGTGATAATATCCGGCTTCAACATTCCGTAATTGCCAGTGAGGAGCATATTCTTGTAGTTGATGTTTTTGAGGGCAGCGTCATCGGATGCGGCATTTGTGGCTGGTGCTACGGGGGCGGAGGCGGAAGACATTGTGGCGTGGGGCGTTTGATGGTATATACATAATATAGTAAGATGACTTAAAGTCGTTTTTCGTATATTATGGATTTAGTTAGATATGAACGTCGTATCGTTAGATATGAACGTGGTAATGACTACGTTCACAAACCGCGTTATTATCAACATGCGCTACCATTGTATTATACACAGTGTGGATTGGCTGTGCCAATAACCCTCCATAATTGATAAACGGACACGGTTTCGCCATTGGTAAATTTGACATATTTTCTACAATCCGATTGTCGTGTGATTTTGTTAACGTAACGTTTTCCTTACGTATTTTTGTAACTCGGTCTAGATGAAATATTCTATACTTGAAAGCGTAATTGATAGGAATGTATTTGTTTGCGAGCGCCAACCCCGCGATTACGTTATCACATCCCATACAATTTCCTATTGAAAAATCAATTCTACTTTGTAACGTTTTCATTTTATCTGTTTTCCTAAAAACCCAGCAATCTTGCGACCAGCACTTCATCGCCCAAAAATCTACAAAGACGTCGCCTTTTTTATCTATTTCGTGCCTTGATAAGCAGAGTGCGAGTTTATCATTTAACATATTAGAAACGGAATACCATTCAAACGAATCTTCTAGTATAATATCGCTATTGGCAATACATACAATTTCGCCGTCTTGAAATGTTTTTAGACAAAATGTAATAAAATACTTCCAGGTTAGTCGGTCCTTTAGATTATTCAAGAACATCGGTTTATCCGTGGTCTCATCTACACCTCCATTTTCATACCCAGTTTTTATATATTGTAGACCATTGTTTAATTTACTAAAATCCGGAACATGTGTGTAAGTATATTCTTTTTCATCCTTATGGACTTTGAGATTTATTAGTTTATCGTGGTGTTTTATGTATTCGGGTAAAAAATCAATATTACCTTCGTATAAATTATATATTTTTTTGATACATTTATTATTCAAATTATTATGGAGGCATAATAACAATTCTTCCAGTTTTTCGGGTCGTTGTATTGGATATGTCTGAATAATCAGATTTATTGGGCCTAGCTCGTTATTATGTTCGGAGTATGGTTGGTCCAAATTAACGAATTTCCGATACGTAAATGAAGGTTCGTAAATATATCGTTGCTGATAAAAATCCATATAGTAGAGATTATGTATACAACCGTAATACAAATAAATCAATGAATATAAACGGATTATTGTTATTATATTATTGTATATTCATATCATAATAATGAAACCTATTGCTATTCTATCGTGGGCGTTGCTGCTTACATGCGGCGTCAATGCGATGATTGCGCCAATCGCACAGGATTGTGGAAACGGTATTTATTGCGCACCCCGCCAGACGTGTATGAGTAATGCTACTGGCGCTGGACTTGTATATGCGTGTTCGCCATTGTATCGCGCCGTTAGATGTATGGATGCTCGTTTTTCGTGTCCTATGTCGTATACGTGTGCGGAGAATTCGCGGTGTGTTTCCGGTGATGCCGAAGTGAAGGCGAAGCCGGAACCCGATGCCGAGGACGATGTCGCCGCCGAGGACGATGTCGCCGCCGTCCTTAATCTTGACGCCTTCCATGTCGCCGAATTACGCGATTTTGGAGTAGGCATACTGCCTACGTCGTTGAGCATTTGCGGCCCCATCACCCGTAATTTCCGTCTTCCGAACTTTTGCACGTGTGCGGATGCTAGATTGGGCGGAGAATTAGGATGTACGGTCGGTCTTCAAAATTATATATCAATTGGCGCAACTGCGTGGGTTCGCCCCTGTGATTCGCCGGCCAACTTTGGGTATAGAGCGTGGGCGTCTCTTTTAGGGACAAGTAGAAGCATCGGAAATACGTGGTCTGCGTCATTTACGCTTACACGGCCAATCCCAGGCGCATCATTTGAAATCGGGCGTTCTAATGCGGGCGCGCGAGTAGAATTGACAGGAGAAGTTAGCCGCTTCATTCTCTCAACACGAGTCGCCATCGGCGTCTGTGCTAAACTCGGGGTAGGCCCATTATCAGTAGAGATGTGTAATCCGACGGTGCTTCCTTGGTTGCCGGTTACGATTCTAAACGGGCCTCGGTTTGATTTCAGTAGGTTTTGTTAAATGGAGTATTGTAACAATAAAATACTAGTTTCGGTTATTGTTACACTGTAGGGTATGATTTACAACGGGCGTATAAGTCCGACGAGGTTCTGCGTCGTCGTCATCGTCGGATTCCAAGGCACAGTCTTTGGCTGGGATGGGGTCGCGAACGATTTCGGGCTTGGACGCCCGACATTCACCTTGGTCGTGTTTCCATTAAACGCGCTGATATTCAGCGTAAGTTTGGCGCAGGGCGCGGAAGTAGAGGGATTCAAAAACATGTTATGATATAACTGTGGAAAATATCTTTACATTGGTTTAACCTGAATTGATAAAATTGAAATCTTCTTTTTACTAGAAAAATCAACCACGAACGACCGACAGACAGACATCACAGACATCCAATGAATCTCTTCATTCTCTCGCTTGACCCCGCCAAGACCGCCGAATATATGATGGATAAACATATCGCGAAAATCATCCTGGAAGCAGTCCAGATGTTATGTACGACGCATCGCTTACTCACGGCGACGTCCGCCGGCGCGGCGGTAGACCCGTGCGTCTACAAAATCGCGCACAAGAATCACCCCGTAACGATTTGGTGCCGCGCCGCACAAGCCAACTTCATCTGGACCCTGGACCTCATTGACGCCATGCACGCAGAATGGAAATACAGATACGGCCACCCAGTACAAAAACAACACAAATCGTATATTGTGGCGCAGTATTTACGCCAGAATATCCCACCCCCCGACGCATTTGAGCGCGTCAGCGTCCCCGGCATAATGACACCGTTCGCGCTTGCGATGCCCGACGAGTTCAAGGTCCGCGCCAGTGCCGACATTTACGACGCGGTGGCATCCTACCGGAGTTATTATTTGTCCGAACCGAAGCGACGGATTGCGAAATGGGGGAAACTGCGCGGAATGCCGTTGTGGTATGTGCGCGGATTGAGGAAAATCCAGGGGCGACCGGCACCGCGGCTTGTCCTCGTAAAACATCTGAAGTCGGTATAAAATCAATATACTAATTACATACAACAACGCCGCCGCTGCCGCCGATATATGACGACGACGAACAACTTTTCCGTGAGCGGAATCTACGAGTATTACTCCGGCGGTGGGGCACGTCCGGGCGCGAAAACCGGGTTTATTCACCGAACCATGTATTTCCCGCATCAGGACGAGGCTGAAATTGCGCGGGTCATATCGCAATACGCTCGGTTTGTCGTTGTAATCCAGCAAAATGAATATGCGGTGTCATTATTTCAACGTGACATTCAGCCACAATTACACGCCGCAAACAAACCGTATGTCATTATCACAGGTATGGACGATTATACATTTCCGCACGAAGTAGTGGGTTCATTTTTTATTGCGTCGTCGTTGTCGTCGTCGGCGTCGCCCCCGTTATTTCGTCGGTGGTTCGCAACGAATTGTCTACACCGAAATTTACTTTCAAATAAAATAACTCCCATCCCGTATGGAATTGACTACTGGACACTCTCTGCGCGGAAATCGTGGACGAATACTCCGATGGCGTCGGCGTATACTCAGGACCGGCATCTCTCGCGCTTGCGCGATTCCACCGTTCACTTCTCAAGGCGCGCCGCCGCCGCCACCGCAACCGCCCCGCCGCGAATCTATATCAACTTCCAATTTAATATGGATGGAAATGGGAACTCCGAGAGATTACTCGCATATAATACAATTCCGAGAGATTTAGTGTCTATACAAGAAACCCCGATAAATAGGTATGACACATGGGGCGCTTATACCCAGCATGTATTTGTCGCTAGTCCGCGCGGGAATGGCCTGGATACGATTCGGACATGGGAAGCACTGATGCTCGGGTGTATTGTGATTGTGCGCCGAATACCGGGCGATGGAGGGTGCGTTCTTGAGGAATTGTATCACGACTTACCCGTCGTAATTATAGACCGGTGGTCGGACCTCACGAGAGATTTCCTCTCACGGATTCTCTCGGAATACGCGCAACGAACCTTCCGATATGAGAAGTTAGGGACATCGTATTGGATAGAACGGATTGAGGGCGCGTTGGATGCGGAATGACGCGGGGTTATTTAATCGGGATGTATTGTAAGGGTGTATCGTTTGCGACACACACAGTTCATTCCGCTACGCTACCGCTCGCGCATTTCATTTCATTTCATTTCATTTCATTTCATTTCATTTCATTCCGCTACGCTACCGCTCGCGCATTCCATTCCATTACATTCCATTATGAAGAAAATAGACATCATCGGTAAACGCAACCAGGACAAAATGAAGCAAATGGCGGACCCTGAATCAGTGATTGAGAGAAAAGTCTCAAAGGTTCGCGGAGCATCGGATTTGCCAGAGGGTATATACGAACCGGAACAATCTCTCGTGCTTGATATGTTGAAGGCATCTGTGGCGGACAAATCTCTCGGCATATCAGCACCAGAGTCGTCCCTGGCAGCGGGCCTCGCATACATTCTCCGAGAGATTGACACGAAACGTAAAGCATATATTTACCAAGATAAACACCACCAAATATATGACCCGCGTTATTCCATAACGACCGACCGAATTGTGGAATTGTTGGTTGGCGCCGACCTTCTATGCCACTATTGCCGAGAGATTTGCCAAGTCGCATACAAAGAAGCTATGTGTAGGCGACAATGGACGCTCGACCGGACAGATAATAACTACGGTCATAATGATGCGAATGTAGTTATTGCGTGTTTAGATTGTAATTTGAAGAGGGGGACGATGGATGCCGAGAGATTTCGGATGGGGAAGCAATTTACTTTTCGGAAGGTAGAATAATATAATTAAATGACGGTATCAGATTATAAGATAACACACATCAGCATTTTTAATCGTCTCTATGAATACCTACTCAAGCATACAACTTACTGTCCTCCACATTCCGCGTCACCTCCTTGATAAACTTATCTGCGTCCAGCAGTTCATTGATATTCTCCGCCCATGATTTCCGATACCGAAACAGGAACCCGACCAACCCCGCCATCGTAATTGTCTAGAGGTTATGTTTTTATTCTATTTACATATAACTTTTTAATCAGTGTAAACAATAACGCTACGAACAATGTGAAGACAAATATATGATTAACGATATTTTTCGATAAATATTCGGATAAAAATTTAATTGTTATGCTACTATCATCAATATTATTGGGTTTTAATAGCCAATTTTCAATTATTGTAATAATACATTTACCGTCAAAAACATTCCAAGATAATATAGTGATTGTCTGACTAAAAAGTAAAATATGTAAATGAAATATTTTCGTTATGAATAACCAACCCAAATTTAATAGACAAGTAAATAAAAGATGTAATGAATATAGAATATACCCAAATATTTCGGAGTTCTTCATATGTTGTTACAAATTTTATCTATTATATAATAGTATGAAATATTAATTTCACTTCAAGCATACAACTTACTGTCCTCCACATTCCGCGTCACCTCCTTGATAAACTTATCTGCGTCCAGCAGTTCATTGATATTCTCCGCCCATGCTTTCCGATACCGAAACAGGAACCCGACCAACCCCGCCATCGTAATCGTTTTCTTATTGATATGCTCGTAAAACTTGTCAAACTCGCGGTCTATTTCCTCCGCGGTCATCTCCTCCTTCCGCATCATATCACGGAACAGGTGCTTGACGTCCACTTTCTTCGGGTAGTTCATATGAATAATCATATCCGTCCGCCCCTGGCGCAGCAACGCGTGATCCAAACTCTCCGGATGATTCGTTGTAATAAATGAAATGAGCCCCTTGCGGAAAAAGACGCCGTCCAGCAGGTTGAGCAGGTTACTAAATGTGAATGTGCTCTTATTTTCTTGGGTGCCGGTGCGTTTCTCAAACAGACAGTCAATGTCTTCAAAAAGGAGGACGGACTTGGGCGGGATATCGCGGAACGCAGCGAGTGCCGTATTATTGTCCGTGTCGTGGTTGATAGAGAAGATACACAAGTTATACCCGATTTCCTTACACATCGCCTTAATAATACTGGTCTTGCCACTGCCCGGAATACCCGTAAGGAGATAGTTCTTCTTATACGGAATCCCGAACTCATCGTATTCCTTCTCCTTCTTTAAGAAGTCCATAATATCCACACGCATCTTCTGTTTCAGTTTCTCGTCAAAATAAACGGTGTCTAGGGTGCGCGACGGGATTTTGTTATAGCGCATCCATTCGCCGTATTTTGTCATCACATAGACATGAAGTTTACTAACATCTTGTTCGTTGTTTTCAAGGAAGTTGTCGCTTTCACGGTAGAAATGGTGAAATATGACAGGCGAATCCGTGCGAATCGTCATATATTCAAATTTCGCCGCTGAATCTTGAGTTCCAATGATTTTTTCCTGTTGCCGGTAGGTGATTAAAAACTCGGCGGATTTTTCGGGCTGGGTCTTTGTTGCGGGAACCGTATACGTGTATTTATAGTTGCCATAGCCGATCTGCGAATAACAGAAATCCTCCTTGTCGTATTTGTAGGGGCGGCGGCGTAACTTGAGCGGGATCGGGACCGCCCCCGCGGAGTCGTCGCCGTCGCCGTCGCTGCTGCTGCCGCCATCAGGGATATGAACCAAGTTATGAATCGTATGATACATATACAGTAACATTTGATTCGTTATGCTGGACGCATCGGTGTAATATTCATATTGACCCGCTGGCATTTTATTTAAATCCACGACGAGTTTACTGTTTTGGACGCTTTCATCGTCGCTGTCAGAATCGCTGCTGGACTGCGACGCAAGCATTGAATTCGCCTTTTTATACTGGGCGACGCAGTTATCGGGTGAAACAGAATCGGCGCGTTCAATAGACATAATATGGAATGGAATAGAATACTGGATACTGATATATCATAACGTGTTGGGTTTATATCGTATATCACAAACCGGGCGCAAACCGGGCGCAAACCGGGCGCAAACCGGGCGCAAACCGGTTTAAATACTTAACCGTATATCTAATACACGAACGCCACCGGCCCAACAATGCTAGCATGTATCCAACCCAAGGACGACCGTCCATCATTTCAACCAGTCGCCGCACACAGTTCTAGTTTATATAACACCCAAAACGACCTCCTGCTTCATAAAGTCCTGCGATTTTATAATGAAAATGGCGGCGAGAATATGGACCTGATGCTTGCCGTTATTAATGGAACGACCAATATTTCATTGCGGATTATGGATTGGTTCGTCACCAATTATTCAAAGAAGCATTATACGGTGTATGACCTCGTGGGCAGCGGAAGCGGAAGCGGAACACCCGCGAAGCGATTCAAAGTATATGTGGATTATAAACTGAAACTCCGCGCGTATTCTAAAAAGCGGTTTGACCCCTTTTGCCGATGGGACCGGATTAATGTCCCGCATAAAAACGGTGCGACGTATATTCAGACGACTTTAGGGCAACTGAATTTCTTTAAATGGGCGATTGAGAATGAGGTGCTTCGCTATATCCAGGAGAATTATACGGCGATTGAAACTGATATGAATATTAGGAATAATACGACACGTAAATTGGCAAAATCGCATCAGACGTCGGCGGCTACGGTGGATGGGGGGGAGATCGTCGTCGCCTCCGGCTCCGACGCTAACTCCTCCTGCGCCTCCAACCACTCCGTCCCCTCCGGGTCCTCCGTAGTCTCCGGCTCCGTAGTCGCATCTAAAGCGAACGTAGTTCCGTCGAAGGGGGGCGCAACCCATCGCACTGCGTCGTGTGGGGGCGAAACCCCATCTAAACACCGCAAAAAGCGCGAAGAGCTGTCGTTATCCGCTACGAAAAGCATCAAGAAGGAGTTCGTGGATATTGTGATATCGTTCAACTAATTTGCTCGGCGAATGCTCCTTCCGTGCCTATCGGCACTCCACACGCTTCGCCTCGCGGTCGTGCTCGAATCAGAGCCAGATTAGAGCACGACCGACAGGGGAATCAGAACCAGAATCAGAACCAGAATCAGAACCAGAATCAGAACCAGAATCAGAACCAGAATCAGAACCAGAATCAGAGCCAGAATAGAGCACGACCGCGAGGCTGAGCGAGTGGAGTGCCACCGGCACGCAACGAAGCGAAGCCGAGAAACGCTAAAAAGAGTGTAAAAACAAATAATATGGTTACTATAACTATATTATTACTATTGTTAACAATATTATTTAATGGGAAATCAAGTATCCCTCGTGCCAAAAGTCAGCTACGAAGACATCCAAATGGTCGTATATCGTAATACCCACATTCCTCATTCCACGCTGATTATCAACACCCTCCCCCCGTCCCTCCAGCACTGTCTCATCAAGACCACAGTGGATATACAATACGAAGAGCAAATAGTCAACACAATGATCCATAAAAACCGCGATATAATGATTATTGTCTATGGCAAGAATTCCAATGACATCACCATATTACATAAATACGAACAACTCGTGAAGCTCGGATTTACAAACGTCCATATTTATACAGGCGGCATCTTTGAATGGATGCTTCTTTACGAGATTTACGGAAAAGACCTCTTTAAAATAACACGATACGAGATTGATATTTTGCGGTATCGCCCCAAGTCAGTCTTATTGGGGGCAATGATGGGCGGCGGTGGCGGCGCGGGCGCGGGCGCGGGCGGGTATATAGAAGACATTCCTCGATCACACGATGTGCGGATTAATATTCCAGCGTCCGCAGACGAAGACGTTTCTAACCACGACACGCATACACCAGAAAATAGCAACGGGTCTTTATTCACTGGGCTAAAATGGCTATTTAGTTAGAGAATATGCTCTGTTATGAAATCGCGAATATGAACTCCGTCGCCGATATGGACGTTTCCGTCACTTAAATCCTTACGTAAAAACCCATCCGGGTCAGTATATTTATCATACACATCAAAGAATATATAGTTTTTTAGAATACATTTTTCCTTCACTTTTTCGTTGAAATATAACACGTATTGTTTTCGCTCGTCATCTGAACCCAAATATGGATAATGAGGATGTTCTATGGTATTATTCTTATTGACAGGCGGAACCACGTTATAAACACACACATTTTTTAGTTTGAGTTGCGATGTCGCCACATTTATGTCAATCGCTTCAAAATATCCGTCAATAATATTATCTATAATATCGCGATATGAAGAGCCCGGTGTTATATTCTTATGGATATGACATCTACAATCAATTTCACCTAAACAAAATATAATCGTATCACCGTCCTTGATATTAAACTTACTTATATCGCAACGGTTTAGATTTTCTTTAGCAAAACTATAACATAACAGGGGGCCTAAATGATGAGTGATTACGCCGCTCCAGCCGTGTGTGGAATGGCTATCGCCAATTGTATGGATAGACATGTGGCGGAATGGCGGAATGTCGGAATGTCGGAATGGCGGAATGGCGGAATGGCGGATGACGAAGTATATATTAGGGCGATATACGAATTATCGCAGCGGACTAGTCCCGCCACGACCCATAACCAAGATGCCGCAAATACCCGCGCTCCATAAGACGGATAGACGAGTCAGCTTCCGTCGCATCTGCCGCTTGTTTGTGATATACCGTTGTGATGACATCCGGGCCGCATACCCATAAAATATCCGTTTCAATCCACTTGTCCAGATTGGACTGAAACAGCACTTCTAGGCGGCGCATACATTCGCGAATACACATTTCTAAGAATGGGTGCCGCTTATAATTCGTAGCGAATGCGTAATTGGCGATGCGTAGCGCATTTCGCGGATTATTACATTCACGCGGTCCAAGCGCATCTAATGGAACCGTGAATTCCGTGAATAAAATCATCCGGTCGTTTTTTGGGTTCACCCGTTGGAACGGATTCGTCGTGATGACGCAGTCCATATCCAGGTAAAACCCGCCGTGTTTATAGATATAGAGCAGGCGCCCCAAGTCGGCTTTGACGACCCAATGCTTCGGCGGGATTTTCGCCCACAACTCGGGGAGGCCAGGAAATGACGAGAGAATGGGGATAATATCGGCGGGGGTAACAATGGTGTGTTCGGGAATGTGCTGTTTATTCTGTTGGATACAATTCATCGGGATACTCGCACGCTCATTGGGTTTGAAGTTCCACATATACGCGATGGATGTAGTGTAATTGGCTGATGTTGACAACATTTTTGCCGGGGGGAATGGAATGAATGGAATGGAATGTAATATACTCATAAAGCGTGTATTGTATTTATGTCAATTACATACCCGAGTATCTCCGGTGGCGGCTGCGGCGTTCGGATTCCACCAATTCACATAATAAGATAAATGTAATCGTTCATATTGAAACGCATTTTGTTGGTGTTTCAACTTGAATTCGTATACGGTTTGTTTAAGTAATTGTAATGTCACGTCTTCCCATTTATCTACAATAAGGACTGGAAGTTCGTCAAACAGCTCGCTAAAAACGGTTCCCCTCACAATCGGAATACACCCACATAACAATGCCTCCCACGTGCGATGACAATCCATACCATTTCCGAACGGAGACAACACAAACGCATAATTTGACATATTATTCCACGTATCCATCCGCGGTATAAATGTTGTTTGTTGATATAGTAATGCGGGAGGTATAACTGATACAGCAGTTGAACGGTCATTGAAACGGTCAGCACACAACATTACGTTGGAATATATTTGTATTTTACGAGTATAAAATGGTGTCATTTTGTTGCGGATTTGTTGAATGAGATGCTGCTCTTGTGCGACGGGGGATGATCGCGATATCTCTTGTTTCGTTTGCCAACGATGGTTTGGTTTGCTGCTTATGGTATGATAGTCCATACCAATCGGTATTTGTTTTAATTTACGAAAGGCGCGGTCAATGGCACATTCTAAGGACGGCTCGTGTTTTATGGCTAGTGCTTTCGCGTTCCAAAGTTTGGTTATTCGCTCCTTCAAGAAATTGCGGCAATCTTGGATATCCATATTTTGCGAATAGAAACCGTGTAGGTTTGGTTGTAGGATAAACATCAAGAACGCATTCGGTTTTTGTGGGACGGTCTCGCGAAACATTGTTTTATCGCCGTCTCCGCTCACAACAATAAATGGTGTTTGAATCTTTGGCGCGTATTCTATGATAAATGTCTGGAATGCGTCGCAGCATACATAGATAGATACGGGTTCCGTTCTAGACCCCGTCCCCGAGGCGTCTATGAATGCCTTGATATAATCCAACTCTCCGGGGAAGCTTGATTTCGGCGTTGCGGAATATATATCACACGACTTTACTAATCCACGACTTGATACAAAAGAACACGCAGTTTCATCTGTCATACGAATAAATAAATAAATAAATAAATGAAAAAGAAAGTGATAAGTATAATATATGAATTATATTTATCTTTGTTCATTTACAGCAGCAACCCACGAATAAATTCGGTGATTTTTTCCATCCTATCCGAGAGAAGGCGAGGCGACCCGATAATGTCTTCATTGGCGGGCAGTTCCAAGAGCGGGCACCCGCGCGCCCGAATCCAGTCTTCGTGATATTGATGGCATCGTTGAATATAATCCGCCTGGATAGTCTCACCCGCACGTGCGCGTTTTCCGATGCGTTCCAGACACACATCCGGTGATGCGTTAATATATACAATTCCGCCAAGTGGGACGTCCGTCAAGAATTCGTCAAACCACAAGGTGTATATCTGGAATTCATCGTGTGAAATATCACCCACGTCATACAACATCTTCGCAAAGACATTACGGTCCGTCTCCACACTCCGCTCGGTGATAATCAACTTGATTTTCGGGTTCTTCACCGCCTTACGCAGCAACGAAAGGCGCGAAATATACGCCATCATCTGGAATTTGAACGCATTCGCGCGTATATCCTTATATAGATTCGTCAGAATATTCACCCCATCCTTGTCACATACCTGATTCCATAATGCGACTGGCTCGTCAAGAAAGCATATCTCTTCCTGGAACGATGTTATATTCGGGAATACGGCAGTGCCAGAATCGTGTGACATCCACTGTCGGAGATATTGCTCGTATTCATAGCACGTAGTTGATTTACCGGAACCAATATTTCCGTCAAAGCTCAGGATAACCGGGACGGACACGGACATAATATGGCGAATACAGGACAGCCGGGGGGTGATATACAATACGATATTATATTTAATTCAATTTACATCCGCAGTATGGTTTATAATACTTATACTCTCATATAAATGATAAACGGTGTAAAATTGATTTAAAAGAACCGCGCTATCTTTAATGTATCGTTCCATTTATTTCACACACACACACACGTAAATACAAGATGGATTCAGCGACAGCGACAGCGAGCGAAACCCTCGTTCAAGTGAAACTCACCGGCGATGAATGGAACGGTGTTGAGATTATGGAACCCGAGGAAGAGATGCGTATATTACAGTTGATTATTGACGGATTTCACGATGTGAATCGGGTATTCAATCCGCATTTATCATTGATATCACGCCTAAAAATAACGGCAACATCGGAAATGGACGATTATCTATTTGACGAATACTTTCGGAAACGCGTAGAGCGCGTCATTGCGGTCATTGAGACTGGCGGTGGGAACGGCGGCGGCGGCGCTTTTACGATTTGCTCTAAATCCAAAAAAACAATGAAAAAGGTGGACTTGATGCGAATCCAGAATATGAATACAACATTTGGAGGTTCAGGTGATACATATGACCATCACATTATGGATACCATTGAAGCGATGGTCGCGGTGAAGGACGCAGCGGGCGCGTCTGCGGCAGGCGTGGGTCCGAATGAGTGGATGAAGCATTATTATACTTTGAAACTGATGCTTCAAAAATCGGTGGTCGGTATCAACGCACACATAACTGAATTCGCAAATCACATTATAAGGGCGTTCAGCGGCGATATTCAAATTGCTGGGTTTCTTCGCAACGCATACCGCTTCATTGAACAAAACGATAGCGTGTTTAAATACGCGGACTTTCAATTATACGAACACCAGAAACAGTTATTTACGATTGCGAAACGACCTGGGGCGAAATTGGTCCTTTATATCGCGCCTACTGGCACTGGAAAGACGCTTTCGCCGCTTGGATTGTCGGAGAAATACAAGATTATCTTCGTGTGTGCGGCGCGACACGTGGGGCTCGCATTGGCGAAGGCGGCGATTTCCGTGAAGAAGCGCATCGCATTCGCATTTGGTTGTAGCAATATAGACGATATCCGTCTTCATTATTATGCGGCCAAAGAGGCCATTCGCGACAAACGCAGCGGCCGGATTCGTAAAGTGGATAACAGCATCGGCGACAATGTAGAGATTATGATTTGTGATATCCGGTCGTATTTGCTCGCGATGCGGTATATGATGGCGTTTCATCCGCTTGATAACCTGCTGATGTACTGGGACGAGCCGACAATATCGCTGGACTACTCCGAACACGTGCTTCACCCGATTATTCACCGCAATTGGAGCGGGAACCTGATTCCCAATGTGGTCTTGTCGTCGGCGACATTACCGCGCGAGGATGAAATCGTGGATGTTATTCAGGATTTCAAGGTGAAATTCCACGACAAGGGCGCGGAAGTCTATAGTGTCGTTAGCCACGATTTCAAGAAATCAATACCGATTGTGAACCAGGGCGGATTTATTGAACTTCCGCATTATATGTTCGGGGACGATTATGACAGCGTGCTTGAATGCGTAGAACATTGTAAGACATATAAGACGTTGATGCGGTATTTTGACTTGCGCGAGATTCTGCGGTTTATTGGACTGGTGACGAAGCGTGTCACGGACGACGACAGCGACGACGACAGCGACGACGACAGCGACGACAGTGCCGCGGCCGCATTAAAAGTGAAATATGCGGATGATGTAGACACCGACGATAACCGTGGTCTCGTAGTAACCTCCCGCCGCTACCTTCCGGAGAATATGTTCGGCGATGTTGGTGAAATAACAATGACAACCATTAAGGAATACTACCTGCTTCTTCTTGAAAATATCCGACACAAATATTGGACGCGGATCTACGAGACGCTCACTGATGCTCGCAAACCCAAATTCGCGTCCGTCGTCAATTTATCCACCAGTGACGCACACACCCTCACCGATGGCCCCACCATCTATTTGACCGAACACGTAGATAAAGTCGCAGCATTTATGCTCCAAATCGCGAAAATACCGACCGTCGTTATGGACGATATTATGGCCACCATTGATTTCAATACGCGTATTCTGGAAGATATTGAGAAAACCGAGAAGTTGATTAAAGACTTGGAAGGCGAATCGGCGCCGGCTACATCGTCGGGGGGAGGAGGCGGCGGCGGCGCAAGCGACGAAAAGAAAACCCGCAAATTCACTTCGGATACACGCGTCAACCCCGAGACAGACCGGCTTCATATTAAGGTGGAAGAACTGAAGAAATCCGTGAAATATACCGCGCTTCACGAACTCTTCGTGCCCAACAGGCTGGAGCATTTGAAGAGATGGACGCCGCGCACCGCCATCTCCAATGAATTCACGTCGTTTGTAGAAGACGACATCGTAGAGCAGATTATGCTCCTCAAGGTAGACACGCACTGGAAACTCCTGCTCCTAATGGGAATCGGCGCCATCACGAATGCGACCGACCAGAAATATACGGATATTATGAAGACGCTCGCGAAGCATCAGAAGTTGTATTTGATTATAACGGCGACGGACTACATCTATGGCACGAATTATCAGTTCTGTCACGGGTATATCGGGAAGGACCTGGAGGGGATGTCGCAGGAGAAGGCGATTCAGTCAATGGGGCGTATCGGGCGCGGTGCGATTCAGCAGGATTATACTATCCGCGTGCGTCACGACGCGATTCTGCGCCATATCTTCACAGCGTTGCGAAGCTCGGAGAAACCGGAAGTGTGCGCGATGAATAGGTTGTTCATTACGGATGCCGACGCGGATTCGGGGGTCTGAGGCGGCAACGGAACCTAATAATATTATAAACCCGGTATATATATAACCATATTCCTGTATTATTTTTTATGCCGCGTCGCACCGCCCTCCTCGTGGGTATCAATTACAACAACAACCCGGATGCCACACTGAATGGGTGTTATAATGACGTCGTCAATGTCGCCCAGTATTTACGCACGGTTTTAGGCATCGCCCCGGGCGCCATTAGCGTTCTCACCGACGGAAATCGCGGTGCTGCGGGTGCCGGCACTGCGTCAGCCCTTCCGCCAACCCGCCAAAATATCCTAGCGGGAATGGCCGCCCTCGTCGCGGGGATGGTCGCCGGCGATGAAGCCGTATTCCACTTCTCCGGTCACGGAACCCTTGTGCGCGATACCAACGGCGATGAAGTCACCGGACTTGATTCGTGTCTTTGCCCCCTAGATTACAATGCGCCTAGTGCGGCAGGCGGCGGCGTCATCACCGACGATGAAATCCGCGCTCTTCTCGTGAACAAGGTCCCCCGCGGTGCGCGCCTCTACGTCATCCTAGATTGCTGCCATAATGGCACCGGATGCGATGTCCGCTTTAAATACGAGGATTTCAGTATACTTCTTCGCCCCCCTTCGGCGCGCACCGCAGCCCTATGGCGCACCCAGCAGAAGGCATTCGCCAACCCGAAGTATACCGAGACCGCGGGTGAAGTCTATATGATTAGCGGCAGCCGCGATGAACAAACATCCGCCGACGCATATATCAACAATGCGTTCGCCGGTGCGCTCACTTACGCCGTATTCGCCATCCTCCGCGCCAATCAAGCCTCCATCCGCACGTATTCGTGGAGCTCCCTCCTCCGCGATGTCCGCCATTTTATGCGCGCCAACCGTTATTCCCAGATTCCGCAGTTGATGACCGGACAATTAATTTCTCCGGCCAGGCCGGTTTTCGCGGTCGTGGCGGCAGTGGCGGCGCGTGGCGGGGCGGCATTAGAACTGAGTTCGGGTGCTAGCGGTTCTAGCGGCGCGAGCGGTGCTGGGTCTAGGGGGTTCTCGGCATCGGACACACCGGCGACATTATTTTCGTTTTCTGTAAAACCTAAATCCGGTTCGGGTTCGCGCTCCCGACACGGTATCCAATTTTTAGTATAGAAGTAAATTTCGTGAATCACAATATATTCTAAAAAAATTGAAATGTTTTTTTTAGAATCCATCAAATACAGTGATTCAAAAACAACGACCTACCGAACAAACGAAAAATGGCAGTGAACCCCAATTTGGCTGCGCTTATGCGCGTGATTGAAGACCATCAAGACAAGATGCCTGAAGGTGAGTATTTGGAGGCAATGAATGCGTTGGGCGCACTCCACCGGGACCAGCAGCAGCAACCGCAACCGCAACAGCAGCAACCGCTGCCACTTGGCGCCGCTCCTCCCATTCCCGGCGGCCCTCCCCCATCCTACACCGCATCCGCGCATTTGTTTGCCGCAGCACCTGAAATGGCCGGAAATATCACCGAACAACGCGCGTGGAGACGCGTTAAATTTACACACCCTGACCCGCAATGGAATACAATTTCACCACAAGACTGGATTGCGCTATCACACGATACTCGCTATGAACTGCTGCGCAATGCTACCGAGCATTACGTTACTAAACTTGAATACGAGTTTTGTAATCCAGACCCTGAAGTGTGTCCTTTCGTCGCAAGACACGCTGTCGGGTTATGGAGTCTGAACGACGCCGACGAATACGGCGACGCGTGCTGGGAATGCGTTTGTGGCTATAAAGGAAAAACGAAAAACTGGGAAAAACACGAGACGAGCGAAAGACACCGAGACTGGGCCAAACACCGCACAGTTAGTCGGCGCAAAATTGAAAAAATGAAGGAAAAAATCCGCGATAATGAGGGCGGGGACCTTATCCGTTATGATGGCGCATATAGCGGAGCATCCGTTGGAATCTATCCTGGAGGCATACGCTTCTACCCGAACAGCCAAGAACGGAATGAATGGACACATCCCGAGATGTTTCCTCCTAGTAGTAGTCAATCTGGCGGCAGCAGTAGCAGTGTCTGGACCGTTCATCCAAGAATTATTCGGGTGAGAGATTACGTAGCGTAAGCGTAAAAAAAGCGCACAGGGGGGTAGATAACTTTTTTATCAAATAAAAAGTGCTAGTCACTTCTATGTATCTGCTTTCTGGCAAACATTGCCCCTCTACCATCCGAATACTGTCTCGTCAATAAAGTTGTAGTCTCCATCTTCATCTTTGGAGTGAATTGATTTCATCGGTTTACCGTTTTCCCATAACCCTTCAAACACGATGATTTCACTCCCATCGCCGGATTTTTGAACGTGAACTCCATATCCGTCCATTTTGTCATTTTTCCATGTGCCTATATATTCAAACCATTTCGCAAAATGCGCGTTTTCGGCTGCTTCGTCGCTAGTGTATGACTTTTGCGAAATACCGTAAATAAATGCCGGTGTGCGAAGAGTTCCAGGGCCGTGGCGTTTGTGGCTCGCCGTCGCCGTCGCCGTCGCCGTCGCCGTCGCACGTTCTTCGTCGCTTGTGGGGCGCATATGCCCCATATAAACAGTTCCGTCGGGGTAGCTGTAAATTTGTTCCTCGCTCATTTGTTGTTCGTCTATAAACTACTGAATATATAAAAATCATTTCAATTTTTTCCGGATGGAATAAAAAAGTGTTAGTCACATCATCAATTATACTTACCTTCCTATCTAGGAAAGTCCCTTCTTCAATGTTCGTCGTCGGAGCAGGCCCAAGGAAGTCTGTTTTGGTTGTCAAACGCTACCATCAATTGGTCTTCTTTTTCGGTAGTGAGTCCGTTGAAGAATTCTGTTGCCATTTTTTCAGGATTGGTGAAGTTGAATGGTTGTTCGTTGTCTTCGTCGCCCCATTTTTCCGTGTGTTGAAGATTGATTGCGCGAACATCAAGTGCCGGAGGTGCCGGAGTTTGTTGTTGCTTGATGACCGAAGCAGCAGACAATGCGGGTGATTCAAGATTCAGACGAACACGAGGTCCGTGAGGATGAGCGTATGGTGCGCGGTGTGTCGCCTGGGTGGTGGCGGCGGCGGGTGCGGGTTTCAGCGCGGCTTGGAGCCAAGGTTTGGATTGACGCTCTTGTTGGCGGTAGTAGGAGTCATCGCGGTTGCGAAGGTCGCGTTCTTGGCGTTCGGTGTCTTCACGAAGAAGATTGAAGGACGATGACGACCGACGGTATTCACGAGTGTCGCGAGTGTCACGAGGTATGTAGCGCTCTTCACGAGTATCGCGAGTGTCACGAGTGTCGCGAGTGTCACGAGTATCGCGAGTGTCACGAGTGTCACGAGTGTCGCGAGTGTCACGACGACGCGAACGGTATTCGGGGCAGTAGGACGACGTGTGTCCGGTATTGGAGCAGATTCGGCAGGCTTGGTTCAGGAGCGTGGGACAGACGACTTTTCCATTGGGCTGGTCTTTGACGAAGTGATTCGTGTATTCGGCGACAGGAAGACTGGCATCGTAGCACACTTTGCAGAATTTGCTGTCAATGGGGCGCATCATTCCATCGGGAAAGCGACGCTCTGGGGCGGCGGTGGTGGTCTTGGTGGTAGCGGAGTTGTTTCTGGAATACGACATTTGATTGAGTAGCTATTGTAGGTCTGATTTGAGAAAAAACATTTCAATTTTTTTTCAAATACTCGGATTTCCACGGATCATCAAATTAGTGAATATATTTCAAATGTTACAGTAGAAAACGACCGAGTAAATTCTTCTAGGTCTTTTTCTGTTAAATCGCTCCGTTTTCCACGAGGAACCATAGGGGTAGCTGGATATTCCTCAACTACAATGGCTGGGATACTTGACGACGACGACGACGACGACCACATTTGATGGATAAATTTCTATATACCTACTACATTTATTATATAATAGTCAATAGATCTGCGCCGTATTTCTCTCGGAGTTTATCTCTCAAACAATGTAATCCGAGAGAAATGGCAGCATCGGCGGCATCGGCCGGACACGAAAATGTATGGCTACACGTCCACCTAAATCCGTTGATGTTGTCCTTACGGTCATATACAAATGTCAAGATGGTGGCGGTAGGGGAATGCCGACCCATACGCAACATTGTATATTTTGGCAGGGTTTTAGACCATCTCTCTGCGATGGACCCCACCACGCTGTCTCCACACGCAGGAACGGCGGCGGCGGCAACGGATTGTTCCTTATCTTTATCCGTATCCGTATCCAACGACACGACATACTGGTTCGCATCATTTAATTTTTCAATTAGCGAGATTTTCATAGATTTAGAACTGACCCACGGCTTACTGAGACGGGGGTGCGATTCTACTTTGAAGTATTCTCTCGGTTGTTGTTTGCCGTTTTTGAGGTAGGTCATTTCACGATAATATACGACAAATTTCTTCATCATATTATGCGTGATACCCGGTGGCAATAATTGCGCGGTCTGTTTTCTCTCGCGCTTGTCGTTTCTAGTCGTCGCGTTCGCGATGAGAGACGGGGCAACGCCGGAGTCGGGGATAGATTCGGTCATTTGTATATCCACCGCATAAAACATATAAAAATGAAACGCTCCTAAATATCAAGGGCTTGTGAGATGAACGCAATCCAACAGGCAAAACGTGCATTGTCTTCGCAATTGATATTCAAATTGTCGCAAATCGGATTCGCGCTGCGGAGCACATTATGTTACACCAATCGCGTGAATGTTGGAGTCCACGATTACGCGGAATACGCCGCACAGTTGCGTGATGGTGATTCGGTTTTTATATCTACGAGAGAATCCGCGGTTCCCGTCCATACCATCGTCGCGATTCTACGGGCGCGTAATGTCCGCGTCGTGTTTTATATTATGGAAGAACCGCTGGTGGCGTGGGATGTCGTTGAGAGATTACTTCCAGTAAGTATTCGGATATTCGTCCAAAACAACGAATATGACCACCCTAAAGTGGGTATTATGCCGATTGGGATACGGGATTGCGGGTCTATCGTCGCGATGCATCGCAGGTATAACCAAAAACATCTGCTTGAAAAAGGGGTGTCGCTTCGCACGACGTTGGGAGTGAATGTGCGGCCGATAAAATGTTTACTGTGTTTCAGTTTATGGACGCATCCGTCGCGCCAGGAGTGCTACCAGTGGTTTACGGGTGCCGGTGCGGGTACGGGTGCGCATTCATTCGTGTATAACCTCAATGACACTGACGCTGACGCTGCCGCCGCAGAGAATGCGCAGACGACAAATCCGTTTGAGAAAGTCCCGGCTGCGCTAGTCTATGATAAGACGCTGGAAAGCCGATACGCGCTTTGCCCGCGGGGGTGTGGCGTGGATACCCACCGATTTTACGAATGTATTTACTTAGGTTGCGTTCCGATTGTCCTCCGCACTCATACGGTGTTTGACCGGTTGTATCACCCCGACACGGGGTTTCCGTGTTTAGTTGTTGAGAGATGGGAGGATGTAACGGAGGAACTTTTGGATGCGTGTTATCCCGATTGTTTCGCCAGGATGCGCGAGTTTCACAGCCGGTATCCGCGGTTTTTGACGGACTTGGATAGTATTGAGGGGTTGTTAATCGGGCTGTAGCGGCCCGATGCTTTAGTATTATATTACAATAATATAGTAGGAAATTATGCTTCTAACGAAACGACGCCGGTGGTCAATGAAATACAAACGCAGTATCAACTGCCGACGCCCGCGCGGATTCTCTCAGCGCCAACATTGTAAGTATGGACGGGGGGGATGGACGCGGCGGCGTATCAAATCCAAACATGCGAGAGATTAAATTAATATGCTTTTATTGAATCAGTATAAATGTATTGCAGGATACTATCGTATCATATCTTATTCAACAATACAAATGAAGTCGTTTATTCAAGGTCTTATCGCTCATGTGAGTTCATCCGTCAAAGCACAGACTGCCGTGACTGCGGCCACCGCACCTCCTGTATTAGGACGCTGGGGAATTCAATACGACGAAAGGATTATCGCCCGCAAAATCGTTCAAGCAAATGAAGACCACTGTGGGTGCTGTGTCGTCGCCGAGAATCCGAAGAAAGAGGAAGCGGGTGTGGCGAAGAAGAAAAACAGCAGTGTGGTGAGGTTTGAAAAAAGAGAGGAATATTTAGTGCCGTATGTAATGTAATGAAATGAAATGTAATGAAATGTAATGAAATGAAATGAAATACAAAACTGCCAAATCTGATTATTTTTATTCACATTGTAATGTAATATAATATTACAATGGGACACCAATTGTTTGACCAATATACATACCTTCATTTTGCTGTAGGTGTAATAGCGTATTTTTGGAATATTTCTCTCGTATATTGGTTCGTTCTACATAGTATTTTTGAATTTGTAGAAAATACCCAAATGGGTGTAAATATTATAAATAAATATTTCGTGTTTTGGCCTGGAGGCAAACCAAAACCCGATTCTATTATGAATATATTAGGAGATACTTCAGGTGCTATATTAGGATGGTTATCGGCTTACTATTTGGATAAATTGGGACATAAGTATAATTGGTATGAGTTGCATATCAAATAATATATATAATATAATAAAAGTAGAATGAAGTGTACTATTATAATTTCGGGCGTCGCATTCGCGGCGATTTTTTTGGCGGCGGTGTTTTTATTTCTCCGGAATTACCCGAATGACCGGTGGTTTTCGGTTGTTTTTGTAGTGGCGGGCGGGGTGTTGGCGTGGAATACGGAGGCGGAGGCGGAGGCGGAGGAGGAGGCGGAGGCGGATACTGTGGAGGAGGCGGAGGCGGAGGCGGAGGCGAAGCCAGAGGCGAAGTAGCAATAGTTTATATTCTCTCGTTACTTCATAACCCAACAAATATGAATCTCAACTTCAACCTCACAAAGTATACCGGCGTTATGGCGTTTTACGCCGTGCTGACGTATATCGTGTTCCCAGCCATCGCCTATTTCTTATTTGGAAAGACATTGGAGGCGGCCGGCAACGGTTTCATCGCCGGAAGTGTCGTGTCAGTTGTTCTTTGGCGGATGGTTGGGATGGGGATGGTGAAGAATTAGAATAAAGGGCTATTTATACTATTTGTGAAATCTTTTGAACAGTATTTTTACTGGATATTTTTTGGTCTTATTTTTAAATTTTTCAATATATAAATCGTGTTCTTTTTTGTCAAGATTGAAACCATAATATTGCGTATAGACATCTTTTGTTAGGTCAAACATTTCAAGAGGTATATATGTATCATCTAGTAGTAAGTATGCGTATTTTTGTCCTAACGCATAAGGATACGGAACCGCATTATTTCCAACGGGCGAATAATATTTTTGTATAACATCGCCTTCTTTGGTTGTAAATGAACGAATACCGTCGCCGATATATATGTATTTATTCTTATCAACTTGTAAAAGGATGGTGTTTCCTCTTCCTGTTCCTTTTTTTAAGTCATAATCAGGCGCATTTAGTTCATTATCTCCAACAAATATTTTATTATATTTTGATTCCATTATTTTACCTTGTATTTCATATTGGTTTGATTCGGCGTTATAGACTTGGTTATAAACATCAACACGGCTGATATAGTCAAATACTAGAAAAGGTGTACCCCCATTGTCTATAATTTCATAGATATACCTTGGTTTTACTTTCATATCTTTAGCACTTACTATACCAGGCTGAATACATTGTAAAAAATTTGAAACATTTACGGGGGCAAATACCGATTTCTTATATGCATATTTATAAAATGGTGCAGATGTTCTTTTCAAATCTGTAAAACATCCCGTTCCCGTTCCCGTCGTTTTTTTCATTGTTTTATTTTTTGAATTTTCATTTTTTACCCAGCGATATATGCCTCGTTTATTTGATTTAGATATGTACATTGCACCATCATTCCCGGTTATAGTCTTACCTTGACAATCCATTGCAGAATAAGGTGGAGAGTTACGTGATTTATACTTCTTTGTATTTTGCTTTATACATTTGGGGGCGACATCAGACATTTTGTTATATAGTAGACAAACAAAATAGAATTGTAATAATGTGCCTAATAATTCAATTACATATGCCGTTTAATAATATACGCGCTTAATAACCCTGTCATCGTGGAAAAGAACAAAACGGTTTTGAATATCTTAAAAAATTCATCTTTATCTGGAATGTGAATTTTTATTTGGTCGCTAATACGTATATATTCGTGTTGTTTATGCTCGCCATTCTTTCCAATATTGAAATGGATAAGCGCCTCCATAAAAAATATAATAAATGTGATAAAAGTGATAACAATAAAGATGACTTTCATTTTTAGTTTTTAGTATATATAACGCCGAGATTATCATCCCACCCACTAGATTATTATTAGTAATCATCAAATATGAAATCCGGGTCGCCTGTAATCACGCGAAGCGCTTGGGTAGTGTAGGCGCGTTCAACGGCGTCGGCCTCATAATAGTTCCAATATACGTGTTGAAGACGGAGGTCGGGGTAGCGCGGATTATTTCTACTCTGAACATTCGTGAAGAGGCTCATTGTGCACTGATGAGGTGAAATTGGATACTCATTTTTTACAAACACGCCTTTGCTATTCAGGTGGGCAAATTCTGGCCGTTTTTCTTGGATGAGGTACATTTTTCCGGGTATAAGGTCGGTTGGGGGGACAAGACGAAGTGGTCGCATTGTTTGTGGTTGATGTGATTGGTTGATGATGTGATTGGCCGGAAATAAAAATACTTACGATTCAATTTTATTAAAATAGTTGTTGAAAATAGTTTAGACCGAAATTTCAGGGTTTAATAAAATTATTTCTATTATTATAATATAACAAGGTTATTATGTATTCTTCGCGACGAAAGTTAAAACGTTCTTACCGGAAACGTGTTGCGTCTAGAAAGAATAAAACACATTCAAAGCGTAAGCATTTGAAATTAAGGATAATGTATGGTGGTAAAATACCGGAGGCTATCTATTTTAATCCAGAGACAATTAAAAATGCAATAAGCGAGTTCAAAAAGAGTAAAACCTGGTTTACTGGTAAGGGATATGGTGAAGAAACCGAAGACAGCGCGAAACATATAAAGCTCGCTAAGCGAGATATTGATTTCTATAAAAATTATTTAGTTGTTTTTGTTGATTTTGACCCTAGAATTTATTATAATGCGGAACATATGTATTTAGGGAAATTGACGTCATCTCAACAAGATCTTTCTAACTTTGGTGTAACAAATCCTACATTATCGTTTGATTGTAATTTATTATATACTCACACATTTATTGAGGAGGAGTTTAGTAAAACAATTTATCATAACGGAACACCTTCTAGTGGAGTTGCAATTGGATTCCTTCCAATTAGTGACAAAGATGCCGTTTTAGAATGGGCTAAGACAATAAAAAAATAAAGAAAAACGAACCCGTGGGCGGGAGCCGTCGCTCCTGTTGGGTATTTCCCTTATTAGTTCAATCCATCGCCCCTGCGCCGTATTTTGCTTCTACTTTCTCTTTCATCTTCACGATTTCGTGGTCTAATACATAATTTTCAGGTAAGACCATCCGCAATCCTTCGCGAACGCCGGTATCGGGTCGTCTTCTCTCATATACCAAGTGCGGCTTTTCGCGCACAACGACGAGCGATAAATACTTCGGGAGCACCGCCGCTGGCGCAGTATCCTCGGGGAAGATGCCCTTTTCCAAATCGCTGACAACCTTATTGGCGGCTTCCAATTTTTGTATGAGCGATACTTTTTCGGATTTACTCGTCATCCACGGTTTTTCAAGTTTGGGATGTTTCTCAACCTTGAAGAATTCGCGACTCCTCGTGTGTTCTTTATCCAAGTATTCAAAATAATACACAACATACTTCTTCATCATATCTTGGGTGATACCGTCGGGAAGAGCGCGAGCACTATGCTTTCTCTCGCGCTTGGTTCCGTCATCGGCTGTGCCTTTGCTATTCTTTTGTTGTTCTTGCATCGTCGCAATGCGCAAATTGTCGTATCGGTTATTCAGGGGGTTTCGGTCAAGGTGGTCAACACTTACGATGCTCGTGCCTTTTCCATTCCCCCACGTGTCCATAATGACTTGATGGATAAAGACGTTATTGTGGCACGAAATATATCCGTTTGTGGTTTTATACCAGGTGAGCTTCTCGCCTTTGTTGTGGGTTGCTTCGTAGTCCAGTATTTTTTGGTAACTCCTGGGGCATAATTCACAGTATTCGTTTGGTTCGCAATACATAATGACCGATGTGATTTCACCGGTTTGAGGGTTCATTATTTCCCAGATGGGGTTTTTCATTTGATTGGCGTTGCGTCCGAGAGATTTCGTATGGCCGGGCTTGAAGGTAACGGAGACGGAGTCGGAGTCGGCGGGGGCGGTGGTGGCGGAGCCGTATTTCTGGGTGATATAGTCGTGTTGTGATTGGAATTGGAGGGTCATCGCGGAGAGTGTGGAGCTGTGTATGGATTAGGGTGAAATGGAATAAACAATTTCAATTTTTTGATTGGGGTAAAATTGAAATTAAATTAGGTGGGGTGGATTTATAGAAGGGTGAATATGCCGAAGAAGTGTGCTTTTGTGGATGAGGAGGGGGAGAGGTGTCAAGAACCGTCCAGATATAAATTTAAGTGTGATGACATAAACCAGCGATGTAACTTCCATAAACTGATAGGGATGGTTAGAAATAGTAAATATGATTTATGTAATTACGAAGATTGTGAAACCATTGCAAATTTTAATATACCTGGATCTACCAACGGTAGGTATTGCTTTGCTCACAAATCTTTTGATATGATTGATATAAACCAAAAAAGATGTACTCACGACGGATGTAATAAAAGAGCATTATTTAACAAAAAAGAAGAACCAGCTAGGTTCTGTTCGGTTCATCGGACAGAACTCATGATAGATGTAACTAGTAAAAAATGTAAAGAAACTGACTGTATTAAACAACCCTGTTACAACTTTTCAGATAAAACAAAACCTGTATACTGCATCGTCCATAAGATAATCGGTATGATTGATTTGAAGAATCCTAGGTGTATTCACATTGATGTAAATAATATCAGATGCAACATACGTCCTTATTATAATAATTATGGAGAGACGAAACCTCTGTTATGTTTGAAACATAAAACAGATACGATGATTAATATTGTTAGTAAGAGGTGTTGTGGTGAGTTATGTAATACACTCGTTCGCAATAAATACGAAGGATATTGTCTTCGTTGTTTCATCCACGCTCATCCAGACAAACCCGTCTCTCGGAACTACAAAACCAAAGAACGATGTGTGGTTGAATACATCTCATCACATTTCCCGGATTTCAGTTGGGTTGCGGATAAAACAATAACGGATGGCTGTTCGCGTCGCAGACCTGACATCATGCTTGATTTGGGGTATCAAATCATTATTGTGGAAGTGGATGAAAATCAACATATTAACTATGACTGCTCCTGCGAAAATAAACGAATTATGGAATTGTCACAGGATGTGGGCCATAAACCAATTGTATTCATTCGGTTTAACCCCGACGAGTATACCGATGAGAATGGTGAGGATATTACTTCGTGCTGGGGTGTGAATAAACTTGGATTGTGTGTGGTGAAGAAATCAAAAGAAAAAGAATGGGAATCGCGCTTGGAGAGGTTGCGCGAACAAGTAGAATATTGGACGAACCCTGAAAACGCGACGGAAAAGACGGTTGAAATCGTGGAGTTGTTTTATGATTGTGGTTGTTAGGTATGTGACGCGGTGATAGAACGCGTATGTAAATAAACAGAATATACTAATTTTTTATATTTATTTCACAATAAACATAAAATAGAATTGTAACTATGTAGTTGTACTAATTGCTGTAAGCACATTTTATCCCATAAGTTTCCCTACAGGCTGGACTGAATCTTAGATTTTCTCCGGCTGCTTAAACCTTCACTGAAAACCCACCTCCGAGCGGTCTCTGGTGGTCGACCATAGACTAGCATAGCGTCTTTAGGTCGATACCCTGCGGATTGCCCAATCCTTATCATTTTTACCATACCCAAGTTTTTTTTCTTGGCCGCTTATTCCTTTCGGAGATAAGTTTGGTAGATAAGGCTCTAAGGGGTTCCCCGAACAATAGAAGAGGTGTCGCAACTCTGACTTATCGTCGTCAGAATCACTAACAGCTGGTCTGGTTATATCATCAACAAAGATGATACTGAGGACGCAATTGTTTTTCCGTAGCTAGAGCTCAATTGGCTACGGCAAGCTGTTGTTCTGCCCTGATTAATAGCAACTAGTAATAACATCCACATTACTGTAACTATATAGTTAAGGCCTCCCATACCGGACATCACACGAAGAACGTTGTAATTCACGGCATACACGCGAACCTTGGCAGTGTTAGTTCCCTCAACGGTGGCGTTGGAAAGAACAAGCTGAAGGGTAGCGTTATCAATACGAGAAAAGTTGCAAGAGCCGGAAGGCTGGTGCTCCTCGGGCCTCAGAGCGAAGGAATACAGGTTGATTCCGGTGTCTGGGGCGCGAGTGTGGTGCTGCCAAGGCTGAACGAGGTCGAAGTAGGTTCCTTCGCGCTCAGAGAAGCGATCCTGGCCGTTAAGCTGGAGCTTGGCAGTGACGACTGGGTTCTCACCCCAGCAGTGCATGTCGAGAGAAGTCTCGGTGAGGACAAAGGTGCCGGCATCAGAGACACCGGAGTTAAGACCAGTGAGAGCACCAGGCTGGGGGATGGTGTAAGCGCCGGTGGCGGACTGGTCAGCCCCGTGCCACCAAGAAGTGCCGGTGGTGTAGACATCCTGGGCAAGGCCATCGTTGAAGAGGCCGGAAGCGCTGATGTAAGAGCCGGTGGTGTTGGCGACAGAGTCGTGAGAGCCGAAGGCCATAATGGCGTTGGGGAGGGCATCCACAGCGTCGGTGTAGTTGAAGGGCTGGGCGCCGAGAAGGCGGTTGAGGACGGAGCCCCTCTCGAGGGAAGAGCAGTAGTCAACGTTCTTGTCGGGCTGGACGACCCAGATGAGCTCCTTAACGGGGTGGTTAAAGTTGAGCTTGATCTTGTTGGAGGAAGAACCGACGGACTCATCACCGGTGAACTGGAGCTGCTCGATGAGGTACTCGTGGGGGTTCTGGGCCATACGTCTGCGCTCATCGGTGTCCAAGAAGACGTAGTCAACGTAGAGGGAAGCGGCGACGAGGGACTGGTTGTAGGCGGAGGTGACCTTGGTGGTGGCGGCGGCGTCGTTGAGGCTGGACATAGCCCACAAGCACTCCTCAATGGGGCGGATATCAAGGTTAATCTTGACCTCGTGGTATTGAAGAGCGATGAGGGGGAGGGCCAGACCGGGGTTGCGGCAGAACCAGAACTGGAGGGGGACGTAGAGGGTAGTCTCGGGGAGAGCATTGCGGGGGGCGCAAACCTGGCGAGGAGCGTTGGCATCGCAAGGGCCATCAATGTCGTTGAAGGAGGGGTCGGTGATGAAGGTGAGCTGGCTGGTGTTGCCGATCATCTTGAAGTAACCGCGCTGCTGCTCGGTGGACATAGTGAGCTGGTTCCAGATGTGCATCCAGTCGCCGTATTGGCGGTCAATGCGCTGGCCACCGATCTCAACCTCAACCTGAGAGATGAGCTGCTCACCGGGGAAGTCAAGCCAACGAGCGTAGACGTTGCCGGCGGAAGAGTTCTTGAGGGACTGGCTGATCTCGGGGAGAGTAACCTGAAGGTAGGTGCGGTAAGCCAAATCACCGTTACGGGAGATGGTGCAGGTCACACGGCGACCGAAGTCAGCCTGGCCGTTGAAAGTCTGCTCGATAGACTCCATAGCGAAGTTGGTGTGACGCTTGTAGGAAACCTTCCAGAAAGTAATCTGGGGGTTACCAGTCAGGTAAACGTCTTGGGCGCCATAGGCGACAAGTTGCATAAGTCCTCCACCCATTGTAAAATGCTTGTTATACTATTCAAAAAGAAAAAAAATTCACGAATTTGACATATTATACGAATAAATCATTAATAAATCATTAATAAATCAACGAAATACAAATTAAACAAAAATTGCTAAACCTTCTTATACTTCAATAACGGCAGCAGTGGCGACGGCGGCAATAGAACGATGTCATTATTTAAGTATAAGCCTCCTAAAAAGATTATGCTGGATGAGCGCAGTATAACTACACTAGATAGCAAGCATAAAGAATTACAGACCGAGTTTCAATATATACAAGATACAATTATTCCAGGACTTGAAAATGAGAAAAATATGCTAAAGGAACGATTACAATTCATACGGGGGGGGTGTCCGCCCCCCAACGGCGGGAACTACGGGGGGGGTCCGCCCCCCAACGGCGGGAACTACGTTCTATTGGCGGGGGGAGGTGCAATAGGATGTGATGATGTGGATTCTAGCAACGATGACGTGGATTCTAGCGGCGAAGCGCGAGGTCGTGGAATCGCGGATTTGCGAAGCAAAGAAGCGATTCCGCGGCCGAGTACGAGCAATGTAGACGAATGCCTTGAAATCCGTGACCGTATTAAAGAAATCAATGCTGCCATCAAAAAACACCAACAAGACTATAAAAACTATTACCTCAATAATAGCGAGTATATCTTTGAATATTTTGAGACCAAAAAAACGATAACAAGCGGCGGCTCAATGAAAACGAAATCCCTAAATGCGTTCTTCAATCTCCCAGAAGCGAAGAAAACGGAGGAATTATTCAAAAACCAGCACAATAATGTAGAAAAGTATCTGGCGAGTATAGACCAGACGTATATGGATGTTTCTAAATATGTCTACCCCACGGATATTTGCCAGTTCTGCCACAAAGGCGAGATGATTCCAGTTGAAAGCGAAGGCATTATGGTATGTAATCAGTGTGCGAAGCAGGTTGTATTCCTAATTGACAATGAGAAGCCATCTTATAAGGAGCCGCCTAAAGAGGCGTGTTTTTACGCCTATAAACGCATCAATCATTTCCGCGAAATCCTCGCGCAGTTCCAGGCGAAGGAGACGACATGTATTCCCGAGAACGTGCTTGAAAGCATCAAGCAGCAAATCAAGAAGGAGCGGATTGAGATTACCCAATTCACGGATAAGAAAGCGAAAGAAATAATGAAGAAGCTGGGATTTAATAAATATTACGAGCACATTCCATTTATTAAAGATAAGCTGGGGATTAAACCACCGGTGATGACGCCTGATTTGGAGGACCGATTGTGTAATCTGTTTATGGAAATCCAGGGGCCCTATGCGAAGTTTTGTCCAGACGACCGGGTGAATTTCCTGAATTATTATTATACGGTGTATAAGCTGTGCGAACTATTGGGGAGGCGCGAGTTCTTGCCGTTTTTCCCGATGTTGAAAGACCGAGAGAAGCGGATAGAGCAAGACCAGATATGGAAACAGATATGTATTGAGCTGGATTGGGTGTTTATTGCGACACCGTGAGGCCGCCAGGCCGTCTACGTCCTCCTCGCCTTCTTCCTATGATTGCGCACCCCTCCCACCCCGCCACTGGCTAAACTGTGCGATTTGTAATAGACTTGTGCGTTGTCCGTATACAATCCAAACATTGAATACGGGTGACGCGGAAGCACAGTTAGTGTAACGGTGGTGAAGTGGTAACTCCCCGTATTCCGAATGGTGAGGGTATAAACGCCCGGGATTGTCGCACGCGTTGTCGCCATAATACCAGTGACATTGTTTACTCCGATACCTCCATACGAAGCAGGAACACCGTCCGCCACGCGATATAACACATACAACCGACCTCCGCCAGTAATGATTCCGGGTGCGGCGGTTTGTGCGTCTCCAGATACGACCGTGGTCGCAAAAGAACGCACCATTGCGGGAGGTGTTCCCGCGACCACGGTGCGCGCATAAGGCGTATAACCCATCGCGTAGATTTCGTAAGGTGTATTCACGCCAGCGTATACCCATTTCGCGCCGATAGGTGCTGCCGCGGAGGCAGGAAAGCCGGTAAGCGCGGTATTCGCGCTGGCATCCGTCCAACCTGTACTTGCCGCGTTCCCGGCGAGAACAATGGTGCCGTCCACCACATTGACTGACCCCGTTAGGTCGCTATACCCAGGAATAATATATCCACCATTTACGTGGCTCGTCGCACCGACGATATAGCAATTTGACACCGTTTTATTTGTGTTATTCCCGCCTTGATTTCCGAGAATACCACCGCTACTCGCAGGTATCGCGCCAACTGAATAACAATTGGTGATGGCGACTATCCCGCATTCGCTTCCGATGATACCGCCGCCATAGTTGCCAATCGTGCCTCGGCTATAGCAGTCACTGATGGCGTGACCGGAGGAACTCCCCGAATACCGCCCCGAAATACCTCCCGCATTTTGGTTCATATTTCCGGTAGAATAACAGTTCACGAAATTGGCGGCGCCAGTGGATTGGCCAGCGATACCGCCACCGTAGGTGCCAATGACACCGGTAGACCAGCACGACTCGCAACTCAACGCACCCGCTGTGGATGGGGAATTCGCACCGATGATACCGCCGCCCTCTTGCCCTATAATCCCCGACGAAGAGCAACTCACGCATTTCACGGGGCCGGCGTATTGCCCGATGATTCCGCCGCATCCAATGCCCGTTTCCCCCGTGGAATGACAGTTCAAGATAATGTTATTTGACCCAGTGGTCCCCTTCCCGAAATACGCTTGTCCTATCCAACCGCCCCCATTTGCGAGGGTAGCGCCGCCTGATGCGCGGATTTCCAGATTCATCGCATAGATGTCGCCATTCCCGTTTCCAATACTATTGCCGTTTTGAATGAGGCCAGGATAATCAGTAATACCGTGTATCGTGATAATGGGGCGAGTCCCGTCCGGTTTCAGTGTTCTAGAACCGAATTGAATACCGTTTGACCCGCAGCGAAAATAAGCATTGGCGCCTCCTGCTACAGTTCCATCCAGTGTAATATCCGTGATGAATTCAATCATCAATAGCCCGAGAGGTTGGTCGGAATTTATAAATTCGGTAATGTTTATAAATATCACCGTCCACGAAACCATATCAATACTATAATAAAGTGGTTCACCGACTGCGGATTGTCGTATATAAACGGTGGTTCCGCCGGGATAGGCATCGTTGGGAGCTTCCCCCACCGCGAAACCAGTCTCACTCATTGGACCGAGTAGAAGACGCGGTTCGGAGTCAGCGTCGGTTCCGACCGTTTCGTGGGAGGTCCCCTCGGAAAATATATAACCATATCCGCGGCGGATAGGGTACATAACACCATCCACGGCAAGGTCGCCGGCGCTATCTGTCAAATATACTAAATGTGTATGCGTAAACCCGGAAATACCGGTGTCCTGGTGCGCGGGTGTATCTCCCTTCACCCAACGCATTGGAATTGTGGTGATGTGTGATAACTGGAGTCCCATATGTCCAAACAGTTCCGACCGAATCGCGGGTGTAAGTGGGACAGTAAATTTCTCGGACGCGGACGCGGACGCGGTCTTTGCGTTAATCCGTTCCTTTGCGTTGATAACTTCCTGTCGCGATATAATATAATCTATTGTCTCATTTGACAGAACATTGACGATTTGTCTTTCCATAATAAAAATACGAATAAAAATAAGAATATAATATATACGAATATGAAAATATTATATATTTGTTTATGCCTCGGTCCCCGTAGCATCCACCTTGACCCATGACGACGACTCCGGGCACAAATCGCGCGTATCATGGGATGCGCCTGGACCGAACCAAACACTCGGATAACACACCACCTTCCCCGGGTTCGCATTGAAATACGCACCCCACCAACTAAATGTGCTGTTTGCGATGATATTATGGTCACACACACTCATTAACATCATCTGCTGCCAATCCACGATGGTATCACGGACGAAATGAAACTGGATATCGCGACCATACGCAGGCCCGTCGACGTCGGTCGCGCAACGGTGTTTTAATTCCGCAATGTGCTTGAGAACGATTTCCTTATCACGCAGTTCGTAGAAGACAAGGAATGAATACGCCGAAGGTGCCGAGGCCGCCGTTGAGGCCGCCGAAGTCGCCTCGCTGGCAATAATATGCGAAATAGCGCGATAATAATAATCCACCGCCATCACCGGATGGATGTGTGGATGTAATAGATAATCCCCAATGCGGAAATGCATGCTTACTAATTCGCGGCGCGATTGTTTCGCAGGATTTCCATCCGAGTAATCGCCGCTCCACGATTCGTTTGCGTAAAGTTGTTTTATCAGCGTTTGTTGTTCCCGTAGTTGTAACATATCGCATATCTCTGTGTATTTATCTGCGAAATACTTCTCGCTTTGAAAATAACCGTGAAGACGCAGTGGCTTCAGATATTTCACGGTCTCGGTGGGGGTCGCAGTGTAATGAAACCCGATTTCGTCCCATCGCGGCAACGACTGAAACATTTTCTCGGTCACAGGATTACTGGGTGTGAGATATTGTCGTAATCCGCGCAATAATGTGGTCCAATGTGTATAACGCGGATGTCCAGGATTACCCTCTAATTCCTGTTGCTGCATAAAAAAGAATGTGTCGTGATTGCGAAGAGCTGCCGCGATGACAGCGAATATTTGGAAGAGCTGGTTCCCTAACCCGCCCATAATAGTGGTGGTTATCATTGTATCAACCAACAATACATAATCTATTCTTGTGTATTTAAGCCCGATTGTTTTATTTATAACAGGACATCCCGGAATAAAAACCATAGCGCGTCTTCGTTTGTTTCGTTTATTTTTATGATACAAAAATCGGGGTTCGTGGTTCCGGCATTCATTCCATTCATTCCATTCGTAAACACGCAATGCGCGATAATGTGTTGGTCGTCTTGAATCACCACATTATTCGCAATATAAAGTTCAAGAATTTCTTGAAACCGGCAACACCACCATAACGCTTTTTCGCGCCCAGTGATGTAAAAGCCCCCGCTTAACAAGTGTGCGCGTGGAGAATATACATCTCTCCTTGCCGTGTTTTGAAAATGCTGCGCATAGTATGTATAACATTTATGTAGATTACTCGGCGATATATTACATCCATAGTATACCTTATCTTTATGAAGTCGGTTGATTTTATCTGGATTGGGCCAGTGTTCTCGTATTCTCTCGCGATAAGCGGGATGTGTCGCAGCCGCTCCAGGACCGCCAGATGACAATGTATCGCGAAAATACCCGACATCACACCACCCATAATATTCAGTGTCAAAGTATTGTTTTTCAATGGTCTCTCTTACAAAATGGGTCTTTTCGCACCACAGCATATTGAGACGCCAATCTGCGATTTGTGCGAGTTTACATCCGGGTCGCGCATTGTTTTCCATCCAAAATCTCTCGTATTTATAATTATGAAACTCCGAAAATGGTTTGAGGATGACCTTTATTTTTCGCTGTGTGGCTTCATCCAGCTTCCGTATTTCATCGCAAATGACGTTGTATTCACTTTCACCGGTATAGATAACTAGATAAAACTGGTTCACGACCCCAATAAAATCGCGAAACCAATTCAGATGTTTTTCGTAGCCGTGTCGGTTTTTCATACGATACAAACAAGAACTAAATGTTATGTTTATCATTCTACACTACGCTATACCTATGAAATAAATATTATATAAAAACGAAATAATACTCACTATATACATTACAATGCTTCGTAAGTTTTCCGATATAAAACACGCGATTTACATCAATCTGGATTCGCGGACGGACCGGCGCGAATTATTTGAAAAGCAGTTTGAAGAGCTCCACGGACGATACCCACAAGATTTCACCTTTGTGCCAGTTGCTCGTTTTTCGGCCATAAGGGACGACAAGAACGGCGCGATTGGGTGCACTAAAAGCCATATTGAATGTATTCAGATTGCGAAGAATAATGGGTGGGATCATGTTCTCATTTTTGAAGATGATGCGTTGCTTATCCACCCTGAAGTTCTAGTTCATCAAGTGTCGTCCTTTCTCTCGCGGTTTCGCGATGAATGGGACGTAGTATTGTTTTCGGGGAATAATTATCCGCCATTTAAAATAGAAGCGCCGGACTGTTTTCGGATTGCGAATTGCCAGACGACGGGGTGTTATCTCGTGTGTAGTCGGTATTATGATACGTTACTGCGTAATTTTGAAGAAGGGCTTGTGGGTCTCACTGCGAACCCGGGAAATGCGCCTGTATATGCGTGCGACGCGTATTGGAAAAGACTTCAACGCGCGGACCGATGGTATCTTATTACTCCGGTGTGTGTAATCCAGCGGGCGGGTTATAGTGATATAGAGAAACATGACGTCAATTATGAGAAATTGATGACGGACCTTGTTAAAAAGCCGACACCGAAGCCGACGACGACGATGCGAATGCATATGTAGACACTACCTTGGCGCTATGTGTCCGTCAAATACCGGTCTACGACCCACCACGCAAAATCGCGGTCGCTCGGGTAATGATGCCCTGCCATAATGCGGATATTCGCACACTTGGTAGCGACTTCCATTATCGCCTGGGTTTTGGCGGGAAATTTCCGCGCGAGTATTTTCGCTAAATAATAGGTCTGAACTGCGTGACCCGATGGGTATGCGGGGGTTGATGCGGAATCTGACCGTAACAGAGTTCCATTCGCTTCATTGATGAGTTCTGGTGCGATTTGTGCGGGTCGGGCGCGATTATAGAACCATTTCAGCATTTTCGTTATGAAGATGACTCGGGTGTTTGTGATAAGGTGGTCCATTTCCGTGACGGACATTTCGTCTGGTGTAATAATCGGGCTAAACGCTGCGGCGGGGTTCATATCCGTAAGCCGGAAGAATGCGACATCGCTTGGCATTCGCTTCATTATATATTCGGTGACGACGGTGTGGATTTCTGCGCGGCCGTCTGGGAATGCTTTCCCGATTCCCGATATCGTGATATTGAACGACGGATACCACCAATAATACCGCGTGGGTTGGACGAGGAGAACGATAACATACACAATGGCTAAAGCCACGAAAATACGGAAACGGTCGGGGTCGCGTTCCACGATGTGATAATGATACGCATTGAACCGTTCACGCAGTTCGGTGACGGCTCCGCTTTCTTTTTTAGGTGGGGGCAATCCCACCCAGGACCGAAACTCATTGACTCCTGGTAGAACGACCATTGCGGTAATATATACTAGTTGAAGCATATATTACGGGGGAATGCGGAATGCGGAATGCGTGAGTGGTAGCGTAGCGCACGTCGGATATTTAGACGCGAAGGGGGGTAGGGAAGCCGACGAGGTTGGCGCCGATACCGAAGCCGGCACCAGTCCTGGCGGAAACAGCCAAACTGGGAACATAGGTGTCCAAGATGCTGAAGGTAGCGGCAGCGGTGAGGGCAATCAACGCGACCTCATCAAACGACAAACTGCGCTTGGGAATGGCGTAAGCGGCGATAGCCACCATAATACCTTCCACCAAATATTTAATGGTTCTCTTCACGAGTTCGCCTAAATCAAAAACTCCAGACATTTTGATTATTTATTATAAATAATGTTAAGAAATTAATATTTACAACAGTTGTGCGTTAAATCACTTAAACAACTATAATGTAGTATATTATACATTCCATTCCGCTCCATTTCATTCCGCTCCATTTCATTCCGCTCCATTTCATTCCGCGATGTCTACTCCTTCCGGTGTTGAACTCAAGCATACCAATACCGGTGTTGTTAATCCTAAATATATTGATTTGTTAGAGGAAGACAAGCCTATCGCAGGTCAGAAGTTCGCGTGTCTCTCCTTCGTGTCACCAGAACACATTTTGAAGCAGAAGGACCATTTCTTCTTTGAGAAGTTCCTTCATTATTGGGACTATCAAAAGTCAATGGAGAAGTTCGTCCAGTTTCTTAATTTCGTCTCATTTAAACACCACGTGAATTTTGATAAATTGACTGCGGACTTTCAGGAGTTTGCTAAAGAAGAGAAGGAAACGCTTCAGAAGACGAATATCTATGACGAGTATAAGACCTTTTTGGACAAGCACGAGGACGACCTTGATGCCGAATTCAACGAGAAGCATAATTTCCAGACAACCGTGCGTGGTTTGAAGGTGCGGGGCGTGTTCGGTTCACAGAAAGAGGCCGAGTTGCGTTGTCAGATGTTGCGTGAGGTGGACCCCAACCACGACGTATTTGTCGGACCTGTCGGATTGTGGGTGCCTTTTCACCCAGAGGCGTATAAGACTGGTCGGGTAGAGTATATGGAGGAGACATTGAATCAGCTTATGATGGAGAAGAAGAAGAACGAGGAGCAAGCCAAGACCGAGTTTGAGAAGCGTGTCAAGGAGACGAAGACGAAGGCGATTCAGGAGAATATGAAGTTGGCGAAGGAGAGCGGGAACAAGCTCACGCAGATGTTGGCGAAGGATGGCGAGACCTTGGTGGATGCGAAGCCGAAGGAAACGAGCGCAGCGAGTGCGAGCGAGGGCGTCGGTGGCGGCATTTGGAACGCGGGTGACGACTCTGCTTCCGTGACAATGACAGTGGAAGAGATGCGCAAGGAACTGTTTGAGAGCGATGACGTCGTTATGGATAAGAATAGCGACCACGGGTTGTCGCGGTTGGCGAGTGCGGGAGCGAAGGAGATGGATAACGTTGATTAGTATTTGAATATTCTAAATGAAAACAAAGGTCATTATTACTACTGAAGTAATAATAATGTCACATACGCTATAGTATGTTATCTACCATTTCTTGGTAAATGTAACATTGGCATTC